TATCCAAATTTCTCAAAGATGCTTGCAAACTTTGTGAATAAACATCCTTTAACCATCTAAATTCTTCTTGTTTTTTAAGTTTTGTTAATTTTTTAATTAAATCAAAACAAGATAGATTTGCCTTATCTTGTTGATATTGTTTGGTTTTTTGTTCCAAACCCCAATTATAAATAAAACGTGTAGTCCCAAAAAACTGCTCTAGTTTTTGGGCTTGCTCTTTATTTGGATAAATTCTATATTTATACGATCTAATCATATATATTATACTACACCAAACTTATTAGCACCACTATTATATCATTATATTTTTTCAAAATTCATCCCACGACTAAAGCCATGGGTTTTCTTTTAGTTCTATCATAAATTAGATTGATCTTAATCATCAATTCTTAAATCCAGGGGGCAATTCCTGCACTTCGTATGATTCGTACTGAAATAGGCTTTTTTTAATGCAGGTTTTGTCGTACTTGCCGTCCAAAGTCTTGGTGAAGACCCCTAAACATGGGGTATCCGCTAGAACCGAGCACTCGATTTTTGCCTTGCCAAATTCCAGCTCATCCTGTGGAGTCCACACGTTAGTCAGATTTTCGACATGAGGCTCTGCGCATACCAGGATGAGCTTAAAAATAACTTTTGGTGCAATCATTTCCTGTCTCTCTTTCTGCCCTGCCCCAGTCTCATGACCATGGCTGGGTAATTATTTTCCATCTGCCGTTTCATAAATTCATTGCAGTAGTATACGTTGCTATTTTCGTCCCAATATTTGCTTGGGGCAGCTACTTCTGGTTTGTATTTGGTTCCGTATATGCAAGATGTCATTATTGTGCTCCGTATATCTTCTTCGTGCTGCGCTCTTATATGGTCCATATCGTAGACGGTTTTTGTAGTTAAATGCGTAACCATAAGAATATTAAGCGCTAAAATTAATACTGTCACAAAAAAGATTACCATCATTGATAGTCTAGTTAGCATTTACGATCCGCCGATCTAATGGCCATTACCATTTTCTTTGTAAGATCATTTGTTTGAGCCAAATTTAGCCTAATAAAATCCTCAGTACTTCCTATTTGTTCGCCCGGTATGTAAGTGACCCCAACCCTGTCAAAAAGCTCACGTATTGAGCTATCTGTTTGCATATAAAAGAACATCCCATTATCCGGAACTTTTGTCCCGGATAGATATTCCAGACCCGTCATAAGCTCTCTATTGGAGTCCACAGTTGAGGCCGCGTTCTTAAAGAAGCAATCCATGTTCGTCTCAGAAATAATTTTTATAGCAGCAATCTGGGAGGCTCCGCTAACTCCTAAAGTTTCAGAGTAGATCTCGTGGGCTATTGCAATGTCCGCAGGCTTTTTAGTGATTTTATTGACAGTATTATCGAAAGCAATCCAACCCAATCGAATGCCAGGTATGCCCAGCATCTTGCCAATGCTTCCTACATAAAAATCATGAGCTGGCTTAAAATATAAGTTTTTACAGTAAATGTCATTATGATAAACCCCATCCCAAATTACATATTTGGCCATAGTGCTGGCCGATCCATCATCGGCTCTGATTTTGCCCTCTGGGTTAGATGGGGAATCAATAAGGCGAATGTAATCAAGGCCCGGCAAGCTGCCACTTATGCGAAAATATCCGGCTCTTTCGGCCATATCGGCGTAGTGACTGAAATAGGGGGACTCAAAAGAGATAGCAGTTAAATTAGTGTTTTTTATTTTAGTTAGCGTTGGCCGAAGGGCTCTAAGCAAAGTATTTATGGCGTGCTCTGCACCTGCGGTAACGAATACGTGGTCATAGCATTTACCAGCAAATCTGCTAATCAGTGTTTTTAAATGAGTGACTAGCAGTGCGTTGCCAGTTTTATGTTGATAATATAGATCTGAAATTTCCAGCTCTACTCTTCCACTGCCGCGAATTGACTTAAGCAGTGACCTTATGCCAGGAGAGTCCCCAAATCCAAAGTCAAACATGGCCCCACCTACATTCCTCGCCAAACCGCCCGCAGCTTATCATAAAGCTCGCCAGACCCCTGAGGAAGCTCAGGGGCGCCTTCTAGTGAAGACTTTAGCTCTTCCAAATGCTCTGTGTCATTCTTATCTGACATAGATAGCTCTCCTATGGCGCGAAGGGCCTCGTTTTTAGTCATGCGTTCCTTGTCTAACTCGACGCAGATGATGCACATATACTATTTTCTTGCCTCTTTGGCGTTTGGCGAAGGCCTAAGCGGAATTGTTCCTCTTTTAGTGGCCAGCGCAATCAGGCGATCCGTTTCTTCAAGGTTAAACCCGACTACTGAATCAACCGCCGATCCGCCATCAAAAAGAACTAGTACGGGTACGGCTGGCAGCCCAATACCATTGGAAACGATATCTACTTTTGCGAGCAGAAGCTTACCGCTAAGCTGCGGCTGCCTCTTTACCAGTTCTGCTTCGAGTTGTTTGCAGTAGCCGCAGAAATCGGCATAAAACAAGACCAGTACCAGAGTCTTGGACTGCTTTAGTATTGATTCTGCGTTGGCATTAGTAATTTCAGTCAGCTGAGCCCGACTCAACTGTGGAACTAGCAGTGCCATCATCGCCAGCGCTGCTGCCGACTTCTTGATTAGATTGAGCATTCGATTCTCCTTGTTTTTCTGACTCCGACGCCATTTTGGCTTCCAAGTCTCTTTGCTCTTTAATAATAAACATCCTAGTGGCGACTTCTTCCAAGGTTAGCGGAACCCATCGCTTTGCTTTTTTATTTTCAGTATCCTGGATCAGCTCGCCCTTTTTGATTAGTTTTTCCCAGGCTCTGCTGTTGCCAAATACTTCTTTAGACAGGTCGCTCAGTGTCTGCTTCATATCTGGGGTCAGTTCCCAAACGGACAATCCAGCTACTGGCGTTAGAATCTCAGATCGTTTAGCGGATGTTTGGTCAGACATATCATGTCCTTTCTATTATTTATTAGATCGCATTTTCATGGTTATGCCTTGCAAATGGTCGATCTCGTGCTGAATACAGATAGCGGTGATGCCTACATATGTATTATGTCTCAAATTGCCATTCGAGTCAAAAAATTTAACGCGTATTAATGAACTTCTTGTGACTTGGCAGGACTCCCCAGGAAATGACAGGCATCCTTCATCGAAAACGCTCTTTTTATCAGAGCAATAAGTGATTTCTGGGTTAAACATTACCGTTGCTGGAATCCCGTGCTTGGGGTCCGATTGAATCGTAGATATAGCTATTATTTGTACATTTCGTCCAACTTGAGGGGCCGATATGCCAATGCCCCCCTCATAAATCATCGTTTCTACCAAATCTCTGACAAACGCCACTTCATGCGCAATCTTGGCCGCCTCAATTGGCGTACTTTTTATTAAAAGTCTTGGATCAGGATGCAAAACCAGCGGCAATCTCATTTTGTATTTACCGATCTAGGTTTATTCGCCTAATCTATCAATTATCAATGGGCCATTGTTTACTATAAATTTAGACATGCCATATATCTGGCCATATCTATCGGAGAGCGCACGGATACCCTTTTGGAAGGCTCTCGCCTCATCCAGATCATCGAAATCAACAAAGGATGCCTCGTTGCTTCCGATGGGCTTAGCCATTAATTCTGGTACAACGAATTCGTTAGTCTGTACACTCCATATTACTCTGTATCTTTTCATTTTAATTTACTCCCCATAATATTATTTTTTAAATATTTTAGTTTATTTTTTATAAAAACATGGTTGTTTAGCTGCCTATTTGCGGGACTTGGATGAGGCATTTTAATGTGTGGGATATTGTTTGCCAAGAGTATCTTAGAGGCCTTATTGCCGAGCGCAACGATTGTGTCATTATTTCTGTAATGCTTCAAAATCCTGGCAATCGCCCCTACGTCTGCCATTTCTTGCGAAATAGCTCGCTCACTAGAACTGACGACTGTACAAAGATTATACATTTTATGATGCAGGGGGCTTTTTACTTTTTTGTCTACTTCAACTTGCCACTTGGCCAAGTTTTTGCCGCTAGGAGACCCTACAAAAGCAGTCTCTGGAGTCGTGTTCTTGGGCGAAGGATTGAGGCCAACCCAAACTATGGCTTTCATTTCTTCACCTCCGTTAAGTTTTTATATCTTAAATTGCATTGATTGTTATGCAGATTTTCATATCCTGGAAGAGCCCATGCACCACATGTGCATCCACCAGTTTTCATTTCCAAAAGATTGCAATAGAAATCATAATTTTTCATGAAATACAGCTCTTCACTTACCAGCAATGTAATCATTTCGTTTTTATCAAGGCTCTTCATGGTTTTAGTTGAAACCGATTCGTTAACCTTATACCTATTTTTTTCATCTATAAAAAAAGCTAAATACTCGTCTGGCACAAAGGGACGCCGCCATCTAAAAACCTTTGAGACATTTTTGTCCCAATTATTCATAAAATATTCGGCGTCAGATCTTAGCATTTTCTAGCTTTTTTGCAGCTTTTGCTACTTTTAGTTTGCGTTGAATCTCGGTCTCCGTATTCACTTCAAATCTTCTAACTGCGGCTGGACGGAAAACTACATTTTTGTCCATAAAATTATCTACTACTTTAATGAACTGTGCCGGAACCGAGATAGAGGGTCTCCCCGGCAAGTCTACTATGGTGTCCGGAACTAACACTTCTTGCTCGCCAGCCAGCTCTCGAAACTGTAGCGTGAGGGCGTCAAGCTTTTCATACAGAGGCCGCATAGAATCAATTTCTGCTTTTGCTTTTGCGATTTCCAGAGCCAGATGCTCTAGGCTTTGACTTGGATTGTGCGCCGGATGACTCATTATTGCTCCTTTGTTGATTTTTTAATAATACAATGTCTGCCTTCAATTTGTCAATCTCCGTATCAATATCATCCATTCTTAATGATGCGGACATCGTGGCTGAATCATTAAGAAAACGGAGACTTCGGATCTCCCTCATAAAGGTCCCCAAAAGCATCCATTTGCCCAATAATAAGGCTGCAGAAGCGGCCACAACCAAACCGGCTAGCATATCATTATCGAAGTAGTTCACTTTATTTCTCCTTTTTGTCTTTCTGTTTCATTTCCTCGCATCTTTGCCTTAGTATGCGGTTAGTGGCTAAAGCGGTGGCCTGAGATGTTCCGGTCATGTACTGCGGCTTGTTCAAGTGGTTATACCCCAAAACTGCTTCGCCTATTTCCCAATACATTCCAAATATTCCGAAATTAGAGCTTTTAAATCTTTGATACGCATTAAACTTGTTAGGTGGGAGGCCCAAGGCCCCAACTATTACCATATTTTTTAATTGATAATTAGCTGGGTAATATGGATATATTTTAAGATCTGACCCCTCGTTTCCCGCTGCAGTTACCAATATTATGTCATTCTCCTGAAGCTTTTCTATAGCCAGTCTCTCTTCCTCTAGGGAATCCGGTCCGCCAGCCGAGTAGTTAACTATATCTACATTAAGCTCCAAAGCCTTCTGGAAACACGCAATGCTGTTGTCTAAATTAATTTTCGTAATAGCTTTAGGATCATAAAATTTGCAGGCTATAACGCGAACTTCTGGGCAGACCAAAGAACTAAAATGAACTTCCCCGTCCTTTCTCATGGTACCGGCTCCCCCGACAATTAGGGACGTTACATGAGTTCCATGGCCATGCGTGTCTACATCTTGAATTTGAACGGGCTTAACCAAGTATGGAGATATGACGGGGTTATTAGGCGTTACGCCAGTATCAACAACCATTACTGTGATGGACCCCTTAGTTGGCCTGAGCTTAGGCGGAGAGTGGCGGTGCTGCCAGACATCGCCATGAGCTGTTTTCATAGTAAGCGCCATAAGAATCATTATAGAGGCTACTATGAAAAGCACTGTATTTATATATGTTATTCTGCGCAGGAATTTCTTTAGTGCTGCTGGCGTATTAAAATTAAACATAGCCCTCTGACAGCTCCCACGACTAAAGTCATGGGGTTCCTGCTTCATAGCTCCAACTACCGTTGATCGCTCCACAGGCTTTATTTATACTTGGAGGGCTGACCTCTCCTCCAAGTTTCTGTTTTAATACAACATTCTTCATTATATTGAAGACTTTTGTCTTCAATGCATAAATTAGTGATTTGGTTCTCTGTCACTAATTTATACATCACTTTGAAGAAACTTATTATATATTACCTTGTTTCAAAATTCATCCCACGCCTAAAGGCATGGGCTTTCTTTTAGTTCTATCATAATAGCACTATTTATTAATGGAAGTCAAGGCTGGTTTCGCGTTTGTAGTCGATTTGTGCCAGCTTGGTTAAGCAGGCGTGTATTAATTTGTCGTATTTACCGTCTTTTATAAAAGCTGGGTCAAAATTAAGGCTGGCCCCAATCATGTCTTCGTCTGTTAAGAGGCCGCCAGAGGTTACGGAAGAGACTACCATTTCTAAGACCGTTTCGTCGTCCCAAAAGAGCTTGCCCTTCATTAGAGGGGCATTAGGAGGTATATCGTAGCGGTACCGTATATCTTTAATTTTCCGAGCCAAGGACTCGGCGAATTCTTTAGACACCCTAATTCCGGTGCTTTTAAGCTCAGACATTAGTCGATACCCACTCTAAATAAGCATTTTTTGCATTTAATTATTCCATCTGAAGTGAGCCATTCGTGTGGCGGACATTCAGATTTTTTGGCAGAAAGCTCTTCTGCAATCTGCTCTTCAATTGCTTTAGTCGTTAGATAGCGGCTAATAATGATTAACATTAGGGGCCCCATAAGTAAAAATGCCTCTTCCCAGGAGATCCCGAGAATCATCATGATTACGGAGCCTATTATCGGTATGGCTATGAAACTCAGGCCCATTATTCAGATTTTACAGTTTTAGTCACTTCCTCAGACGAGGCCGCCAGGTTTCTGGCAGAAAGGAACCTGAAGGCAGAATTATGGCGGGCCCTATTTCGAGACGTGCCGGTCTTTCTGCTTCTCTTGCCTTCTCGCATGCGCTCTTCTCTTAGCATTACAATTAAATTTTTCCCCTCTTTCAGGAGCATTTCATAATTAATGCTTCGAGATTCTGGTGAAGTTATATTGCCATTTTCGTCTTTAGTGGCCTCTGAGACTGTTGTGGCCAACGTCTTAAGTAGTTTAAAATTCTTAGTGCCGATTTGGCCCCTAAGTACCTCTAATTGAGTTTTGAGCTTGCGCCTTCGATTCGACTCTTTTTGCATATAAAAAGACCACACCTTTTGTGATCTCTTTTGATTCCGTCGAATATTTTTTATCTGTCTAGCGGTTTTATTGGTAGCCGTATCAGTAGCCGCTGTGGCAGTCTCTGAACTTGCTGCAGTAACCTCTGTGGTCGCCTGCGCATCAGATTGTGTTGTAGCTTCGGAATTATTGCTGTTTATTTCCATCTGGAATCTCCTTATTATTTTCACTGACAGCTCCCACGACTAAAGTCATGGGGTTCCTGCTTCATTGCTCCAACTACCGTTGATCGCTCCACAGGCTTTATTTATACTTGGTAGGCTGCCCTCTCCACCAAGTGTTCGCATTAATGCGAATTGTTTATATTGTTTGCTGCTAGTATGTCCCTATCATGGGTAGTACCACATTATATATTATACTACACCAAACTTATTAACGCCACTAACATATTATTAAGTTTTTAAAAATTCATCCCACGACTAAAGTCATGGGTTTTCTTTTGGTTCTATCATAATACTCAATTTATCGGCCTCTGTCAAGTCAACGGTCACATTTGGATCGGCCTCCTCTTGTGGAGGTGCGTTCAATGTAATATTTTCCACATCAAATGGCAGCTGTATCCGCTCGAACAACTTAACTACTAATTTCTTCATTTTTGCCGTATTGCTTTTTTGGCCTAAGTGGGCCTGCCTTATTTTTCGTAAGTTCCCCCGCTTTTTGGGCAAAATAAGCTTATCGGCCAGCCCCAGTGCAATGGTTTCCTCAGCCGTCAGCCATAGGTCCCTTTTAGCTACTGCATGCCAGAAGCTTTTTGGCATTCTAGAATTATTGGCATATATGGACTCTAAGTGGTCCTGCAGTCTCTTTTCATTGTCAACGGTAATGACTAGATCAGTATGTGAGCCCTCAAGCGCACTCGAACCGGCGTGAATTAAGATCATGGCATTTGGGTACAAGTACCTTTCATCGCATACAGCCATAATCCAGGTCGCTGAGCTTGCGATTGCGCCCCCACCAAAAAATTTAATTTGGCACGCACAAGAAAGGATCACGTCCATGAGGTACAGCATGGCTGTGGGGTCGCCTCCATAGGAATTCATGTGAATTTCTATTGGCTTATGCGGCGCGTCTGAAGCCATTTTGTGGATTGCTCTTACTGCCAATTCTACCGAAGCCTGCGTAAAATCCGTCGTATCATCCGGATCTCCACTGAGATGCTTTCCGAAGAATATTCTTCGCCGCGCCTCGTCGATGCCGCTCATTAAGCTCTCTTCTGTGTAAGCTTTAATAGTGCTCATTTAATCCTCGTCAAAAAAGCCCATTTTTTGTCGCTTTTCAAACCCCGCTTCAAACTTGGCCCTGTGCTCAATCATTTCTTTAACAACTTGATTAATTGTTTTGTCATGAATTCTAGTCCTGACAATAATCTCTTTTAAGTGGGCGATACTGAGCTTGTCTGCCCCCTTCATTTTAAGAGCATTTTTTTCTTCATCCGAAAGTAGCCTTTTGGCAATAAACTCTAAAAGAGCTATTTTTTGCTCCAGTGGAGGAGGTGGCATATCAATAAGCTCATCGAACCGTCCCGGCCTGTCAGCCAGGTTGGATAGCAGTTTTTGCGGAAAATTAGTCGTTGCAATAATAAAAGTTGGCAATCTGAATACTACATTAACTCCATCAAGAAGCTGCAAGATCCCGGAGCTTACTTCGCGAACCCGACTTGACACCTCTTCTTCAGATCCTCCGATATCTTCCATAATTAAAACGACCTTAGTTACGTCTTTTGTATAGTCGGCGGCGAAGCTTAGAAATTTGGAAACTACCTCTGAGCTAATCTCGGAAGTTGGCCAAATCAGAACGGTTACCCCCGGATCTTGAGATATTAGGTCGTTCACTGCTTTTTTGATAGAAAAGGTTTTGCCTGTTCCTGGTTCACCGTATAGCAAGATTGCTCGCTTCTTTGGCAGCTGAAGTTCCTCATATATATGAAGTTTGCCATAAAAACTCTCCAGCTCTTTTTTTATTCGAGCCGTATTATCTACTGATTCCAGAGCATTGCCCGTTTCCATTTTTGTAGGTATCAAAGAAATGCCAACAGAATTCTTAAGTATAGTGAATACGCCGGGCTTTACAGTTACTTTGGGTACCATGTCCTCTTCGGGCTCAATAAAATCAAATTGAAGAATTGTATCGTCGTTTGTAATGCACAGATCAGAAGTGGGGAGATCTTCGCCTATCTGCAAGTCTTTAATTTGTGTTATTTTTTTAACTTTAAACGATTTTGAGGTTTTAGAGCTAACAGACATTTTATTCACCGTTGTGTTTTATATTTTATTAAGCGTTTTTCAAAATATAAGCTTTAATTCTTATTTAGTCGGAACCATCAATAGGATCGTGTGTATATAAATTAAGATTCGCTATCGGATCACCTATTGCATCATCCAGATAGCTAATTTCAAATTCAAAACCGTTTAAAAATCTATCTATAAGATAGTAATCGTTTACTCCAATAGCATCAAATGAAAGAGAGGCCTGATTAGAGCTATCTAGCTCTTCTCCGCGATAAGTAATTGGGATAACTCTACTCTTCCGTTTGTTCATCCGGCACCACTTTAAAGCCTTTATTTTTTAAATAAACCAAAACTGCAGTAGTCCAAGAATATTCTACCAGATATTCGCCCCCGAATAAACTGCCGGGGGTCTGCATGTAGACATTTAGTGCGGTCTCTTTAAGGCTGGCTTGCCCAATAGAGCCCTTATCTATTGCCTTCTTTATTTCAGCTATAGTCGCCATTTCATGATGCGTAAATTTAATAGGGCTCCACCGGTTCATGTTAAAATTCCAGCCCTACGGATACTCCAAAATTGGACCCGGTTGTGCTCCAAGCCCCTACAAAAATTGGGCCTGCAATACGGCGCTCCACGCTAATGCCATATACTGGACTAGAATTTTTTTTCAAGTAGCTTGTTTCTACCAACCCAGACACCTTCCATTGAGGTTTGGCATTCTGCACAATCTTGGACTCCCTGCTTGCTTGATCTCGGCTTCGCTCCGTTTCGGACTTGTCCTCAATGCGCCGCTCTTCTTCAATTGTTCCGTCTGGCCGAGTTATCTTTTTTTCTACGTAAACCACGTCCTTCTTGACTACTTCGACCTCTTTAATAACCTCTTCTTTAAATACTTCAACTTTTTCTGGAGCCAAGTATCTACCCAAGGCCGCGCCCAGGGCAAAAAGGATAAGGCCAATAAGTGACATTTTAAGTACTTTATTCATATTACACCGTCTTTCCCTTCACAATTTCATGGTTTCTGTTTGGATCTAAAATAAATTGATTAACAAAATTATTATAATCTTCATTATCGTTAATTTCGCCCGACTCAATCTTACAGAGCAGATCGTTGACTTCGCTCGATGGCCTTACGCGGTTATCCGCCTGCCCCCAGGAAGCGAGCATTCTGAATTCTCCAGTATCTAACGCATGACCCCTATTTTTATAAGGGAAGTCCGGCAGCATCCTTATCTTGTAGTCAACCAATCGCTTTTTTAGGGCGTTCTCGGGATCTGGTAGATAGAAATTGCAGTCCGGTGTAAACATTTCTTTATCGCCGTGAGTCAATGTGCAGGCATACGCGGTACGAGTTACAACTGCAATGTCAGTAATATCATTGCGAGACTTTGTGATAGATAGTCTAGCCAAATTTAAAACCTTATCCTCTGGGCTACGATTCAACGTAATGATATTCCCCATGTTTTGGGCAATGCCATACGACTCATCCACCAAATCCATGCCGATCAGCTGGTCACTTTTTACTTTGCCGAGATTTTGCTTGAGTCCTTCGCGGTTAGTCTGAATGGCCACAAAGCAATGTACGTCTAGATTAATTGCTATGTGATTAAAAACGTCGTAAACCTCAGCAAGCTCTGTCCTGTACATTTCGGCATTTCTGTTGCGAGTTTTTAATTTTTTAGGATAATCATCTACGATAAGGTCGTAGCCTTTCCCAGTAGAGGTAATCAGGTCGTTGTGCCTTTTCTCGATCTCCTGCGCCACGTCTTCTATATACATACCAGAAATCTTACTATACGGGATATAGGTCAGGTGCTGGTCAATATAGAATGCCGCCGCATTAATGTCCTTTTTAAACTGCGGATCTTCCAGGCTCTTTGGGTTAGAGAGGGTATTTTTGGATACTCCTAAAAACGCTGCGAGCATCTTGCGGCGTAATTTTTTAGGGTTATCTTCATGAGTTAGCCAAAGAACTTTTTTGCCCTGCTTTATGGCGTGCCTAGCAATCGTAATCATGAACGAGCTTTTCCCCTGATTCACAGGGGCCATAATTGCAGTGGTCTCGCCCTTAAAGAGTCCGCCTCCAAGCGCGAAATCTAGTTTCCTATTTCCCGTGGAAATAGCGCCCGAGGATTCTTTCAGTTCGTCTGCGAGCCATTCTTGTGGATGTAAGAACGACATTACCTGGGCGTCATCCTCAAAAGAGGCTTCTTTAATTAGGTTGATTCGCTCCTTAGTCCAGCTGTATGCGTCATCAAGACCAGATGAGCGGTATTTTTGGGCCGCCCCTTCGATTGCTTCTTTGAATAGACACAGCCGGATAAACCCCGTAAGCTGTTTTTTGACCTTCCCCAGATCAAAGCCCTTCACGCCAGCTTGCCATTCGGCTTTCTGTAGAATAGCTCGGTACTTCTGCTGGTCCGATTCGCTTTGAAGCAAGAAGAAGCGTTCATTCATAAGCTCTTCGGCTGACCGGACCGCCACATTATTGGCCCTGTAGGATTTCTGCATTTGCTCAAAAATGTTCGCTATGAGGGGATTAGCCGTGAACCATTGTGGCTTTAACTTGTCGTTACACTGTATAAAGAACTTGTAATCATTTAAACAGTGCCCAATTATAGATTCTTGAAACGCCTCATTGAAAGGCAATGCTATATCTTTATCGTTCTGGATAAGGGCCATTAAAACAACCTCTTAGTATCTAATTTGATATCCCATTCGCCCGTGCTTAAGGCATCCTGAAGCATTACAGACTCACCAAAAGCTTTCTCGCACTCCTCATAAGTGCAGTCGCCAAAATCATCTCTATGATCTGGGACGGGAATTTTATAGCATTCCACGCCAAGAGCACTCATAGAATATCTAATCTTATCGTTTTTGTCAAACGCATCCCTATCAAGAGCCAAGTATAGCTTCTTAATTCCCGCATTCGCTAGTAATTCTAACTGAGCGCGACTCACTTCTTTTCCCATGGACGCGACGAATCTTCCGACTTTAGCGAACTTTAGCGCAGATACCGGCCCCTCTGCTAGAATTGCAAAGTCTGACTTCAGTATATTATCATAAAACATAAGACTTCGGGCCTTCCATTCTCCAGGTAGATTATACATCCGGTAAGCCTTATCCACTTTATCAATAGCGCGTCCCTGCCATCCATACATTTTTTTATTCATAATTACAGGGAATATTACTCTGCGCATATTTGGCGAATAACCTATTCCGTATTTTTTTATAGTAGCCAAATCCAGTCCACGTCCCTCCAGGTAGGATAGTCCCGCATTAAATTCGGGCATGCCGGGGAGCGCCAGGTCGGCTGGAATTTGCTCTGGTTTTAACGGCTGCAATTCTGTTCTGGCTGTGTCCGTGCTGATATCGAGCTTAACGTCTAAAGATTCATGTATTTGGGGCACATCTCCAAACAGCTCTTCCTTACATTGCTTGATGCTGAGATTGGTCAGAAGGCTGAGAGCGTAAACCGCTGTGCTCCCAGGAGATGGGCATTGACCAGGATTTCCTTGCTTAAAGCAGGCGGCTCTGCCATCCTTTTTTTGAATATATAACTTCTTTTTGCCTGAGCAGGCTGGGCAGTCGAATAGAAAACTTCGCGCCGTCTCTTGCTCGGGTACTATTTTATATTTTTCAAAAAATAGCCTGAGCTTGTTTTCCATCGAACACCACGTATAATTATATCATTTTAAGTAATATCTTGCTGTTTAATTTTTTCAATAAGCTGGCTTGCAAGAGCCTCGTCCGCCTTAATGGCATTGGCAAAGTCCTCGAATCCTCGCCATTTATACTCGCCAAAAATGTAGGTGACGTTGTTGGGTCGCTCTACGATGCCCATATTCTTGGCCAGTTCAGCCACTTCCAAATGATGGTCAACGAGACCGTTCTGGTATGAAAGATTTACTTCAATAGCCCTGTTTTGTGGACCTAAAGAATTTTCTTCCATCTTTACACGAATTGCGTGTCCAGTTTGGATGGGATTTCCGGAGCCGTCTTTCTTATCTGTATCAAAAACCTTTGTATCTTTAGATTCGATTTTTTGACACAGCATCCAGTACTCGACCGAATGCTTTAAAGCGAATCCTCCTGGGATTACATATGGACGGTATTTGGAAGTATTGGGGTCCATATTCGCCCTAACGTGTTGACACAAGATGGTGTAGATGCCGTGCTTACGGATAACTGGCAAGATAGCTTTCATGCCGCGTGCCAAATAGGCAGCGCCGTCACCTATCAGCAGGTTAGTAGTGGACTCCGCATTTGCTTCTTTTGGATACTTAATCATCGCAAGAGAGTCAATAATAATCATCTTAATCGGGGCACCCTCCTGGAGCATCGCCTGCACGTCGTCAGCAATAAAATCAAAAATCTCCTCTGGATTGTTGGTAGAGTAGGAGACGATTCTGCTCATGTCGATCCCGAACTTAGGGGCCCAAGTTGTTACTGTTTCTCTGTATTCTGTATCAAAATGAAGCACGATAGCATTAGGGTCGTCTCTGTGCAGCTGTGCCGCAAAATCTAATGAAAACAAAGATTTACCAGATTTGGCTGGGCCATAAATCATTGCAGTATATCCAGGCTTAATCCCATGAGCTTTGCCAAACAAGTAATTAATTCCAGGACTAGAAGACTTAGCCACTACTTGTTTTCTGTTTACTGACTCCTCATAGTCTACTGCTGCAGCATGTTTTTTAAGCTGATTAATCCATTTATTTACGCTACTCATTGACGCTCTCCCCCTGTATTCGGGTCGTTAGGTAATTTTAGATAAATATCGCATATTTTTTTAGTACTGTATAAAGCTTCCCTAAGCTCATAATATGTATTTGTAAAGAAAGTGAGCATCGCAGTAAGATTGTCCAGTCTCTCTTTGGCGCCAACAACATCTGGATCTAGATTTACTACGGCTTCCCGCAGGTCTGCCGTGGACTTCATATTCCTTGCTGCAAGCATTGCATCCGCCCTATCCAGGATAGCAACAGCCTTGGCCTCTCTTAGCGATGCCTCCGCATATGATTTTTCTAGCTCGATTAGCGAGATTAGCTTGGATGTGGTGTGCATTGCCATATTAAAAGTAGCCATTAGATCTGGGGATGTTATGGCCGTAGCCCGCCTCACCTGATCGATTTGATTAACGGCATCATAAATTGGCGTTGCATTAAAAGCAATTGGAGAACCGGTTCCCCGGCCTCGGGGAACCTCAAGCATCTTCTGTTCGCCTATTAATGAGCTAGACGCGTTTTTCATTACTTGTTATTTCCTGACAAAAACATATCTACAACGCTTTGCGACGACATCGGCTGTGCTACCGCAGTGGCGGCTACTGGCGCAGATAGTCTTCCGGCTGTAGCTACATTAGTTGTTTGTGCAGGAACAGCCAAGCTGGCTGCCTCTTCTTCACCGTCAGCCTCGAACTCATCTGGAGTGAGGCTTTCGCGAGACTCTTGTGGAGCCGCGAATACTCGGTCTATAGTATTAGGATCGAGAGTGGCAATGAGTGACATCTCTTCTTCTGTAAAGGTTCGGTGCATAGTCTTTAGATCGAATGCTTCTTTTTCCATGCGAGCGACCACAGTATCATCAATTGGTGCCATTGCCATTTCTGAAATTAACCGGCCAGTATTGGGATCTTTGTAAGATCGCTGCAGAGGGACAACCTCGTACACTGTCTTGCCTTTTTCGTCTTTGTATCGCTTAAAATCAAAATATACGCCGTTATTTGGACCCGGATTGATCGGATCAACGCCCATAGAAGCAAGTTCTTCTAGGCGTTTCTTTAGGCTTTGGAATGCAGTATATCGAATCTTTAGTACGCCAATCTCTCCTGCCTGGTTGATGACATTCAGATAATAGCCACGGTCAAGTGACAGCGACTGAACCATTTTTTTGCGGTTTTCAAGCACGGTTGGATCTGTATTGGGATCTGCTGCCATTGCCTCTACTGACTTGCTAAGTGCTTCGACTTTGTCAAAAAGCGGGCATCGCGTAATAATACTGCCGTCTCGACCCTTTTTCATAATTGTTGGAACTGGCCGCTTCCCTTTTGTGGACTGTACAAAAATTACTGCGCGATAGAAGGCGATTTGGCCACTGTCTTTAAGTGAGCCAAAAGGCGGAAGAATGCGATAGACATTGCTGCCTGGCTGTACGTTAAAATACTTCTTTTTAACGTATGTGGGACGGTCAACTTTATTTGGATCATACTTACCAATAGACATCTTATACTCCTTGCCGCTTTGGGCGTTATTTAGTGTGTCTTAAAATAAGAATATTATTAATTTGTTTTAGAGTCAACTTTTCTTTTTTTGGATAATGAGCCCACAATAGCTTTTAGCACGGCATCTGGCGTATCCTCTTCCGAAACTAGTACCTTGCCGTTCCCGCCATTAGAAGACACTGTCACCACTCTGCTCATAACGCTAGATAATTTTGATGCTGTAGACATATTAGCATTTGTGATGACTACCGCCATCCGATCGGCAGATAAATTGTTTAAAATCAACTGCTTAATCTGGGCATTAAGGTAGGCAAATTCAAAAGAGTCCCCATATGTTGCCGAGAAAATCTGACGCAAGCGATCCACTGCAGCCTTGCGGCCCTTTACTGTGCCGGACAGCGTTCCTGGTATCATAATAACGTCAATCGCGACTAATTGTAATTGAATGCCAACTTCGTATAGCAAGTTGTTAATTTTTGCAGCCGTCTCGCTCCCAAATGAGTATGAATCGGAGCGATTTTCTTGAAAGACATTTTTAAAGAAGAACTCCGCCAACGCATTATTGTCGATAACTATTGTATTGGACTCTTGGCTTTTCAGATATTCAATGAATTTATCTTGATTCGGCATATCTGATGACAGAAGCATAGCCACTGAGTTACTTAAGATGGATTCGGCCAGATCAAGAGACAATTTGGGTAGCTCTTCGGCTGCGCGTCGCTTCTTGGCTTCCCATCCGGGCCTAGTGCTCTGTGGAATTTGCTGCAGCTCGATTTCTGCTGCAAATTTTGTCTCAGTGTACTTTTGCCTCAATTGCTTAATTGACTCGGCATTATTCATACAATCTCCTCTATTTTAAATGCTTCTAAAATACTAACTTGATCTGAACCTGATCTTTTTTTCATAATTAATAGGCAGGCGCTTTCGTCTGGCGAGAAATCAATACCGTGATGCGTTTTCTTCCATTCCGGCCACTTAACTGCCTCTATTCTGTGATCCTCTATTTCTAAGACAAATTTCATCATGGTCTTAGTGTTATTAGAATACCTCACTTCTTTTGTCTCTGCAACAAACGCCACTACGGCGAAGATGTCGTCCGCAAAGTTATCCATTCTGGCGTTGTAGCCGTTTATATCCACTATGGGGATTTTTCGATTCTTTACATATAAAAGCTGCTTTCTGCTGTCGCTCCATTCGGCCATATTATTTAATAGCATAGTCGGAGTGGCGGCCTCTAGTAAATCGCCACTATAGATCTTAAATACGCTCTTTCTTATCAGCTCTCTTTTTAGGGCGGTAATTTGCCTAAATTCATCAGGAATAGCTTCTGGTACCTTTTTGCCCTCCAGCTTGGCCTTTAGGGCCATATATTCTTGCAGCTTTTCTAGGTCTGTTACTTTCGGTCCAAAGTACTGGTCTAAACAGCCGCTTAGAATTAGCTTAAATGCGACCCTTTTATTAACAACCCGACGATCAACTTTTGAGAGAAAGTCTTCAAAATTTATGAAGGGTCTTTTGGCAATAATCTCATTATATGCAGCTGGCCCTACACCTTCAATCATATTAAGAGGTGAAAGTAGATAGGGCTGGGAGTCATCGCCATCCACTATGCGAAACTCTTCGGTTGATTGGTTAATATCCGGCAGTCTAGTAAAGCTAGAAATTTTAGGCCAATACTTTTTAAGATCGTCTTTAGACGCATTTGTCAGTACGGCGGCCCACCACTCAAGCGGGTAGTAGTACTTAAAATAAGCACAAGCCCTGGCTACATACATATAGCTAACTGAATGAGCTTTATTGAAGGCATATTTGCCCGATGCCTTCATCTGGTCACAAACGGCTTCTGCCTGCTTTTCTGTCCATCCGCGATTGGCGACCAAATTATCCTGCACCTTATTCAGTAATATAATCAGGTCATCAGAAGCCTTTTTAGAAATTGCCTTTCTTAGTTTCTGCGTTTCCGGCATAGTTAAGCCGCCAAGCTTATGGGCAATCTCCATGATCTGCTCTTGAAATACAATTACGCCCTTAGTATTACCTAAAATTGGCTCTAAGTCTTGGTGAATGTACCAAGTTCTTGCGGCCCCGGTCCATCGATTTAAAAAGATTTTATCCATTGTAACTTGTGGATCTTCTACGGAAGGGGCGTCCATTGCTCCCGGACGGAATACTGCCGTAAGAATGGCGCTTTCCTGTACGCTTCGAGGCTTCATCATTCTTAGTCCTGGGCGTACCGTTTCTGTATGCAATTGGAAAACGGTCTCCGGATCTCTAGCCGCTGCCTCCCATATTTTGGGATCGTCGGGCAAATTCCATGGATCTAGCTTTAGGCCATGACGTTTTTCAATATTTTTAAGGCATATCCGTATGTCTTCTAGAGTATTTAGTCCCAGCAAGTCGTACTTTACCCCTCCGCACTTTTCTACCCATTTTGGCAATAGCTGAGTAGTGATCTCATCACTGATCTTCATGACTGGGATAAACTCGTGTATTGGCCTGTCGGCTATCAGAACTCCTGCAGCGTGACGGCCCATTTGTCTAATTAGGCCTACCATCTTAAACAGCATGGCGGCGGATTGGACGTTATTTTCAAGATAAGCCCGAAGCTCCATATTTTTATGAAGCTCTCCTTCTTGCCAGTTACCGTCAGCGTCCTTGTATCCGCGCAGAAAATCCTCTTCATTAACCCCCTGTGGGCTTTGTGGTATAAGTTTACAAATTCTGTCAGTTTCTTCTCGAACGGACCCATAGAGCAATCGGTCGATGTCCTTCAATGCCGATTTAGTCTTGAATGTTGTCCCTGTGCCCAAAAATGCAAATTTGTCTCCCCATCGATTTTTTACAAATTCCACCACTTTATTTTTATTACTAAAGTCAGTGTCTATATCAGCAAGCCCCTCTTCAACGCGGCTTACATCAAAAAACCGCTCAAAACTCAGCCCCTCTTTAATAGGATCTACTGATGTAATCCCTAGACCAAATGTCAGAAGGGAGCCAGCTGCAGAGCCCCGTCCCGGCCCAACCAGAACATCATTTGCGGCGCACCAATCAACTATCTCTTCCAAGACTAGGAAATATGGCAAGATATTGATTTTGCCGTTGTATGCAAGCGCATCAATCTCTTGCTTTAGCCTGTTCATATATACAGGATCTTTAATATCGAATTTATTCTTTTGTATAATCTTATTAACTATATACCCCACCATGGCATCGTCAGGGTTGTTGTGCTTAGTGCAATGTTCGCCGCAGGAGTGTGGGATATCTATTTTTGGTAAGGCGTGCTTAAATTTAGGGCTAAAGCTTTTAAAATTTTCAAAGCTTTTCCAGCCGTTGTCTACCATCTCTAAGAACTTAGATTCATTTATATATTCGGGATGAAGCCTATTTAGTTCTTGATATAGCCAGTCTGTATGGTGTAGGCAGTTAGCGTCCGACATTTTCCAATTGTCTTGGCCATCTTTATTGAGTCTAAGATCTTGTATGGGTTTTTCAGATTCGTGTGCATAGTGCGCGTCTTCCGAGATTACAAGGGGAATGTTGTACTTTTCTGACAAGTAAAATCCCCACTTATTGCATGCGATCTGAAGGTGACCGTCTGGTATGCACTCATTTTTAATTGGCTCAAAAGTCTTTGTCTGGCGATTCCAATTTTTAGAGACTTCATATGGCAATATTTCTATGAACATACGCCCTGGTCCGGCAATTGCCATAAGCTCCTGAAAATAGCGCTCGGCGACATCCTGGCGCCCCTTAAGTATGGGCTTCATGACTGGAGAAACCATGCAGCCACTAAATATGGTAATTTTGCCAGATAGGCTGCGCAGCTCTTCAAATGTAGTCATTGGTTTTAATTCGCCGCCCTTCCACACTGCTTTATCAAAAGCCGATCGAGACAGTTTACAGGCGTCCAAATATGCGTCGAAATCATCCAAATGAACGGTTAGGTGATAGTAGTTAAACTTAGGTGTTCCGTCTTTGTTAAAGCCGGCGGTGTCATCAAACGGCTCAGGCATAAGATATAGCTCTATTCCTGGAACTACTTTGATATCAATATTCTTTTTTAGAAGTTTTTGAGAAAAATCGTGTGCCTCGATTATGGCACCTAGAGTTCCATGGTCAGTAACTGCAATGGCTTTTCTTCCAAAATCAACGGCTGCAGACCTAAGGAAGCCTTCTACGGTATTTCCGGAATCTAAAGAAAGCGGGTGATTGTGCGGTCCGAAAATCGTAAGATCTTTAAAATTTTTGCTCATCTTTTGATGATACATTAAGATTCAACGATTGTCGATAAATTTTTAAAATATTATTCATTTCTTGCTTAAGCTCGGATTGACTCATATTAAGAAGTGTGGCGATTTTATGATCTGAATTCTGCCCTCGAAATGAGGCCATGTATTGTTTAAGCGAATAGTTATACTTTTTAGAATTGATAAAATCAATGTCCTGCCTAATCATTCTATTTATTTCTTTTTGATCTAAACGCTTCATAATCAATTACTTTGCTTTCCAGTCTTGAGGCCAGAAACCTGTTTATTTTATTCGTTATTTCTTCAAGTTCTTTTTTCTTCTCATCTAAAATATAGCGGAATTTAACGATCTGCTCTTTTATGTTTTTTATTTGCTTATTAGCTGTTTCTATTTCTTTTTTAATCTGCTTAATCTTATTTATTGGCGGCACTTGTAGTGTTTTCAGGTGGTTAGCCGCTTCCATATTAGAAGACACAAAATTTGTAAGAATTTCTATATCATATTCGCAATCGAATATGCCTTGCTCATATGTAGATATACTTTTAAAAATTAGGCCAGCATTATATACCATTGAATCATATATATACAAATCTGAGCTAGAAAGTTTATTTTCTATTTCTTCTCTCGGTGTAAACATTTTTGACACACTAAAAATTCTATTTCTCCATTTGGATTCCAAATTGATACTTCACTAAAACTCGTACTTCCGCACTTTGGGCACTTTTTTTCAGATTTGGCATGTGTAACCGACTGAACTGACTCCGAGTCTTGGTTCAGTATGTTATTTGCCATTGCTAGCTGCTTCTTAAGGTATTTATTTTCAGCCAGCAGCTGTTTATTTATTTTTTGCAATTCGCGTAGCATTCCGCGCAGATTTTCATCATTATCCTGCTCAGATCTGCCGCGCCTAACTTTGCGGCCATACTTCATAAGTATTATTTTACTCGCCAGGAGCCCTGTATTGAGTTTATTAGCTGCCTTTGTCCATTTGGGTATACCAGGCAAGAGGTATGCATCCAAGAGGAAGGGCCCACGTTGTAGTCTAAATCAAACAGGCTAGTCGTTCCAACTTGCCAAACTCCACGTAAAATTCCTGGCGTGTGCGAATGCCCAATAACGCATTTGCCGTAAGAATTCTCCAGATTGGCTTTAGTTCCTCGACTACCATTAGGCCCCTTGTCTCCATGGGCACCACACACGATATCGGCTATTTTGTAGTCCTGGTCTCTTTTTAGAAATAGCAGCTTGTTCCAATTTTTAATTTTGGCGTACAGCTTGAGTCCAGTTTCCAGGGCATCACCGCCCTCTGCCATAGATGCTGCGATTTTGCATCCTGCCTCAAAATTAAACGGATCTCGGCTAAAACGCGCCTCCTGCGCCCATCGGTCCAAAAACTCGTCATGATTAGACTTAATGATAGTCAATCGCTTTACGCTCTTTTTATTGGCCCAATAATCAAGTTCTCGGCCCGTAATCTCAAGTTCACTTTCCAAAGACAGTCTTCCTTCTTTGGATCTTTTTGCCAAAGTTATTATTTTATGTTGGGAGTGATGATCTACGGACAGTCCGTTAAATAGGTCATGAAAAAAGACTTCGTCAGCTTGGACGTAGTCGGCAAGTTCGGACCAGGACTTTACCGCACTAGGGTCATGCTGCCCTGCATGGTAATCGCCCATAATAAGCTTAGTCTGGATCTTTTCTACCTTGCCTGAAGGCTTGTATAACTTTCCTAGATCCGCGAAGCTGCCATCTGGGGCCGCCTGCACTTGCCTGAAATGATAAATCTTGTCGTCCTGAATCTCTACAATAATGGCACCGATAACGTGGTCGTATTGCGCTATAAAAGCGCTACGCAAGCTGTTTCCACGGCTAGTACTATAATTGGGTATGGTAATAGCGCCTGTGGACATTAGAGCGTGCGGGTATTTTACGTTAGAAACTGGGATGTAATCCAAATTTTGCTTGGGCGAGCCGAAAATAGCACTTCCTTCGCCCTGAACAAACCTAGCCAATCCAGTATGCGGATTAATTTGTTTGGCAGTAATCCTGATCGAACTTAGATGAATGTTAGAATTCAGGTACAGCTCAGAAAAAACAAGGCTTGCAGAGGCGATCTGTTCATCAAAATGCCACTCAATTGAGTTATCCAGATTATGGGCAGGGTCGTGGCTTGGCATAATCAGCAGCATTGCGTTGTTCTTTTTGCAATAACTTTTAATAGTATCCAAAAAACCTGTGTGTACTTCTTGTCCGTTTACTGCAGTAGTAATTACAAAGCGCTTGTGCTTCTTAACCTTGGCCTTAAGATTGGCAATATTTTCTGCAGACATGATGTCATTTTCGGATACAATACCACGAAACAGCTCGGGGTAGGCTTTTTTTACTGCCTCCCTAAGATTCGCATATGTACCAAAATGATGGCGCACCTGATCTCTTGAGACGCCCATGGCTCCCAGATCAGACCTTGTGGGGAATTTGCTAACATTTCTTACTAAAGATGCATACGCATCGATTATGGTCTGTTTCGGAAATGCGTCGCCTGTCTGATGCCCCTTGCTCATTTCAAAACCCCTAATCTCACAAATTATTGCTGTTCGGGTGCAGATTCTTTTACTTCTGCGACCGATGGCTCTGGCTGAGGCTGATTAACTTTATAGATAGCCGTGATTTTGAAGCTCTTGACTGCATCTCCAACTTTTTTGCCAATAAGCGATTCCCCAAGGACTTCTTCAAGTCGGGCGGCGGTATTAAAGACGAATCCGAACTCGGAGTCACTTTCAATTGAAAGGAGAGATTCCGGGGACTCAACAGATTCAATAGCAACAATTTTCTTTTCATCAATCTGCTTCTGAACCTGGATCTTCATTCTGTCGATTTCGAGCCTAGACACAGTATCTAGTACAGACGACTTGGTCACAGCCTTACCGTTTTCCATAAGGCTTACAATAGCTTCGGCCATATCGCCAGTCGCAGCCGCAAATCTGTCTACGTTTGCAAGCTGCTGCTCTAGAGACTGTATCATCTGCTGCTGCCTAAGCAGAATCTGGAATACGGATTCCATATTCTTTTGTAGGTCAGAAAATTGCTCTAGGTAGCTTTTTGTTGATTTTTGTGTTGTTTTAGAATCGCTCATTTGGATCGTCCTCCCCGGATGCCGAACCGGCATCAACTAAAATGTTTCCTTTTGTAAGCTGCTGTATTGTAGCACTAAGCATGCTATTGGCCACTTGATCCCCGCCAAGTACCGGAGCGGATGCTCTGATAGCGCCCTTCATAATTTGCTCGTCTGCACTAACCATAGGAAGAGGCTTTGCTCCGACCGGTCGAGTCTGCCCTTTAGGGGCTTTAGGCTTCTTGGGCGATGTAGCTTTATTTGTTGAAACCTTGGCTTGAGCATGGCTAGGTGCGGCAGAGACTGAATTTACTTTAGGTCCAGGCTCTGGGGTTATTAAATTAACGCCGGGCCTGTACTCTGGCTGAGCAGGCACGGACTGCTCTCGCTTCAATACTTTGTTTACTAGTACATGAAGAGCCCTTATTTGCTCGCTGTCTAAAGTGGCCAAAAACTTTAAATTTTCCATCTCGGCATTGCTAAATGGCAGTTCAGCGGCCACAGCCTGTGGGGACTTTTTTGACATTCCAAGAAGCTCAGAAATTTCAGTCATCCCGATCATTTTAAGCTTCGCATTTGCCCTGTTGCGAATCTCGTCACGAGCTGATCCGGGAGGGAATACTTCTTGTGAAACCAAAGATCGCCACAGATTGGCCTCTTCTATTCTGGCGATTGCCTCGGATAAGATGCCATTTTCTTCCGCCGCTCCATTAGTCGATGATTGGACTTCATCTAATACTGAATCGGCTTGAGAGGCATATTCAGATTCATCAAATATTCCGCTCATGTAGCCCTCCTTTTCTTTTTGGAAGCCTTTTGGGGCTTGTGCACTGGTACCAGGCCGTGCTCGATTATAAGATAGCACACGGCGTGCAATAATGCATCTAAAATGTCAAATCCATCTTTATTATTTTCATTTGCTGCGTTTAATTGCTCATTAATAAACCGCTTAGAAGATATGTCCCAAGGGTACTGCAAAAGCCACATGGCCGTTTCCGCCTTATTTGCTCCGCCCCAACCTTCGCCAAGTACGGCCCTACGCGCCTCACTGACGCCCTGCCATTTAATGTCATTCCAGATCTCTGCCTTAAGGGCTCCAATAAGCTCCTTAAGCGATTGCATGCTGTATCCGACCCCCCATGGCTTCTCAGATACAATATAATCGGGTTTAATAATGCCCACTATAGCTGAGGCAGCATGAGCCATATATGTGCCTTTTTGAGATGAGCTAAAATCATCTGGTGCGGCCAGCAGGTAATGAAAGAAGACGGATAACTTGTCATCCGTCTTCTGAACTCCTGCTATTCCAAATTTTTCGCCCGCAGGGTCGAATGACAAAACTCTCAATTACTCTACTCCGTTTAGCTTCATTACGGCAAGGGTATACTCAAGTCTTGCTTTTGTAAACTTGATGGCATCTCGGTAACCGCCAGCCAAATCCTTCACCTGCTCCTTAAGGGCCTGAAGCTTAGCGTCGCCTTTCATAGAATCTTCAATATTTTGGACTTCTCGACTGTACTTCAGTACCTTGTCTTTCAGGGACTGGGGGTCAGACTTTTGAACTTCCAGCATAAAGTCTGCATCCAGCTTTTTCTCTAATTTTTTGATTTTCATCTCTGTTGGTGAATCTTGCATTTTATCGCTCCTTTATTGTATAAATTCGCTCCATATCTGCTGCACTCTGATAACTTTACCAATCATGGTCATTCCAGTCAACCAGCACTCTAAATGCTTTTCCGAATAGTGGCGGCTAACTCTGTCCATGCTATTACAGAGCTGGAAATACGTAGTTTTGTAAGTTTTTAGCTTTTTGTTTGGACCACTGCTAATTTTTATGCAGAATCTATCGCACTCTGCTTTGTCTAGAAATGCCGGTATCCTTATTATATTTTTATATATGTCGCCATAAAACGCTCGGACTGCGTTCTTTTTATTTGGGGCATCCTGTATTGGTACAAACAGTTCCGTTTCGTCCGTAATACCGTCCCAAAGACCTGTTACAATATCGATTTCGCTAGTCATGCTGACCTTATGCTGGCTATGCCGTTTTCTTTAATAATATATACTCTTTTTTCTAAAGCCGCATTAAATTCAGATGCATGATCCACAATATAAATCGAGCGGTCGGAATACCTATTAGATAGGAAGTCCAGTATAGCAGATTTGTTCTGCTCGTCTACGTACATAAGCTGCTCGTCAAGGATTTTCCATCCAGTTTTTACTCCCAGGCGCCTGGACAAAACGTCGTCCAGTGCCTCATCTACTGCCATTACGACGCATATCTTTTCGGCCCCTGATAAAGATTCAAAGTTTACTGGATGATTTCCTGAGTAGATTTGATACGATATGACCTTGCTGATATTACCACTTGACTGAGACACTTTATCTGGCGAGAAATACAAAGAAAAATTAGACACTAGCGGCATACTTTTAAGAATCTGATTTGTGCCGGAATTAAGCTCTGCAAGAATTCCATCAAATAAATATCCTACAAAACCGTTCTTTGACAGTGCCTCAGCCGTCTTCTGAAGAATCTCGATTTCGGCACTTGTGGAAGCATGCTTGTCCGCCAGTCCCCGGATCTTGTCCTGACTCAGGTTTAATCGTTTTTGTTCATAATCCAGGCGCTCTCTAACTAGAGCAAGGTACTTTTGATGGTTTTCTAATTCTTTTTGGAGCGAAGATGTGTCCCCCTCAAGCCTGGCAATATCTGATTCTATTGATCTTGTTGCCTGACGGGCTAATTCTGATGCGGTGTTTTTTTGAGTAATGAGAGTTCTTTCAAGAGACGCTATTACTTGCTGTGCACCCAATATTCTAGATTTAATAGAATCATTTGATATTTTTGCAAGAGTATTTAAAGAATTTTTTTGAAATGAAATTATTTCTGCGTTTATCATCGCAAGCTCGTCCTGAATAGACTGGATATTTTTCTCTGCGTCACTAAAAGACTCTAGGACGGCCTCTAGTTTTGACAAGTTTGCCCCAGCAATTTGCTGATCGAATTGCTCAATAATTGAATTTAACTCATCAATTTTTCTGTTAATAATAGCAAGTTGGTCCTCGTATAATGATTCCGGCAGGGGCTGATGGCAAGTATAACATTTCTGCTGATGCCTAAGGCTCTCCAGCTGCTTTTGGGCTGCCAACAATTCAGAGGAAGCGGAAGCTTTTTTTTCAGACATGACCGCAACAGATCTCTTCTGTGACTGTAATAATTCTGATATTTTAAGCTTTTGATGCAAGCGCTGCTTTGCTTCATCTAGCTCAGTACTCTTTCGATGCAACGCCGATGACAGATTTTCCGGGATGGGCGCTGGCGTGTCGCTTTCTGGAGTAAGCTGCTGCTTTAGTGACGATATCTCAGATTGCTTTTCATTTATTTGCCTGACGATATCCTCGCATGCCAGTAATATTTCTCGTATCTCAGGGGAGTCCTGTACTGAGTTCAGCTTTAGTTTTAGCTCTTTTACAGAAATATTATTTTTGTGGATTTGACTTAAAATATTATTAATCCAGTTCTTTTTGTCTAGATTGCTAAGGGATTTGACTTCGCTGAGCAGGGCATCCACTTGCTTAGAGCAAGCATCTAGTTGGCTATTTTCCCAAATTAAATCTTTATTTATTGAATCCAGTACTGGCATAGCAGACTTTAGCTGGCGCTGCACTTCCTCGTGCGCTTTTTCTAATAGATCCAGCTCAAAAAAACCAGACAAGAAATCTTTCTTTTCAGAATCTTTCATAAGCAAGAAGCCGCCAAAATTGCCCTGTGACCTAAGGGTCAGGGCCAGTAACTGGTCTGGCGTTAGTCCAATTGCTTTGTTAATGCGCTCTTGCATGTCTTTGGCCGTTCCGCTCTCCCAGTCAGAGCTGCCCTTTTTAATCTTGACTGCTCCACCAAAGGTTCGGTCAATAATAAAAGGCTCCCCATCTATTTCCATTTCGAGCAGGATTCTTGGACTAATATCTAAATAGCGATTTTTGAGATCTTTAACTGAATACGGTATATAGGCTGTTCCATATATTGCCGCAGGTATGGCTGTAATAAATGACGTTTTTCCGGCTCCATTAGATGAGCCGGTGTCGCAGTTTTTTCCAAATATTCCAACCATGCCGCTCTGCTCAAAGATGTACTCTTGATCCTGATCTATATCCAGGAATCCAGATATGTTTATTTTTTTTAGTGCAATGCGCATCAGTCTTGGCCTTCTTTTTTGCCTAAAACTGTAGCAGCATTAGCCTTAGCCTCAATATATTTATCGCCACGCTCTTTTGCGCGTAGCACGGCATCTTTTCTTAGCTCCACCCTTTTTGCAGACACTCCATTGTCAACGTATTCTAGGCTAGTTGTTCCAAAATCTGGAACTTGGCGCTCAAGAACGCCACCACATTGGCAATTAAGAAAATTGGCCTGCTTATCAGTTTTATGAAAATACTTTTGAATTTCATTATCGCAAAGATTGCATTTATATTTAATAAGCATAGCTATCCCCTATTAAAAAGTTTCTAATCTGGCTGCCACATGTCTCGTTCTTGATTTTCAATTGCTTCCTTCATAGCTCTTTGTTCAGAATAGTAGTCCCTGGCTTCTTGGCGCTCAAGCTCTGCATCCCTAGTAAAGACAACGACTCCGCTTAGTCCCATTAGCATTTTAGACACAGACAAGCTATTTTTGATGGCCATATTAACTGCTGCTGCCGAATCCAAGATTCCAAGCTCAATGGCATCGCCAAACTTCTGATTTAGAGCGTCGTAGGTATAATAGAAGTTTTGCGATGTAATCTTTTGCGCCACTTCTTTAATCTCATCTGCGTGATAGCCTCCGTTATCCAAAATACGACGGAATGGCTCAGCAAAAGCCTTGCCCATAATGTGCCTGACTGAGCGAGGCAGATCTTCATTGGCGCTAATCAATTTGGACAGCGTAAGCATGGTCTTTGCGCATCCTGGAAGAACTCCGTATTTAATGGCACCCTTAATAGACGCAACAGCATCTTCCACCCTGTGGCGCTTTTCCTTAAGCTCGGCTTCGGAGCTTCCCAGTACTTTAATTCGTGCAATCCCGCCCGTAAGGATGGCAATTCGCTCATTAAGAAGCTCTGCGTCCATACTGCTTTCGGCGTTTCTGTGCTGATGCTGCAGCTCCTCAACTCGTGGCATTAAAAACATCTCTTCTGGGCGACCTATTACAGTACTCTTAAATCGACCAAACTCGAATAGCTGCATAGTATCGAGGCCAAGATCGGCAATTTCCACTGTTTCTAGCGGTCTAGAAAGCGGGTCAAAAACTGTGGCTCCGGCAAAAGCTGCCAGATCTAGCAAGAAATGATATGGGCTATTAGCCTGAATCGTCATTGGAGTCTTCAGAGGCAATACGTTTATTGAAGTGGGGTTTCTAAAATTAGCTGCCAGAATAGCCAGGACAGACTCAGAGAAGTGATGCGCTACGACAACTAAGTTGGGGCTAATGGCGTTCTTTCCGTACTTAACGCTATCTGACGCATCGCCAAAAATCTCAAGAACTTTCATGATTTGGCTAATATCGTTAATTTTACCATTATAAAGCAAGAACTTGGGGCGCTCGAGCAGGGTTCTGTAATTGCCCTTGTCGTTAATAAACTCTTCAATAAAACGACCGCAAGTCTCTTCAAATCCCTTTGCAATGTGGAAGCCCTCTACCTTTTCAACTTCAAAACCACTAACTCCGGGAGCCTCTGCGATAGTAATATTCCCGCTGTGCCCAACTTCGCCAAATCCCTGAATTACTGCTTCTGACATTTCTTGGTCGTAGTTAGTGGCTACAAGGGCTACCTTCTTTAAAAGGTCCTCGTCGTTTTCAGTGGTAATCTTAATGGCGTTGTCTTGGATAAATGGCACAACAAACTCATTATACGCCTGCTCAAGCTCTCTCATTACCTTTTGAGTGGAAACCCTAGGATTTTCGCGCAGATAGTTCAATCCAAGCCTAATAAGGGCTTCTGCCAAAATTGTAGCGGAAGTAGTATTGTGAGTGACGACATAGTTATCAGTTATGTACAGGCTGTCCGGATTGCTTACCTTGATGCATTGCATTTCCGTAAAGCGTCCGGTTGGAGTGATGCGAATAATCTTGTCTCCTAATTTATGGCCTTTCAATTGAGCAATGCGAATGCTCGTAGTATCAGGATTAACTTTAGAGCGGTTTTTCCTGCTAATAAGCGTAGTAAGGCCCAAGCTGCTGCAAAGCTGCTTGACATCATGTGCGAATTGTTCTGATGTAGTATTAAACTCAAACATGCCTTTCTTATTGATGTACCCGTCAGAATCTATAAGGCCCTGTAGCAATTGTTTTCTAGCAGTCATTGAGCTGTATAAATAAGCTTGTGGTATATGCTTTGTGCTGCTGGGGGCATTTTTGAGCCCTATTTGCTTCAAAATATGCTGAATAGAGCGATTGTGCTTGTCAGTTCCTGCAAGCTGCACTCTATAATAATTTTCGTCTTTAATAAATTGAACAGACTTAGTAATACCTGCTGGAACAACTAATTTTTCAATAATATGTTTTTTGTCAGCGCCTAAAAATAGCTCAAAGCTTCCAGAATCCCTTACCGTCACGCCCCCAATCAATAGTCCTACTAGGTATGGGTCCAGTGGCATTGCTGTCTCGCTGCTCTTAAATTCAACTACAGTTCGTGGCACGAAATACTTATATTTCTTATATCCGCCACTTGTTTTTACATAATCCCTGTAAAGTTCTTTGGTTGTCTTATTTTTATTATTTTTATTATACGATACCGACCAAATATGATCTTCACAGCACTCGACTACGCCCTTATTCTCAAATTCAACTTCGTATATTTCTTTTAGGCCTTTTGGATATACCCCCAAAACGGTCTGAGTAGTTCCGTTTGTTCCGCTAATTTTCATGCCAACGGATACGTCCTTCATTTGGACAAAGCCGCTTGGAGTCAAAACTTTACTATATAATGGCTGTGGTCCATCACCTGCCTCCACATTAGTTTTTGAAGAACTATCCCTAGCTGCTTCTAGAATTGCCTGTTTCGTGGGATCTGCAAAAGCCATGGAATTAAAAACTGTAATACCGTCTTTGGTAACATATGGCCCAATATTTTCTTGACGCTCAATTAAAACGATTTTGCCGTTAGGACCCAAGGTTGAGCCTACGAGCTGACTAGCCTGATGAAGGGTCTCTAATACTACCTTCTGAATCTTATTTGAATCAGAAGTTATTGTTTTGCTTGCGGTTTTTGATTTAGCAAATTCTTTCATGTAGTATAAATCTCCTTATAAGTCTATCGTTATGTTTATATTACCATTTTTTAAGATCTAATCAACAAAAAATTAACTGTTATGGTTGACTGGGTAATCATTTATGTTAATACTGTGTTTAAGCGTAAAAATGCACCATCCTCATAGAAAGGATACCTCTATGAGGTAAAGGAGGGGTGGTTTGAGGGGAATGCAATTAGAAGAATACCTACTTTCATATTCTTTAAGTTCTTTTAAAGAAGATCTTAATAATGCTCATTTGGCTATTTTTGCTCAAATGCATCACCCTATGTTTAAAACTGATTCAGATGGAAGGGATTCTTTAATATATGAAAAAAAGTTATTTGATTTCTTTTTTAAAGGGTACTACAGCTCTTTAAAGCATGGAGAACTTATTAGGCCATTTTTTCATAGCAAGAAGTCTTACGCCCTTCATTATTGGTTTACGGGGGAAATGAATAGAAATCTAATAGATTTAAATAGATCTAATTCTGAGATTTTTGAGTTTAAAGACAATAAAATTAATATTAATACAATGGCCCTATATGCTTTATTTAGAGTACTAAGAGATAAACTGGTAGAGGCTCAAGTTGATCTTTCAAAATCTGGATTTCCTAAATATTTTAAAGTATTTAATCGAGATTCGTTTTTTAAATACTTTGTACCTAAAATCGAATATATGCTATCTAAGCCGAAGCTTGTAAAAGGCATTTTAGGAAAAAGAACTCATTTTGAATATTTTATTAAAAATCAGGATACAGCCATAAAAATGGCTAAAAAATTGACAGTAGAGGAAGTTCTGAGATACTGCAATGCCAATAACGCAGGAGTCTTTCTAAGGTATTTTAAAGACGAAAAGGCGTTCAGGTCAGCTGCAGAAAGGCTTTATAATGAATGTGAAAAAATATTAAAATTTAAAATTATTAAAAAAAATGGCTATTTTCCGGAGGATTTTTCTGAACAGCTAGCTAAGTACAGGATTACAGTTAAAAGTTGTTTGAGGTACTTAAAATATCTGGCTTTAATGTCTACTATTCAAAATCGCGTTAAACGTCCAGTAGAGATAAACGCAGCACTAGAAAAGAAATGGTTCCATACAGGGTATAAGATGCTGTCTGATGCGGCAGTTAAATTAAAGTGGCGTATATGCACAGATGCGACATTTTGCCCAGGAGTTAGGTCTAGGACATACCAAATAAGAGTGGCAAGCAGCAAAGCGATTTACAAGCCTAAGCGCCGAATAACATTCAATAATATTGAAAAAGTATTTATGGCGGCTAAAAACTCTGAAACTAAAAATAAAATTGCCATGGCGTTTGATTTTGCCGCTGAGTATTTATTTAAGCGAGCAGAAGCCCATGCTGCTGAATCTTCCCTAGTAGAAAATCCCAGAGAATTATATTTTGCATACAATACACATTACTCTACAAAGCAGAAAAAATTTGAGTCAATACTAGAAATTAGATATAATCGTAATAAATATAAGCAGCAGCTTAATAGCTTTTTAAAGAATTTTTCTGAAGTTAAGAGATATAAAAACTTACCTTATTGGAGATCCACAGGGTGAAAATTATTATAGAGACGCCCATAAAAATGAGAATATATGTGGATTCACAGTCCCAGGTAGACTCTTTAAGAAAAATGCTGTCTTTTAAAGACAAAACTGTTGAGATGCAAATTAAAAATCTCAAAAAAAATTTTTATTTGCGTCAAAGATATGGCAATGAGTGGGTAGAAAATCAGTTATCCAATCTTAATAAGCAGCTCGTTAAAACGGTTCTATTTGAAGACGAGTACGGGCTATGGACATATCCTGGATTGGCGAATAGACTTAAAGCAAGTTTTGACTGCCAAGTTGAAAATAATGTCGTATACCCACAGCCTAAACTAATACCATGGAACGAAGTTCCAAAATATTCTATGTATTATTATCAGGAGGCTGCGGTTGAGCGATTGCTAGAAAATCCGCATTCGCACGTAAGCCTTCCGACTGGTTCGGGCAAAAGTATCGTTATAACTAATTTGGTCAAAAGATTGGGACTTAAGACAATAGTTATCGCTCCATCAAGTTCTATATGCGATCAGCTACACGAAGACCTTATAAGGGCATTTGGAAAGAAAAATGTTGGCATGTACGGTGGAAGTAAAAAGCAGTACGACAAAAAAATTGTCGTAGCAACGGCACAGTCTCTGGTTAGAGTCACAGAGAATAGTGAGTCATTTAAGTATATCTCTAATTTTGATGCCATGATATTCGACGAATGCCACCTGACACCGGCCAATACTTTTGAAAAAGTATGCCATGACCTGCTCTCTAAAGTTCCTTACAGATGGTTTACAACTGCAACGCCAGAGAGAAATGACGGCAAAAATACGCTTTTAGAAGCCATTATCGGCCCTTGCGTGTATCTTAAAACTATTCAGGAGCTTCAAGAAGAAGGATTCCTGGCAAAGTTGTCTACTCTAATGATTGAGGTCGGCTCACCTAATCCAGAGTACAACAGCAATAATATGGTGAAGATGAATCAAGTGCATTTATATAATAATGAAACTATAGCAAGAATTATATCCGATATGGCAGAAAAGGCTGTAAATGCAGGAATGCCAACTTTAATCCTTGTAGATGAGCATAGCCAAGAACATCTCTTAAAAAAGCACATGCGCACGGCTTATCAGTATGCATCCGGAGATTCAGATGTCACTCAGATTTGCGAAGACTTTAATAAAGGCAAGATCATGTGCGTTGTCGGGACTTCCGCCGTCTCGACTGGTACCAATTTTCTTCCAGTAAGGCTAACTATTAATTGGCAAGGTAATAGGGCAGGAACCAAGGTAAAGCAGGGGCCCATCGGACGCAGCACCAGAATACATGCCGCGTCTGGCAAGACTGAGGCCAAAATTGTTGATTTTATTATTAAAGATGTGCCCCAGCTACGCAATCACGCCATGGTACGCGAAGGCTACTATAAAGAGGTGGGGCCAGTATCTCGTACGGAAATCACATGAAAAATCAAGCCGAAGAAATCAATATTTTGCAATTATACCTAAAAGAATTGGCCGCAGAGGCGCAATATAGTACTGATTTTGATACGAATGATAAATTTAAAAATCTTATTAAATTAGAAAAAGAATTTGCCAAGTGCCTACGATCCTTTAAAGAAGGACGAGAAGTTTACAGAGCCTTCGTTTACTACATTAACGTAGAGTCCTCGGACCTGAGAGAGGCCAGAGGATATTTTAGAGAGCGCCTTTCTAATTTTATGCCAGTAGTCAATAAGGCAATTAAAAGGGCCAACATGAAAGATATGTACCGATTGCCCATCAATTTTAGATTCTGTGCCTTTGCAATGAGAAAATTAGAGGGCGTATCCGGCCCAAAAAAAGATAAAGTGTCTAAGCTAATGAATGAAATGTCAGTTATTCGTAATGAGATTATAAATCAATACTTGTACATGGCACTTAATAAGGCAAAGGTCTTCAGTTCTAAAAATAAATCGGGATCAGTTGATTTTTCAGATTTTATATCCGCAGCCAACGAGGGATTACTAAATGCGGTAGACAAATATGTGCTCGGAGCCAACTCTAAGTTCCATCAAATGGCCGTTGGATTCATATTAAGCCATCTGCTAACAGTTCAAACCTCGCATTCTTCCGCTGCTACGCTTGGCAGCCATGGCCAAAAGAAGCTCTACTCATTAAAAAAGGCACTTCAAAAGCAGACTGGATCAATTAACGTACCGGAATTGTCGGAAGTCTTAAAAATAGCAGAAGAAGATATAGCAGATCTAATTAATTCCACCAAGTACTTTTCGCTAGATGCACCAATAAACGGATACGAGGACCATTTAGTGTCTGATTTCGTGGACTTAGATAACGGCGAGGCTGCCTCTGCATATGATCTTGTAGAAGCTAAAAATTTACTGTTGCAAATATCTGAAAATATTGATAAAATGTCTATTGTTCAAAAAAAAATACTAGTCCTAAAGGGAGTCATTAAGCATGAAGACATTACATGACAATATCGCTATTAAGCCTATTCAATTTAATCATGCACAGCAGGTTGAGAGCGCTAATGCTAGATTTGTTAGGACGGACAAGCTTTTCAGAGATTTAGTAAGCTCCGAATTGGTAATGGATGGACCAAACGACCTCAAGCGAGGCGATATTGTGTATTTTCGTGGGGATATTTATAATCACCCAACTGTACAAAAAATATCTTCTTTGAATGGAGTCGAGTTTGTGCTGTTGCCTATTAGCTTAGCTGTAGCTGTTCAAAAAAAAGAGGCTTAACTTGAAGGCACTATTGGTCGGCGACTTACATGTACAAGTAAATAATCTAGAGGAGACTTCCAATCTCTTTAAACTTATTGAAAAAACTGCAACAGAGCATGCAGTTGACGCCATTGTGTTTTTAGGGGATATATTCCATACCCATTCGGTTGTAAGGCAAGAAGTAGTGGATCTGCTCCAAGACAATCTGCGCAGGCTTTCCAAAAGTAATGCAATTTATATACTTGCAGGAAATCATGATGGCAGCTCCCCTACGTCTACTAAAATTAATGCAGTGCGGCAGACCCTTTCGCATTTAGTAACCGTAATTGATGAAAATAGCGGCCCATTGGTACTGGGGCCGTATGGATTAATAGGATTCACTCATTCAGAAGACGATTTTAAAAAATTACTGCCTGACGCACAATATTTAGTTTGTCATCAAACTTTTAACGGCGCCACTTACGAGAATGGATTCTATGCCCCAGACGGTTTCTCAGTAGAATCTGTGTCTCAGTACAAAAGGGTTATAGCAGGACATATACATTCATCGCAATCCGTAGCCAATATTACATATATAGGGACACCAAGGCCAGTAAGCTCAGCCGAGTTTTTTCAACTGGGATCGAAAGAATCTAAAAATATTTTTATACATTACTCGGACTCGGACTCGCTAATCCCAGTTAGTACTTTAGGCTGGGTAAGAACCCAGTATAGGGCCGAAATAGTGGAAGGACAAGATAGCAGTTCAATAGTGTCAGCCCTTAAAAACAATAATGATCCGCTATCTAAAATTAGAGTCACTCTGACTGGGACGGAAGAGTTTTGTAAAAATATATCAAAAGATTTGGAATCTGCTCAAAATTTAAAGATAGTTCCAAATATATTGAAAACATTTAATAGCAAGATTGACGCTGATGCAGGAAAAAATACAATAGAACAGTTGCTGCATTATTATGTATTTAATATTATTGAAGAACCACAAAATATAAGGGAATCTATATGGCTAAGGCTTCAGAAGTTAGTTCCGAATCTCGGCAAAACCAGTACATGCTAGCAAAGTTGCTTTTTACGAAATACGGAGTATTGCACTCGTTTCACGAGTTACAGCTGAAGTATTGGCCCATAGCTTGCTGCAATATCTCTATTGACGGATATGCAATGGTAGAGCCCAACTTAAAAAAAGTTACATATTGGGTTTATACTAAGAAATACTACAAGCTATCGGCTGAGGGCACAGTCGAAATCGACGGCTCTGTGTCTTATGAAACAAAGCCCGTAAAAAGAAGCAAGTTTTCTCCGCTTAAGCTGATATACGCCCCAGGAAAGAAATATAAAAACGAAATGAAACAGGCTTTTATTAATTTGGAAACATGGACGCAAGATATGCTGTGGCCAGATACCACAGTAGAAATGTATTATGACGAACAAAAATATAACCATAAAAAGTGACGCTGAAGGCACGGCCTATCCAGATAGCTTTACGGAGCGGGAGATAGCTCTTCTGGAGGAAGCCAAAGAAACCGGCGTAAGGCCGGTTGGCGCGACTTTATCTGCCCAAATGATGGCCCTTTACCTTGAGGGATACTCTTGTGCGAGTATTGCTAAGGCCAATCCGCCATTCACAGAGGTGGATATCCTATACTGTAGAAAAAAATACGATTGGGATTCCCAAAAAGAAAGATACATGGAGGAATTGGCTTCCAGAACCAGGGAGCGCCTGCTTAAGCATAAGCTTGAGGCTATCGAATTTATTACTAATCAGCTGTCTGTTGTGCATAAATCTGAAAATGAAAAAATGATGAGATATATGCAAACCGGCAAAGAAGAGGACAAGCCCGAGACATTCGTTACGGGCTCTACCAGCTACAAAACTTTAATTGAGATATTACAGAAGATTACAGGAGAAGAGAGAGTTACGAAGCAAGAGATCAAGACTCAATCATCCGTAAATGTTAATGTTCAGGGCGCCGAAAACATAAAGATAACAGACAGCATGCAATCTCAGATACTGGCCGCATTGGCTGGAAAAAATTCCAAGGAGCCAGAAGATGAGTGACAATGCCTTGAACTTTCTTCCAAATGAGGAAAGAGACAAGTTTATAAGGTCACTGCTTAAAAAACGCATTAAGACCCGAGAGGATCTTAAGAATTGGCTACTATTCTTCTTAAACGTAGATCTAGCAGACTGTACTGTATCTAGATTTGCCACAACGAATCCTCTAGATATGGTATGGGAAATTTATCAGTTTTGCTGTGATAATGAGGCCCTAGAGCCAAAATCTGTATTCTATATTGCCGGACGATCTTCGCAAAAAACTCTTTCTGCCGCTGTTCTGCAAATTCTTTTACCACTTCACTTTAAGCGCGGCGTAGTACATCTTGGTGGTACTAAAGCGCAAGCCAAGCGTGCTTATCAGTATTTTACTAAATTCGTTAATAGAAAATACATTAAGGACTACCTAAAAGATAAGCCTACTCAAGAAAAAACTGTATTTGTAATTGACGAAGAAGAAGTAGAGGTCGAAATTTTGCCAATTTCACCTATGTCAGTACAAGGTCCGCATCAGCCTGCCGTATCATTGGATGAGCTTGGCTCGCTATCCCCTGATAAGGTAAAAGCGTATGAGGACGTATCGGGTATTCCTATCTATACTCACGACGGAAAGCCATGGGTTAAATTTGGGATTAGCTCAAGAAAAGGCAAATATACAGTCATTGAGCAGGAGTATGAAAAGAAAGATAAGTCAGGAGTAGAATTTCGTTTTTGGACAGTTTTTGAAAATACTAGGCGGTGCCCGGATTCTCTTTCGACCACTGAACCACTAGAAATGTATGTCGATGCTTTAGAGAACACTGCCTACATTGAGTCAGAATACCAAAAACTGAATCCTGAGCAGCAATCTAAACTAACCAAAGTAAGCGCCTATAAGGGGTGCTACACTTGTCCGCTAAGGGCCCAGTGTGCAGGCGATCTTAAGAAACAAACCTCCACTTGCCGAAGTATGAGGCCAGTACAGTCCGTGATTCAGCAATTTAAGCAGGCCCCGTCCCTTGAATGGTGGCTCTCTCAAAGTATGAGTATTTCTCCATCTGCCGAAGGTCAAGTATTCCCTAAATTCAAGAGAGATGTATTTGAAAAAACTCCTGCAGAAATATATGAAATATTCAGTGGCAATCAAGCTCCTGAGGGCTTCACTGAAGACGATTTAATACGTGTAATGAATGAAGCAGGAGTGAAAAAGTATGCAGGTCTGGACCATGGATATACGCACCCCACGGCTGTAGTAGTGGTTTATGAAGATTCAAGAGAGAATGCATATATTATGGCCAGTGTTGAAGAGGCCGGACTAGAGCCGCAGGAAGTATTAGAATTGGTGAAGCGACTTCATAAAAAATATCAATTTACGCATCTATTCCCAGATACAGAAGCTCCAGCCATGAACAAAATGATTGCAAGTGGCAAGTTCTGTGCCGTTGTGACTAATTTTACTAAAGATATAGAAAAAGGCATCACATTAATACGTGGCAAGCTATCCCCCACAGTTGGCTCAACAAAACTGTTTGGGGTGTCGGGACGATGCGATTCGCTTATTGCAAACTTTGAAAAATATCATTTTAAGCACGACGGATCTGGCGACCTGACTGATAAAGTAAATGATATATTTGATGATAGTATTTCTGCTTTAAGATACGCAGCCCAGAATCGATGGGACAAAAAGAATGGGCTTATTTCGGGAGAAACCCCAGCGTCGCCATTACCATTTGGGGTCATGACGGCTCAGCAGCGCCATGCTATGGCCGCAGAAGAAGGCGAAAAGATTAGGAAGCAGCAAGAGCAGTGGCTGAGTAATCAAATTAAGCAAAGTCTTAATGAGGGCACTGCCGCAACAAATACTCAAGAATCTCAGGGAAAAGGCGTATTTTGGAGTATAGATTAATCAAAAAGCTTAGTATTTACAAATATTTAGTTATTAAACTTAATTTTTAAGTGTTTAAAAATGAGGAGTTTATTTTGGGCAAGCTAAATCTTCAAGTAAATTCAATTGCTTACGAGGACTTAAACGCCTCTAACAATCCATTGGTTCGCAATTTTGACTTGCAATACAAGGTCGCAGGTTTGCCGGTACAAGAAGCAATTTCCGAGTCCTTCCTGATTCCACCTAGCGCCACAGTTACAGTTTTTGATGGAACTCGCACTACCGCGATAGCTTCGGATACGGCCTTTACTAGCTCAAAGCCTGACCCCAATAAAAATATTTATAGATTTACATACGTCTCTGGAACAAATCCGGTTTTTAGAAATGATAGGGCTATTGGCATTGATAATACCTCTGTCTTTGCAATCACAGTTAACGGCCCGATAGCAACTCTTACCAATACTGGAGGCACTCCAATCGATACCACATCGGTACAAGTTGGCGACATTTTGAATCTACTTCCACTTTCCGGAGCATCTATCGCAAATAGAGGGAAGTTTACGATACTTTCAAAAACTGCTACTTCTTTGACATATCAAAATCTAAACGCTGTTGCACAGACTTTTACCGTGAACACAGCCTCTGATTTTCTGGTGTATAGCAATGGAACCGTTGGCAATCAAATACAGGTCGGCGATAAAGTTAAAATTAGCGCAGGATTCTCCTCATCAGTGTTTGGGACTTACTCTATCACAGAGGTTACGCCCTCTTGGTTCGAGATCTCAGTCGCTGCACCTAATGGGATTCCACTAGAAACGTCCGTCACGCCCGGAGTCTCTGGACTTGTTTTCTACTCATCTGCGAAAAAATTTGTTTTAATTGCTGCCCAAGATAAGTGTGCGGCTAGATTTAATGGCGATATAGGAGACCTCAGCGAGATCGAGCCCGAAGTCATTGGTAATCCAGAAAAGCCGGCGCTTTTATTAAAGCAGGGCTCTGCTTTTAGTCTAGTTATTAAAAATCTGTCGCTTTCCTCACTTAAAGTATTAGTTGCCTCAGCTGAATAACCTGCTATTCTAATATGGAATAGGTATGTCTGAAAATAATAAAAAAGATATCTCAGCAGAACTGATTCGCGAAGCAGTTCAGGACTTGCTGAAAGAAAACTTACAAAAAACTGAATCCGCTGACGGCATTAAAGCTGGACTCATTACTATGATGCCTATCCGTCAAAACGGTGGCGGTGATACTATCGCTTCAATTCTAGAGGTTCTAAAAAAATCTAGAGACATTGAAAGCGCCCAGCAGCTTAGTTTTGATGTAGATCCCAATAAGCAAGAGGGGAATCTCTCCTCTATCTTCAGAAGAAGACAAAATCTTATACCTGTAGACATTCTCAAGAGGCTAAGGGACACCGAAGAATTGATTGGCGGCGTTATATTGCCAGTTCGGGCCCGCCAAATGCTAATGTTTTCACGGCCAAGAGCCAATCGCTTTGATGTTGGATTTGCAGTTAATATTAAGCCAGAAGCAGTCCGACAACTTACTAAAGAGCAAATTGAAGAACTTAAAAAAGAAGCCATACCGGCCCTAAGAGAGCTTATGGTTAATTGTGGCCGCACAGATGGTCTCAAAGACACGGAGCGACAGGGGCTGGGTCAATTCTTGATGTCAACAATCGAAGATGCATTGCTTGGCGGCTCATTCGCAGCAGAAATCCGAAAAGACGGAAAAGGCGACTTCCACAGTTGGCGATCAGTCGATGCACTTACTATTCATCAAGTTCAAAAGCAGCGCGGGGAGTCTGCTGAAGCCCTTAATATTAGAAAAGAAGCCCGAGCACTTTTACAAAAAATTAAAGGTGAGGGCAATCTTCTGGTCGATGTTGACCGTTTTAGTAGAGACGAATATTCTTGGGTTCAGGTAATTGATGGAATTCCGCGACAAGTTTTTACAGATGAAGAACTTGTAGTTATGAATATGAATCCCTCTACGGATATCAATCGAAATGGATATCCAGTATCCCCAGTAGAGCGCATATTGTCCGCCGTTACAACCCACATCAATTTAACTTCTCATAATAAGATGTATTTCGTTAATGGCAGAGCTGCCAGAAACGTAATGATCTTTAAATCAAATGATTTGAGCAAGCAAGATATTGACAATATTAAATTGCAAATGCAGGCCCATATAAATTCAGTCAACTCTGCATGGCGTGTTCCGGTGTTTGGAATGGGAGTAGACGATGCTCTAGAAATCCAGCCACTAGACGGCGGCAATAGGGATATGGAATTCCAGTACCTTGCCGACTTGAATAAACGTATGATTTTCGCTGCCTACCAGATGTCTCCTGACGAAGTCGCGGCTCTTTCATACCTTTCACGCGGAACCAATAGCCAGTCTCTATCTGAATCCAACAATGAGTGGAAGCTTATGGCCGCCCGAGACATTGGGCTAAGGCCGCTTCTTATGCTCTATGAAGACTTTTTCAATGAGCGTCTTTTGCCAAAAATTAACGAACAGTGGTCAAAATATCTAAGAATTGATTTAGAGGGGCTGGACGCTGATTCTCCAGAAAAGGAAGCAACTAGACTTCAGCAGGACCAGGCCCTCTATCTTTCCATGAACGATATCATGGAGAGGGTTGAAAAAGACGCGGTTCCATTGGCTGGCCAGTTCCCAATGAATCCTGCTTATTTGCAGGTTCTTGAAAAATATTACACTAAGGGCCAGATCTTAAAAGCTTTCGGCGGCGAACAATTTAAAGCTGCCGACCAGGACCCAGAACTTGCATATTGCATGGGCGATCAAACAAGCATTCAAGTTTTCATCATGAAAAAGCAAGCCGAAATGCAACAAGCTACTATGCAGCAGCAGGCGGCACTTCAGCAACAGCAAGGGGCCCAACAGCCAGAACAAGGTGCCCAGCAGCAAGAGCAGCAGCCAGAGCAAGAAGAAAACGAGTCATCAGATCTAGATTCTGCAATAGCACAGCTGGGCGAAAGTCTGAATAAGTCAGAGTCCAAGTTGCCAGTCACAAGAAAAGAGCTGCTGAAAAAGCATAAGCTGGCTAAGGCTAAAATTCTTAAGGAACTTGACGAACAGTCGAAAGACATGATTAATTCTATCGAAGAAGCTCTGACAGGCAAGGACCCGCACGAAGGTCACAACCACTAGGAGCGATCTGTGCTGACTAAGCAGCTACAAAAAATAATAGAAGATAATATAAAGAAGACGTTCTCGTCCCTTAAGATGCATCTTTTGGGACCAGATAAAGTTTCCACTCAGTTCTTGTTTTTATTAAAGAACTTTGATCCCAATACTACAATAGGGCATCTGTATTCTCATGCCAATACAGTTAATGATATAAAGCCTGGGCGGCCAGATGATAAGTCTATTAGCAAGCTTAAGGATATTGCAGAAAAGTATATAGATGCCCTAGAGCAAAAAGCAATAGCAGACACTACTAGGATTGTTGGCGAAAAAATCGACAATTTGACCGTAGAAGCTAAGATAAAGAATCAGAAGCCAGAAGATTACATTAGGCAGCCAGAGGGACAAAAGATCCTAGCTTCTATCTCAAAAGAATTAAAGGATCAAAGAGACAAGATTAAGAAGGCTGCAGACGTTCTGGTCACCCATGAACTTCATAATGCACAAAATATAGGTGCGTTCGATGGCATTTTGGGTGCAGCTAAATCGGTTGGCATCGACGACCCTGTCGTTTTTAAGATTGGCGTACTCGATGAAAAGCGTTGCCGGATCTGCTGGCGCCTTTGGACAATGCCAGACAAAATTACGCCTAAAGTCTACAAGATGAGTGAACTTTCGGGCAGTCCCGGACACTGGAAAAATCCAGATGCTAGCGTAAGCCCGACCCATCCCAATTGTTTTACAGAGGGGCGCATGCCAGTTTTAACCGAGACAGGCTGGAAGGCAATTAAAAATGTTAAAGTTGGAGAAAAGGTACTAACGCATACAGGTAAATTTAAAAAAGTTGTGGGCGTTATTAATGAGCCATATACCAACAAAAAAAACATGATAATTCATTATGAGTATAATGGCAGAAGATTTGCACACCATGTCACTCCCGACCATAAATTTTTAACCCAGAGAGGCTGGATAGAAGCAAAAGATTTAACGGAAGAAGATAAATTTATTCAGTTGAATTATCCGTGTGTGGTTTGTGGAAAGCAAACCAAATTCAAGCATTCCGTAGGCTTTGAAATGTCCAAAACATGCTCTCAGGCATGCTTCAATGAACTGATGCGTGCCCAAGTCAAGCATTACCACGATACGCTATCCATAGAACAGAAAAGTATTCGGGCGGCAAATTGCTCTCAGGGCATTTTAAAAGCATATGAAAATGGTGCCAGGTCTTATTTTGCGTCACAGTATTGGAATGAAGAGAGAAGGGCGCAACAAAGAGATAAACTAATATCTAGATTGCCGCAGATGATGCAGGCCTCTGCCTCAACTCGCATATCAAAAAAGCAGCGTTACGTATATTCTTGGATTAAAGATTTTTATAGACAGAAAACTGTTGAAATGGAATATCAAGTCGGCAGATACTGCATAGATATAGCATTAGTAGAGGATAAAATAGCAATTGAGATAGATGGCAAATACCATGAAGGAGACAGGATAGCAAAAGATCAAGCCAGGGACTCATGGCTTAAAAATCAAGGCTGGTCCGTATTAAGGTACGGCTTTAAAAAATCTTCGGACATTAAAAAAGATAGAGTTATTGCCGATATACAAAATATACTGAACAATCACGATGGAATATATTCATTTCAAGAAACAAAAATACTGTCCATAAAATATGGCCGAACTAGAAACAATGGAAGAGTCTATTGCCTAACCGTAGAAGAGGACGCATCTTTTGTGGCTCGTGGCATTGTTTCCAGCAATTGTCGCGATATTCTAACCGTCTTAATGCCAGGATTCGGATTTGAAGGCAGTAAAATTGTATATAAAGGTAAGGATTACGACGAGTATAAAAAGCAAAGAGGAGACCGTTAGGCCGTCTCCTCGGAATCCGACTCGTAGTCTTCCTCAAAAGACTGCTCCATAGCTCTTTTAATTGCATCCGCATCTCGCTTCGCCTCGACTAGATTCATAATGCCCAATACAGTAGAATTTACTACTGCCAATACAGCTCCAGCGATAATTACGCCATTAGCAAAATTATCGACCCCTTCACCAAATAACAATTTCAAAAGAAGCATATCAACAATTGCAGCGGCAGGAACGAGTGCTGCCAGTGTAACAATCAGTTTCTTTCTGCTACCAAATATCAATCCCATACATCCCCCTTGTTAAAACAAGTATCTCGCACAAAAATAATAAAGTCTAGTTTTTTAATCTTCCCGTATCGTTTTGATATTGCCAGACCCCAAAGGTAGCTCATCATTAGGTGTTTTTGTGTTTTTGGCCCTAAATTTATTCATAATGCTGCTAGGTTTTCCGGATCTTCTAATTTCGACAGGAATCCTGGAATTGCCATTCAAAATTCTCTGTATTGTACCCTTGCTCCACCCAGTTCTTTCTATAATCTCATCTAATGTGTTAGCCTCAAAACTTTTTGGAAACTCGACTATATACTTATAATTTTTCACCACATTTCTCTCCTAAATAACCGGTATTTCTTTTCTTCTTTTGCTGCCGCCAAATGGCTCTAGCACTAATGTATTCCCATTTATAATATTCCAGTACTCACTGATAGCCTCATGTGCCGTTTTGCCAAGTCCAATCTTGCCGCTCAAGTAGGCGCCGGTATCAGGCGTTTTGAGCAAACATCTATCAAACGCGGCTTCCCAGGTCAAAGTATCGGCATTCCATCGGCATACCAATGACAGCTTATTTGCTTGGGCGAAATCATAGATATTATTACTAAAAAGCTTAATAACCTTAGACATATTAGTTCCTAAAACCTTCAAACGCAGAAAACACAAAGTTACCCTGAGCACCGAAGCTTGCCACATTATGTCCGTTGTGCTCCATCTCATCCAGAGCCAAGGCGATTTCTAAAGAATTAATGCCAAGCGCCATCATGTAGGTCACTGCTTGCTGCTTAGTCATGCCGTTAGATTCATTCAATACTACTCGAACAATCTTTTCATTAACAAGGTCGGTTTTGTAGCTAACAACATCAATAAGGTTAGTTGTTTCGTTTATTTTTATTTCGTGCATCATATGCATACCCCCTTGTTAAAGCCAGTATCTCGTAAAAAAATAATAAAGTCTAGTTTTTTATTCAAAATATCAAAATAATACAATAAATACAATGACTTAAGCCTAAAACCTAATATATTAAATATGTCTTCTCTTAAGAAAAACCTTATCCTAGAAGGTGTATTTGGATCGGAAGTGCCCGATACTTCTGGGGAAATTCTTGATATTTCGGGTGCAGATATATCAGAGCTTAAGTCCGGAAAGGCCTTAGTTAATACTGAGCATATTTCTCCAAAAGACATTGAGAAAGCCGATACGCCAGATCATGCAAAGGGGTTCTCATCCATCATAGGCAGGGTGCTTGACGCAAAAAAGATCTTCTCTAAAGAAGACTGCGCCAACGAAAGGGAACTTAAGGCCTGGTCCAAAATTCAGCGACCCCTTATTTATGGAAAGCTAGAAATTTGGGATGGACCAGATGCGCATGATAACGCTAGGGCCGCCGCCAGTATTGCTAGGGCACTTAATCGTTCCGACGCACCGTTCAGACTGGGCCTAAGTGTTGAGGGCAGTACCCTTAAAAGGGACGGCAATATCTTAAAGAAAACTATTATTCGCGGAATGGCTGCTACTATAAAGCCATGCAATAGAACCGCTACAATGGATATAGTAGAGGATCACTCTGCTCCAGGAGCCCCCAAGCCAATGGCAAAACATGAGGCTGCCGAGGGAGTCATAGAGCCTCTTTACAAATCTATTGATATGCAATTCGTATTGCAGGGAAGTATGAGTCGGATAGATAGATTGGCTGAAGCACATGCCAAGCTAAAAAAGACTCTGACTGCTGGCGGGGCAAATGCAGCGCCCAGCAGCCTAACTCAGGGATCGGCCCTACAAGGCGAATCTGAGCTGGGCAGGCTAACTAAAATGTTCCGCAAAATGCCTACACGAGCAGAGCTTAAGAAGGCTTTGCCCGGGGCGAATGATAAGGACTTGGATAAAATCCTAGAGGCCTTAAAAAAGAGGTATTTGGCCAAGTACGAACAAGAGGCCGAAGCTTTTTACTTAAAATTTAAAAAACAATAATAATATTGGCTATTTAGTAAAATAACTTACTAATAATCCGGTATTATTCCAATACATACACACCCGCAAGGAGTAATTAAATGTCTGCTATAGCAAAATCGCAAAGCCTAGTTCGTTCTTTGAAAGACCGACTTTCAAAGCGCATGCCTGCTGGATACATCGTCCGTGACTCGGTTGATGCCGCTGGTGCTCGCTTGGAAATCCAACAGGATTCTTCATGGTCGTCTACTGAACAAAAAGCTGTTATCCGCATCGTAGCTCAGGGTACACAGTTTTCCGACATTGTTGGTGGAGCACAAAAAGTGTACACTCCAATGGTCGCTCAGATGATCTCTGAAGGAGATAGCGCTACGCCAATCGCTTCTCAGCTTACTGCTTCAAATCAAGCTAGAATTTTGAATGAGCTGTTCCGCCTAGGAATTAAAGTTGAGCTGTACCTCACAGACCTAGCTGTTGAGCCAGCTCTTTCTTTGTTCTTGGCTGACGGAACTGTTAACACAAGCTCTACTTGCGTTTTGATTGACCGAATCGAGCCTGACCTTCAGTGGCCACTTTCTGGACAATAATTGGAATATATTCAACCAGAAAGGAGTTGGCACATGTCAGCAGAAAAATACGATCTGGAGAAACTTCTCGCAGAAGTTTCAAAAGATCTGGACAAATTGCTAAAATCCGAAGAAGCTAGCCTAAAAAAAGCTGAAGAGTCTAAGGAAGAAAGCAAAGAAGAGTCCAAAAAAGAAAAATCGGCTGTAGAATCCGAAGAATCTAAGGAAGAATCCAAAGAGGAAATGGAACAATCAGCCGTTGCGAAGGCGGATGAAGAACATTCTTCATACGAAAACCAAGCACCAGAAGCCGAAGAAGATGCACCTAAAGCTCCAGCAGAAGCTGAGCAAGAGGAAGCATCTTTAGAAGAAATGGTAAAGGATCTTGACGATGAAATGCTTGCGTCTCTTAAGGCAGCGATTGAAGCGGAAATGTCAGAACGCAGTCCGAAAGCTGAAGAAGCTCCTGAAATGGCCCCAGCCAAAGAAGAAGCTTCCAAAGACAAGCCGGCTCCGCTAGCGATGTCTGAAAAGCGAGAAGATGGTCGCCTAGCTAAGGCCGAAAAAGAATTGGCTGAAGCTAAGGAGTCTATCAAGCTTATGAGTGAAATCATTGAAAAAATGGCTTCACGTCCAGTAAGTAAAGCTATCACAAACATCGACGCAGTCGATTATGTCAAGAAAGGCGACGACGCTCCTCTTAAGAAAAATGAGGAAATTACCGACGCCGAGCTTCACGAAAAGCTTGTTAAAGTATCAGCCGATCCAAAGAAGATGGCTGTATTGAGCAAGTCTGAAAGAGAAGCCATGCTTGATTACTTTGCAACAAAAAAACGTAATTCACAAGTTCTTAAAATAGTAAGCCAATAAAGGAGAAGTGCTGTGTCTACAGAAATTCAAAAATTAGAAGAACTAAAAAAGGCGCTTGAAGCGGGCGGATACAACGCTGCTCCTGGTGCTCTTACTCAAGGTTCCGCTCTTCAGATGGAAGACCTGAGCCCTGTCATGAATGTTGCAACATTTGATGACAGCAAAATTAAACTGCAAAAGCAGCTAAAAGTTGTTCCCGCTAAAGGAACGCTTGTCCAGTACAACCGTCAGCTTGACTACGGTATATTCGGTGGATCAGCTGTACTAGAAGGTGCAGTTGGACAAGAAGAGACAAGCTCATTCGTACGTGCTGTAGTCCCTATGGCGTACTATGTGCATGTCCGCCGATTCACTATGCAAGCTAACATGATTCAAGCCTTCGACGGCGTAAAAGCTGAAGATCGCGTTGAAGCTGACGCTGCTCTTAAGATCGCTGGAGACATCGAATTCCACCTTTTCCGTGGCAAAGCTATGTACTCTAACGCTGGTCTTTTTGATGGAAACCCTCTTGCTATGTCTGCAGACGAGCCAGGAATGATGGGTCTTGATCCTCAAATCCGAGTTTCTGATTCTGAAACCAGCACTCAAGATCTTATGTTTAATGAATACGGAGCTGACGGTTCTGTAGCCATTAACCAAGGTGGAGTTCTGTCACAGTCTACAATCGAAGACGTTTATGCACGTGCTCAAATGAACCACGGTGCTCCTGAGAAGCTGTATCTTGATCCATTGACACACTCTGCATACAACAAGATCGCCTTCAACAAAGAGCGCATTGTTCTTGCGGGCTCTCCTCAAAACGCCACTGGCGCTTCTTTGAAAGAGCAATTCGTGGCTGGTGGAGCTATCGCTTTGGAATCTAGCCGGTTCTTGTCTGCTAAGACTGCTCCTGCACGCGCTCGCGTTGGCACTCCTGGCGCTCCAACTGTAGCTGCTGCACAGTCTGCTGGAAGCACTAGCTTTGCTGCAGCTGAAGTCTACACTTATTCAGTTTCTGCAGTCGGTGATCTTGGCGAAAGCCCAGCTTCTGCTGACCTAGCAGTTACTATCGCTGCAGCCGGTAACCAAGTGACTCTGACAATCACTCCTGCTTCTGGCGTCGTTGCGCGTTACTTTAACGTGTACCGCACAGCTGCCGGCGGAACTCGCAAATCATTGGTTGGACGAATCAAGGCTAATGCTTTGTCTGCAGTATCCTTCATCGACTTGAACAACCGATTGAGCCAAGGTATCACTGCATTCGCTCTTGATATGCGAGGAATCGAGATTCACGAGTTGTCTCCTTACAAGTCTGTTGAGCTTGCAATGACCGACCTTAGCAAGCCTAAAGCGTTCTTCCGCTTTGCTTGTGTGGTTGCTAAGTTGCCACGCTTCAGCATCCTTGTTGACAACGTACTCCCCTAATTAATATTGATCGCAAGATCGGTATAATAGAAAGCCAGGAGAAATCCTGGCTTTTTTATTTTATGCGAATAGCCCAGCGCTTCTTGCCGCAGTCCCATATTCTAAAATATCCCTGCGACATCCTAAGCTCTCGCTCAGTCTGGTTCCCATTCCGTTCTTCAGCAGTCTTCTTGAGTGACTGTTTGGCGAATCTACGATCCCTCACGCCAGCCCTAACGTAACTATAATCTGGACCACTTTCGTCCTCTAATTCAAATCCTAAAGCCTCGTATACTCTGCCCTCTGACCATCTATTGTCAGACCATGAGACGATCTTGCCGTACCCATTATCTTGTCCCCATTTGATAAGGGCAGACAGCAGCCTTGACGATCCTCCGCGCACGCTCACGCCGGATAAAAAGCATAAACGCCCAAGTACTAGCGTGCCGGACCCCAAAGATCTATGGTGCCTGTTGCCAGTTATAACTCCAACAATCTTGTCATTGATCTTAAGTCCAAAAGCCGCTTCAACTGTTGTCGAAGCAGATCCTTGTATATGGTATTCGTCTATGAATCTATTTGCTACCTTCGTGTCCAATAGCTCCACTGTGCATTTCCTGGCATCTACCTTCTCGCTATTGACCCCAAATACAGACTTTAGGTAGCCCTTAACCTGATCCTGCCTGGATATCCATTCATCTTCAAAAACCGTTATAAGTCTTATCCCATTTTTCTGGCACAGCAGTCTCTTTGTGTTGTGCTTGTTTTTTATTTCATTTAAATATGACAAGTACTCCAGATCACCTACCTTATCGGCTCTGGGCTTTTCTGAGTGATAGTATAGGCCACAGTACTCGATGCCTATCTTCATGGATGGTATGTATATGTCAATCTCCTTATGCTTACCAGGAGATATTTCTTCTTTAGGTATTTTATACCTCTCTGTAACTAATCCAAAAGATTCTATCCATGCAGACAGCTCTCGCTCAGCCCGAGAAATGCCTGTATTGTTGCAATGTGGACAATTGTAATTTTGCAGAGCGCCCTCAGCCATTGCATACGTAATAATATGCTTGCCGCTTGGACATATTGCCGAGGCTTGGTTCTTTACACCAGTAAAACTTTCATCGACCAATGTCTTCCCAGTTTGATTAAAAAGCTTTTTTGCAAAAGCACTGGCACTTCGCACCTGCTTCGGCTGCCCCTGATGAAGTCGAGTGGCACTCTTATAAAACACGGTGCCATCTTCAGCCATGATCTTGTACTTACCGTATTCCCTGCCCAAGTACTCATACTTCTGGTCTTTAGGCAATCGCTCAAGCACTTCCTCTTTGCTAAGCGCTCGCTCCTCGGCTGCCTCTGCGCGCCCTGGCCTCTCAAGCTTCTGCTCCCTGGACACCTTGGCTATAAGTTCGTGGCTATATCCGCGCTCTCTAATTTCATTAGTCCTGACACCATTCTTCAGAAGTTCGAGTACCTCATTATATCTTTGCTTGTCATGGTCTTCTTTAGTCCTAACTGGAATATTAAACTTCTTAACCCAAGAGGCTATTGTCATTCTTGTTGGCGCGTTTTCAAAAGTTTCTTTTAGTGCATTGGCGATTGCCATGGTCGTTAGGCCCTGACCTGCAAGCTCTTTGATTTTGGGAATAAAGATTTTTGGGTCGTGCTTCATGTGCTATAAGTATGCCATAAAAACGATATTTAGGCAATAAAAAAACCGGTCACATCATGTGCCGGGTATAAAATGGCCCTTCCGTAGGCCCCCCATCTTCCTTGTCCCTTTTGCCCAGTTAGACGCATGGAAAGAACATGCGCTAACAAGTATAGAATACTAATTTTTTTGTATTTGTCAATTCTTTATTGGTCTGTATTATTTATATGGATGTTGACTAATTGCTTGACGCTTCTGCATAATTCTTAATGTCTTTATAAAGGCGACCCCGCAACTGATCCCCCAACTGTCCCCAAAGCTGTCCACCCAACTGATCCCCCAACTGATCCCACAACTGATTCCCCAACTGACCCCACAACTGATTCCGCAACTGATCCCTCAACTGAGACAACAACTGATCCCTCAACTGATCCCCCAACTGATCCCCCAACTGATCCCACAGCTGATTCGCCAAATGCTTATTAATTGGCTTACGTTTCTTCATAATACTTAATGCCTTTATAAAGCCGATACTTCAACTGATCCCACAACTGAGGCCACAACTGATTCCCCAACTGACCCCACAACTGATTCCGCAACTGATCCCTCAACTGAGACAACAACTGATCCCTCAACTGATCCCCCAACTGATACCCCAACTGATCCTCCAACCGCCCAACAATCTTCTTACGTTTCTTCATAATACTTAATGCCTTTATAAAGCCGATGCCTCAACTGCTCCCCAAACTGTCCCCAAAGCTGTCCACCCAACTGATGCCACAGCTGTCCCCACAAGTGAACACCTAACTGATCCCCCAACCGATCCCTCAACTGATCCCTCAACCGATCCCTCAACTGCCTACGCTTATTCATAAGACTTAATACCTTTATAAAGCTGATTCATCAACTGTCCCAAAAACGGCACCTGCAACTGATCCCACAACTGTCCCCACAACTGACCACCTAACCGATCCCCCAACTGATCCCTCAACTGATACCACAACCGATCCCTCAAATGCCTACGCTTCTTCATAATACTTAATGCCTTTATAAAGCCGATACCTCAACTGCTCCCCAAACTGACTCCCCAACTGATCCCACAACTGCCCATTAACATGTTTACGTTTCTTCATAATATTTAATGCCCCTATAAAGGGGCTGCCCTAACTCATCCCACAACTGATCCCACAACTGCCTCCCCAACTGTCCCCAAAGCTGTCCACCCAACCGATACCACAGCTGATTTGTCAACTGATTCCTCAAATATCCATTAATCTGCTTACGCTTCTTCATAAGACTTTCTGGTATTTAGATCTCTGGTCATTTCCTCGTACTGCCTGGAATTGTATCTTTTAAATAGCTTATAGGTCATATATCTATTAATAAGCGAAGATGCGCCTCCGTCAGTCTTTTTATTTGCAAAGTACAAGTAAAAGATATTAATAAGGGCCCAGATCAAGATAACTATTCCAATAAATGCCAGTGGCTTGTCTATAATGAATTGAATCATAATACCTCCGTATAAACACATTATTATGCAGTTTTTCGCCAAAAGCAATAAATAGAATCAAAATAATACGCAAAAGAATAAACCTTGACCACTAGTTTTTTTATTGGTATTATGATAGAACCAAAAACCCCATGCCTTTAGGCGGGGTAGTATGTCAGAAGGAGCTATAAATGAAATACGTAGTATTTGCAATCGTCACTTTTTTTAGTGCCATGACATATATTCTTAACAAAAAAGAACCAGCCATTCAGAATGATCGATTCTCGTTATTTAATAATATGACCGTAGCCGTAGCTATTTCCGGCTCGGCAGCAAAAGCGGCCTGTGCAGAAACTATATTGGATGCACACAAAAGAAATTATATTTCTATCAATGCGTCGGAATCGGATCTAACCGCTTTTTGCCACGAGATTGGCCTTAAAGTGGAAAGTAAGATTAAGGGGATGACGAAATGAAAATCCCCTTAGAGTTTAATGGAACCGCCAATATAGTTATGCTCATAAACTCATCAGAGACTATTGAGCCAAAGCTTAAAGAAGCAATACTTTCTCAAGCGTCCCATCTTGAGAGATATATGATTGCTGCCGTTCAGGCGGCTGCAAAAAATCATCAAATTCCAAAATGGCATGAGATTATTGAGGACCAAAATGGCCAAAAATATCCAGGACGCTTAATATGAAGGTCTATTACTATAATGACGAAAAGCACGGTGTCGCACTGGCAGTTAATGACCTGCACTATACAAGACTTGTTCCTCCGCAAGCAGGCATTTTGGTTGATATAGATATTTCAGAATCACAGTCGCTTTACATAAAGAAATGGGATAAGATGGTTCTTATATCAACTATCAATTTAGAAAGATTACCGGAGACTGAAGTATGGCGCCAGGATGGGAAGAGCGAGTAGAAATTGTTGTTAAAGACGATGTCGTTCAATTCGTAAGCTGGACAGAAGACGATGGCAGAATTATTGATTATTTCATGACATTTTCTGGATATTGGATTTGGGAAGAAAGATATACCAGAAATAGGGGGCTGATACAGGAGGAAGATGCTGTGCAGCTTCCGGCTGTATGGCTCTTAAAAAATAAAATGTCAGAAAATGAGTCTATGTCTATAAAATTATGGGCAACGCAGTGGGACGACCCCACCGAAAGGATTGCGCTAGAATGAAGAATATAAATGATTACTTAATGTTCAAAGAATTCAATAAGTATGATGTAGCTTCAGAAAATGAGAAGGGATTTCTCTGGATTAGAGAGCGCAATGATATTAAAATCCAAGTCTTCACTTCGAGCGAGAAGTTAAGCCCCGATTCCAGCTTTTTAGTAGAAATATCTATTAACAAGACGGTACCCACTACCAGTATTTTTGAAGAAGGGCGAAGACTTTCCGGTAATTTTGTAGCTGGGCCGTTTAAAGCCGAGGCTCTAATCAATAGCGGAATCCTAGATAATCTTGAGAGTGCCGCAATGAAATTGGGTCAATAATGGGGATATTTCAATTCATTATAGCTATATTGCTACTTATTATGATGGTTTTCAGCTATGATGTCTTATTTTGATCCAGACGGTCAATTTCTATGGATTTATTTGGGTGCCTTTGCTATATTTATTGCATAGGGGGCACTTCCAATATGCCAAAAGTAGTAATAAAAGAGGATACCCAAACAGACCAATCCACTGACTTCAATGAGACCGAAATCCTTGACCTAATGGCAGAAGAGTCCGCCCAGGCCATGGAATCTGAACTATCCGAACTATTTAAGTATATTGAAAATGAGATAAATATGGCATTTCAGGATGCCAATAAAAATCAATAAAATCCAATATTTAAGCCCAAAACTTAATATTTAAAAGTAATTCTGACTACTTAAACGGGATACTTTTAAATGTCTGACGATACTAAAAAGCTGGAGCAGCTTGAGGCCCGATTCCTTGAATTCAGGATCGGAAAGCTTGAAGAGCAGCAGCGCCGATACGATAGCCTTAATGAAAAGGTAGCCGATGCCCTGACCCGGCTTACTGGACGGGTTGTTCAGCTAGAGGCAAATGAAGAAAATTACGCCGCCCAGCTTAAACAGCTCAATGAAAGCAATAAAGTTCAAAACAAGCTCCTTGTGGCAATCGTAACGGCCAGTGCCGGTACTCTCATTACGCTAATTCTAAAGGCGCTAACCATTACTGCATAGGCGGAATTCATGAAATTAGGATTAAGAATCATAGATAGCGCGTCTACGATTAATAATTTAAAGTATCTTAATCAACTATCGATTGAGACGGGTGAGACTGCAACGGTTAGGTTCCAGCTAGTTGATCTGGATACTGTTAGGCAGCAGAATCTTCTTGGCGACCGATATATGCCAGCTTCTGGGGCTACTTTGGAAGCCGTTATCCAATCCGTTGACTCTGCGGGTACAGTGACTAAATCCGCCACACAGCCATTCTCACTAGATCCATCAATCTGGGAGTTTTCGCTTACTGCACTAGAAACGCAATCTCTTGGCGGAACAAATCTTAGGATTACACTAACCGAAGGCTCAAACATCAAAAAAGGCCTTGGACAACAAGTTATACTAGTTTCTAATTCCGATAATTCTCGATACCAGTGCTAAGGAGCCTAAATGGCTGACTATTCTAAAAGCAAGAAAAGAATTGCCAGTGCTTGGCCATCCAGGGCTACCGATGGCGGAGCCGGTGGCTATTCGCGAGCAGAGAGCTTCCTTTCGCCAGAGAGGCTCAAGGCAGAATTTCTTTTTGGAATTCCACTTAAGTCGCCATTGACAGGTGAAGTAATGTCGGATGACACTCTTAAATCGATCATCCGAAAAGCAGCTGGCGAAGTAGAGCTTCGGTGTAAAGTTGATATTTTTCAAACGCAGAGAGCAGTAAGGCTTGAGTTTGATAGAACTAAGTGGTCCCAAGGCTTTGGCCAATTAGACTTAGGATACCCCAATATTTATTCTATTGAAGAAGTATCCATTAGAACGGTAGAGAGCGAATCTACTGAGAACTCATCCCCTGCAGCTGGCGAAGAAGACGGTAAACTTATTTACAGAATGCCCCTTGCATGGCTTGATATTGACAGCATGGGCCATAAAGGCGTAATACATACGATTCCTCTGCAAACATCTTATACAGGAGTTGGGCAGGTTGGTTCTTATAATGGAGCAGCAGCAGCACTTCTAACTGTATTTCAGCAATTAAGATTTATGCCAGCCTTCTGGTATGTAAAGTTCACCACTGGATTTGACGATAATGCCGTACCTGGGCCTATTAATAACTTGATTGGATATCGAGCCGCTCTCATGATATTGAGCATGCTGGGGCCGACTAATAAATATAACTCTAAAAGCATCGGAATTGATGGGGCCTCTCAGTCTTTGGGTGGACCGGGAAACCAGCAGTTCGCACTGAGGGCACAGGATCTAGAGAAGCAAATCGCAGAGCTGGAGCAAAGTATCAAATCTTACTTCGGTAGCAAAATTTTCATGTCACATATTTAAGAGACAGGCCATGGCGAACGTGCGGGATCTTATTCTTAAAATTAAGAAACTACAAGAGTTGGCCGCACAAGAAGTCAACAGGCCTGAGCCTATAAAAAAAAATTATACGACAAAAGTCATAATTTCGCTTTACGAAGAAGAGCCATTAGAAAAAGCGGGAGAATTCCCAACTGGGGCCCAGCAAACTCATCCCACCAAAGGGTATGAGTCTGTCCGCTGGAACAATCAGTGGGTATGGCAACATGGACCAGAAATTGCAAGCAATCACGATAAGTATATTAATGATCCCAAATTGATACAATCCGTGCTGAATAAAATGCCTACTCCGCAGCATAAAAAAGCTATGGAAGCAGTAATTCAAAGAATACAAAAAGACCCCAATAGGCACGTTATACCGACCCATGACCGCGAAAAGAACCGTCACGTTTTGAGAGCCAGACACCTAAAAAGCTTGCTTTTAAACGATGATAACTTTAATATAGATACAAGCAAGCCCAATCAACTGAAGATTACGGCTAAGCAGCGGCACGGACTTGCTACAGGACCAACAGACTTCATTTTTAATATAAAGGAGTCACCAAATGTCCAAAAAAGTATCAGAGATGACCAAGGAAGAGATCCGATCCGTAGTAGAGGCTTACGGCCAGGACTTGAATATGATTTGGAGCGAGGAAGAGATCGAAGCGGCAATGGCAATCCTGCAGGACAAAGTGGCTATCCAGGGCGAGGAAACGCAGAGCTAAATCTTGTCCAACATTTACTAGAAGATAGTCGTCCACATTGGTCTAAAGCCTATCACGATCACAAACATCTAGTTACGCCATACGTTAAAGAAGATCAATCTAAATATTTGAAAAATAAGCCAATTAGCGATATAATGGTTAGGCATAGCGGCAGTCATGGGCACGAATCCTTAAATAATAGGAATTCTCCGGAGGGGCAATTGGTCATTAAAATGCTTGAGGAAGGACTGCTTAGGTATCACCCTAAAGCTGGATTCTTGCTTAATAATTTTAGGCCGGCCACAGAACAGCTCCAGAGAAGCGAATCCGCTCCAGTAAATTTAATACATTTCTCAAGAGTTAAGGGCCTCAAACAGATTGACCCCAATTACATGGGAACAGGCGCTCCGTCCCAAGAAACGAGGCACGGAGTTCCAGAAGTACGCAGAAGCTATTTCTATAGGGCCGATTCTGAGCCAGAGCATTTGGTAACTCAAGGTGCAGTAAGCAAATATCATGTAACTTTGCCTGAAACGCATAAGCTCTATGATCTTGCAAATGACCATGAGGGACACATTAAGGCGGCTGTTGACGCAAATAATGGGGCTTACAATTCAGACATGGTTTTAGGCAAAATAAGAGACGCAGGCTATCACGGGTTTTACAACTCTAAAAGTACACTTCCTAATGTGGTCGCATTGTTCCATAGCATTCCAGTACACAGAGAGGAAATGCCATGAAGCATGTATTGCCTGGACATTATTTTATTTTCTCTGTAGAAAATCCGAAGCATCAGGTGACCGCTTCCGGCGTACCCAGCACTGAAGAGGCCGTAAAGTTTCTAAGGCAATCAGGAGAGGATGCACTAGATTTGCATGGTCATTATGATGGGAAGCACGAGCGCTCTATTCTTGTCAGGCACCCAAAGAATGTAAAAGGACTGACTGAAATGGCTAGACAACTAGGGCAGGAGTCAGTCATACATTCAATGGACAATAAACACGAACTTAAATATTTGAATGGACCTCAAGCTGGTACTTCTGTGCATGGAAGTGGAGTGCAGTTTTATAAAGAAAAACCAGATGGAGACCACTCTGTCATGCACACGGACGAAGGTCCAGTTCACTTTAAGTTAAACTTTAATTTTGGAGATCAATCTAATAAACTTAAAAAGAGCGAGTGGGATAAAGAACTAGGAATCGTCTCTGATGAAATTAGGCGACTTCAGGAAGCGCACAGACACAATAGATCAATAGCCATACAAGAGGCTAAAGATCATGCCCAAAAAATTGGGCACCACGATCACATGTTTTTATATCATTTAGGTAGAGCTTTTGGTAAAGAATAATGGCTAAATTTAAAGTTCCAGAACCAAAATATATTGCCAAATTGAAGCACCCCACACTACAAGACAAGAGTGGCGAAGCTATTTGGAAACCAGACGATACTGCCATCCCGGCGTATTTCCGACACAAAATGACCGATAAAGAATATATCAACTTATTGGCCGGCGCTTACGGACATAGCGATTTTGATATATCACAACTAAAAAAATACCTAAATGAGTCTAGACACAATAACGAGAAAAATAATGATTTGGCTCTGGCTAAAGTTTTGTCGCACATTGCGCAGTCGCAAGGCGGCGTTAAACCCACCTCAAAACATGTGGATATTGATGAAGGCAGATTGCGGCACATTATTAATGATTATCCAATATCTTCAGAGGCAATTCATCATATAATTGATAATCATGATTCATTTCCAATTTCAACCTACCGAGAGCATCTGACTCCACTAGCGGATCAAAAAAACTTAAATAAAGATCATGTAATTAAAATTTTTAAGACCGGTGCCGATAAGGACATTGATTTATCCCAATTTATTAATCATAAGCTCTTCGATAAAGACTTGGCCGACCATCTTATATATAATACTAATTACAAATTAAAATCTAATGATGTTGCAGCACTTAATAAATACTCAAAACATAATGACCCATCCAAAAATCTGCTCGAAAATAGGCACATTAAGCACATACTAGATAACAACAAAGCAGGAGCTACTGCTTTCCCACAACTACTGTCATCCATTAAACCATCAAAAAATTTACTTGGAGAAGAAGATCACTCATACAGAAATTCTATAATATCTAAATATATAGGGCATGAAGGTGCTAAGCTATATGATATAGATGATGCGGAAGAGATGGCCTCTTCGCCGGATACAAATTATAATTTAATGAGCCCGGGCTTTGGATATAAAACGGACATTTCTAAGGAAATACTTAGGAATTCGCCACATTTAACGCCAGAACATATTGATTATATTAAACGTCATGGCAATTTTGAGCAAAAATGGGCATTATTTCATAATAAGCATATAGACCCACAACATCAAATTGAAATGCACAATAAATGGGCAAACGATAACCATGAGCACGGATACGATTTAGAACAGCTTAAAACAAAGATTCAAAATCAAAACGATTTTCAGAATAGCTATGATTACTATTATGAAGATGCCAGAGATCAGGCAGAAGAAGAGTACCCATTAAGTGAATACATAAGAGACAACGTAGAAGACTCAGATCTAATGGATGGAATGGAACAAGACGAATGGATCAACAATCATCTTGCTGAAAATTATAATTGGCAAACAGATGACGACGATTTCACGTACTCCATTGAAGACCATCCCGATTATGATGCCCGAAGAGATGAGGCCCAGGAAGCCTATAATTCTGCTTTAGAGGCCAGGCGTGCCAATCCACAAGATCACCTAGATGATCGGACTATGGATAGAATTTATGAAGGCCATTCAGAATCAATATCCGATGATGTGTCTAGAATAGCCAGAAGAATGCATGACGAAAGAATGGAGAATGCGCACCTAGACTATGATTTTCTCCCTGAACATCTGAAAGATAAGCTCCCGGCTGTTAATGAGCACATTGAAAATAAAAAACGGACTGCCGAAGAGAGGGCCCGCCTAGAGGCCGCTAAAAAAGAAGCTGCATTAAAACCTAAACTTGATGAGCTGATACCAAATCGCAATAATACGCACGCTTACGGTGATCTACAGCATCATTTAGAATTGGCACAGCATTATGCGGACGCTAATGGCGGCTCTATTGATATTGGACATTTAAATAAAATACATCCAAATATTAAAGATAATTGGAAAAAGATCTTTGGAGAAAAAGGAAAACTATCCTCACAAGAATTGCAGAAGATTCGCGACTCCATTCCTAAAACCAACTATAATATTTCTTACGGAGTATGGGATGGCAGTAAGATGCAGAATATTAACAATCGAGATCAGGTTGTCGTTCGCCTAGACCACTCAAATGAGTCTATTGCTCCAATTAAGGCAGATCCAAACACGTACAAAATATTTCAAAAAATTCAAGAAGTATCGCAAAGATCCGGTCATCCCACTAATCTTAATACGATTGCTTGGGCACGAGTAGATACTCATGAGCCAGGACACTGGATGATTGATGAAGTTCAGTCAGATTTCGGATCTGCAGCCAGAGATTATTTGGATCAAAATGATAAGTCTGAAGAGGCCGAGCACGTCAACAAGATTATTAATTACCATAAGAACTGGCGAGAAGCTCTTATCAACAAAGTAATTTCGATGGCCAAAGATAACGGAGTGAACATAATATCCACTCACTCGCCAGAATCTAAGGCATCTCACACAAATGCTGACAAAGTGCATACGGTGTATAAAGAGAGCTACCAGAAAGTGCCTAGATCTATGGGCTTTAAGCCAGTCCATAATAAAGAGCTTCCCCTTACTGAAGGGGGCCGTAAAAAGATTGGAAGAAAAACAACTGGAACTCCAGTCGGTGCACTCCTTGAGGATCATGCAGCAGGAATGGATACGCACGCTTGGCTGGCTCAGGCTCATAAAAATTTAGCTGCAGCCAAAGTCTATCCGCCTATGGCTGGAATATCCGATCGGCGCGTTCCGATGGACGCAGATACCATTGATTTGCACCAAAAACTAGCAGATCACCATACGACAAAGTTTCGTGAGCACCATCAGCGGCTTTCTAATTTAGACCCCACACATGCCCTAAGGAACTATCCTTCAGTATCTAGTTACATTGAGGGATCAAGTTCTGGGTTTAAAAGAATGAATCCAGAAGAGAAAGAGCAGAAGCATAATGCTAATCTTGTGGCCGCTCGCATGTCTGCCAAGGAAATTATGAACGAAGGCTATGGCATGCCCGTTTATGGCCACGATTCTGCGCTAAAAGAGGCCCCTGCATCTGAGAATCACGGACATCAGATTGACCTAAGCCCCCCTAAGCTTAAAAAGTCAATTGACGATGCAGACTTTGATATGGAGTTTGAGAAGCTACAAAAGGCACCGGTTGAGAACACTAACTTAGAGTCCTTTGACGGCTGGCACGATATACCTAAATCGTATAAACACGTGTCCTCAAAGCAGCTTAAAAACGGATTGTATCATCATACTTTTGCTGGACATTATGGCCCAGAAAAATCTCCTATTTTTTATCACGCTGTTTCGGATTCTAAGCATCCACACGATACTCATATGGCGAGAGTCCAAGTTAGTATCGAGCCATACACAAATGAACCAATAGTCACAGAGTCTCACGTAAATCCACAACATGCTGGGCACGGTCACGGTAAGCTCGCATACGCAGCTGCTTTGGCGCATCACGGCAGACTAGAAAGCGACTACGCGGTATCTCAGAACGCCCATAAGGCTTGGCAAAACTTAAATGGATTACCGTCGGTTAATCTGTCTATTAAACCTATGGGTAGCCCAGATCCCAATAGGGCTATGGCTTCAGATGTTAAAAAGCTAAGGGCGTACCTCTATAAGACTGAGGACTTAATAAAAGACGAAGCCGCAACAAGGGTCCGTAACGGATGGCCGATGCCAGAGCACTCAGCCAGAACATTTCAAGATCCAGAATTATTTGAGAGTAAATTAAATGATCTTTATCAAAAATTAGAGCCGCTTAAAAATTTAGAATTTTCCTGGGAAAAAGATGAGGCTCAAGCAAGGCTACATGATCTTCTAGACAATCCAACGTATCGAGGCAAGTATTCTCCAGAAGTACTAGATGTCATTGCTTCTCACTCAGATGAAGATATTAGAAAAAGCATACATATACACCCCAATGCAGAACATAGCAGGCACATAAAGCCAGCGATCGATAGGGACCGTGCTGCATGGATAGCCAAAGTACAGAAGGCACTCAGCTCCAGCTCTGGAGCCCTACCCTCAAGCGTTCCCGTGCATGAGGATGCAAATCTTGATGATTGGCAGCTCAACTGGCTGGCTTCGCACGGCGACACTAGAGCAAACAATTACGCTATTAATCACCCTAATGCCGAGCCTAGACATATTGAAAAGGCAATTAATACTGTTTTGGCCCGAAAACATCCCTATAAAGACGATTCGTTTTGGCTTAAGCTTGGCAACAATCCCAAAACAACTGAGGATCAGCTGATGCTTGCTCATCGCCAAGTAAGCCCACATTATAGGACGCACTTGTCCAAGAAACTAAGAGAAAGAGGAATATATACAGATCCAAACCAAGTTGAATTTGCCTTAGGAACTAATAAACTTAGGTCAGCAAGAGACCACATTATAAATAATGGTTCCGAGGGGAAAATGCACAAAAAAGATCTGGAGCTGGCCGGACACTCCCCGCAAGCCCTAGGAATATCGCATCTATTGGATGGCACCGGACATATTCATCACGAAGACATTCAGAGGCACATAGACGCTCAGCCCAAGATGAAATTTGGTTTTAGTAAAACGAGCTATGGCTCAGAAGATAGCCCTCGATACCTTGAGGATATGCTGTCAGATCACTTAGAAGCTTTTAATCCAGAAGATTATGGCGTACACAAGAGTGATTTTCTTGATTATGGTAAAATCAAAAAATATCATAATAAACAATTTAAGCCGGATTTTGACGAGACTGACTTCGACTCTCATGAAGAATATGAACAGGCGCTAGACGATGCCAGACGAGACTGGGAAGACGGCTTCAATTTAGATGATTACGATTATTTGGCAGAGAAGGACGACAAGTATCTAGATAAAGATTCTTATGAGCGCGAAGTTCAATCGGCCAAAGATCGCCATATGGACAACTTCGATTCTGGCGATTACGGTGTAACGCACGAGCAGGCATATGAGAATGCCCTGGAAGAGCAGCGCCATACATATGAGCCATCTGAGGTATTTCAGTTAAACTTCACAAAAGAACATGCAGACAAGATGAAAGAGTCGGGAGTTTGGGGAACTTTTAAGAACATGCAAGAGGCATCGAAGCGCTCAAAACATCCAGTTCTTGATAATACTATTGGATGGGTTCGCTATACTCAAGATCAACAAGGCAATACACATATAGATGAAATTCAGTCTGATTTTGGTCAGTCATTTATCAAGCAGGCACAAAAGCAGATAAAGGACGCATTAAGCTCAGGCCAAATTAACCAACAGCAGGCCGAGCAAGCTTACGCAAACGCGCATGCCAAGTGGCCAGAAGAGCATTATAATAAAATAAATGAGATACTTTTTAATAACAAGCATCCAAATGAAATACTCCATGAGGCGTTCCTGCAGCACTTAAGAGACAATAATCGAGTTGGCAGTAAGGTTCACATTTGGGACAGTAAAGAAAAAGCTGATCTGTCAGGAATGTCAAGTTCCGGGTACATCAATTTACAGGACATTGGAAAAATAATCAATAATGATCTATCTGTTGGCGATAGACTTCCCCCGGCAACGGTCAACCACGCCAAAAACTGGATTAAGCAGCAGGGCATGACTCCAGAAAACTGGGAAGCCAAGTCAAAAGAAATTATAAGACAGCAGCGGCCCCTACTGAGTGAATCTGAAATTGAATCTTACCCAATATCCTTCCCTATGCCAGTGCCAGCCCATATGCAATTTACTTATAATCAGCACCCTAAAAAGATGGGCTATAAGCCCTCTAAATACGGCGAACTTGAAACGCAGCACAACCCATATCTTAAGGGCAAATCAACTTGGTCAGATACTCTCAAAAAGAAAGAAAAATTGGACCCAGATCAAATTGAAAAGCTTAAAAATCTACTAGAAAATGTAGAAAATGTTGACATAGATATGCCATGGAATGATATAATTAAGTACTCTACCCACAGGTGGGCCTAATGTATAGAGACTTAGAAAAACAAATGTATCAGCATATTGAAAACGGCGATTGGGATAGTGCCATAAACACTGCATTACGCCTGCCAACTAACTGGGATGCCCTTCAAAGGCTGCCGTCCTCGGGAGAAATGCCTGAATACGCAATTAACATGGTATTAAATAGGATTGAGCGTAAGCCAGATTTGGGAACCGGGTTTCTTTTTGAGCTTGCTAGTAATTTGCCTGAAAATCTAAGTGCAGAAACCTTAAATAGATTGGCGTATGCATCTAGAGATTCTCATTATGAGCAAGAAAAGTTTATGGGGCATCCCAACTTTAAATATACAGAGCAGTATGAGCCACTTAAGCAGGCCGCAGATTGGTGGAATGGATATGAAAAGGCCGTAGACCCCAAGCATTTCGCCACTGTTAAGTCAATGCTGACAGGAGCCCATGAATCTATTAAAGATCATCGCGGCAATACAGGAGAATCTGAGTCCCATATTCTGCCGCATTTAAAAGCTTATGCCCAAGAAGTCCAGCGCCACGTAATGAATGACGATTTTCTGAAAAAAAAGAATATCGGTGGAGAGCCTCATGTACTAGTTCATCGTGGGGTTGGCGGCAATTATGCAAAACACATAAAAAATGCTTTGGCTCACGATCATATTTCTAATGAAGTCGATAATAAGCATCTCAAGATTCCTGTAGCGCCGCTATCGTCCTGGACAAGCGATTGGGATATGGCCAATCGGTTTGCTCATGAGAGGGGAGACAAGATTCCCGGTCAAGAAGCAGGGCATGGCATAGTAATTAGTAGATGGATGCCAGTCAAAGACATCTTGCACTCTGGAACGCACTCTGTTGTTCACGGCCAAAAAAGTGCACACCCAGAAGAAAAAGAGCTCGTTTTTGCACATAAAGATCCTAAAATCTCTGTTAAACCACAGCACATTTCATTTAAAGATCCCTCTAATATGGCGGCACCAGCTAAACCCGGGAATATTAGGGGGGTAAGCAAGAAGCTTGCTGCAAATGAGTACGACATACCGTACGAAGAACTGCAGAAGGGCGCCATTAAAAAATGGATTACCGCAGGCGCCGTCGCTGCCAATTTAGGCGTCCCACTGCAGTCGATGGCTCCCGCACCCACAGTCGCAATTAACCCCAAAGATAGTATCAAGATTATTAAGCCAGTTGAGCAAGTAAGCTTACACCCTGATCTTTATGCCATCAAGCAAATTGAAAGCTCGGGCGGCAAAAAATTAGAGCACCCGCTTGTTACATCGGGCCTGAATCGCGGCACTAAGGCTATTGGGCGATTTGGAATAATGCCTTTACAGGCTCTTGAGATTATTAATAAAAGCCCTGCCCTAAGAGAAAAATATCCTGAGTTTAAAAATCTGCATCATGTTAATGACCATGATAAAATACATAAATTGGTTCTTTCAAATCCCAATCTAGAAAGAGAATTAGCCAACACCCATTGGAACAGGCTAGAGAGAAGATTTGATGGCGACAAGAATGCCATGGCTCATGCTTGGTTGAATGGAATTACGGGTACTCTTGGAAAACATCCGGAAGATATAGCGGCACATCCTTATGTCCAGAAGTTTAATAAATATCGAAAAATGCTGGCTTTGGAAAATCCAAGAAGCACGGCTTCAGATACTAAACTTAATAAGTCAGAAAACGGGCAAAAATTTGAAGAATTCAGATCAACTTTTGAAAAAGACTCTGACATATCCAAACAAATAAGTGAATTAATGCGCGCCGGCCATACCCATAGCCTAAAAAATCTGGGTCATTTTACACATCAGTCTTTTGTGGTTGGATATGATCCAGAAAATTCTTGGCTTGTAAAGGTAGATGTTCCGAATAGACCTGCCGTAGAATCTCTTTCTGGAAGCCAAGTGGCAAAAGAGGCCGCATTCTATGAAGTCGCCAAAGATATTTTTGGGCTTGAGAATTATACCCCAAAAGCAGTTTATGGAAAACTTTTAACAGAAAATAAACAAGAAGTTCCAGCTGTAGCTATTAAAATGTATCCCGAGCAATTTAAGCCAGCTTCGGAAGTATACTCTCAAGATAAGCACAAGCTCCTGAGAACTCTGGCTCCAATGTTAGAGTCTGGATATATCCATAAACTTGCCGGAGTTTTGTATATACTTGGTGAAGCCGATGCTCATGGACAAAATATATTAACCGATGGCAAAACCATCAAGCTTATAGATCATGGTTCGGCATTTGCCGGAATGGATTTTAATCCCAAGGAAGACGAAAATATATTTATTCCGTACTTCCTCAGGGTCGGCAGAATAAAAGACAAGATGAGTACCGAACAGAAATATGATAGAATGCCAAGGACCACATCACAAAAGGCCAAGGACAATATTAGAGCTTTTTTAAATAACGTAGATCCGAAGCAATTGGCCACTATACTAGAAAAATATAATTTAGATCCAAAACCAGTAATAGCGAGATGGCTATTAGTTACAAAGTTAATCAATGTTTCTCCAAATCCAGACGACATAATTGATATGTTGTGGACTGAGGGGCCTAATTTGGCAAAAGAGGTATCAGATGTATAAACTATCTAAAGAAGATATTGAAAAAATGGAAAAGATTGGCGATTGCGATAAAGGCGAGATCATGCACGTACTCACCAAGGGTGGCCTGTCAATGATTGTCGCTAAAACTCGCGGCGGGGATCTGAAGATTTTGGGTACTGGGCCACATCCCGGCATTGCAAGATTCAGGGCAGAGCAAGTAGAAAAAAATATCAACTGGCACAGCAATCTTTTTAAATCGGAATCGCAGTCCGAGTACGAAAAGATTAAAAAAGCTTCCGGTCAAGATCATATGGCGCATTGGGAGTCCCTATCTACTCCAGAAAATCACTATAAGCTTGCACAATGGCATTCTCATCATGCTGGCATTGAAGCCCAAAAACCAACGCCTGATGATTTTGCAGAGCGTCATAACCAGAATATGAAGATTTTGTACCATGCGGATGAGGCACTAAAACATTATAAAATGTCCGGAATGGATCACAAGTCAGCTCTGGAGCATCATTCTAAGAATATGGCCCAGCACAAAGATCTGGATGTTTCCTATAAACCTATTGATTCATATAATTTAGAGCTAGCATGGAGACGCAATTACGCCAAAAACAATCCCAATGAAAGAGTTCCAAATATCTCTGGAATCGGAGAAGCCTGGACTAAGTAGGTCATATGTCAAAAACTTCTGATAGAAAACCAGATACCCACGTTAATATTCTTATGGACTATAATAGTCCATGGGATGCGGTTATACCTAATAATGACGCTACCAATAACTTTATATCTGGGTTAGGCATAGTTTTTAATCACTATGTCGCCATTCCCAATGTCATACATGAAGCCAATATTGGCGACCTTAGAAGAACTTTCCATGAGGAAGATTCTAACGAATTTGTGAACTCAAAGAATTTTGATTTCATTGAGAATGGTTTTCTGTATAAGTACGCAGGTCAAGTATGGGGCATTTTTCAGGGAAATAATAAAAGTTTCAGGGAAATTGCTTCCGGCCTATATTCTGAGTCTGGCGCTTTTGTTACGTTTAACCGGTACTACCGGGGCACCAATAAGTATGCATCATTCGCAGAATTCGATAAACTTATACCATGCATATCGGGCTCCGAATTCTTTAGCGTCAACTGGGAAAAGACTTTAGCTAACCCCACCGGGATTAATAGGCTACAATTCCCAGCATGCGAAATTGAACATGTAGTAGATAGTAGGGGCCAGGAATATGTTCAGGGCAAAGATTACAAGCTAGAAAAAGGCTACCTACGCTGGATAGATACCGGCACGGCAAACCGCCCAGGCATAGACCCCGCGACAGGCAAGAGCAGGGTAATCGCAGTTCGCTACAAGTACAAGCCGACATTCTATGTACGACAACTCGCGCATGACATAAGAATCACCCCTACGTTTAATGAGCAAGGCGATCTAGTCAACGGCCTAGAAGTTAAGCCGGACGGAGAGATAAAGTACACCCCAGGCCCTACCTCAGTGGCAATCGTGGCAGATTTTGTATTCCTGGACAGAAGGACCCCTGAATCCAATGAGATAGATGCACAGCTAGATACAGAGGATGATGGCGGCAACGTAGGGCCCAGATAAATCTAATAAAATCAAATAGTTAAGTCTAAAACTTAATTTTAGATAGTAATTTAAGAGGGTTAGCAAATGGCAGTAAAAAGAAGTAATATCAACAGAAGCGCTCTAGATCAAGGTGCGATCACTTCCGTTGAGCATAATGTTTTGGCAGGCGGCAAAAAGCATATTCCGGTTGGCCCCGCACTGACCATTATCGGAGCCCTAAACGTGGTCAGGTCAGTAGGCATCGGAGCCTCTCTTTGGATCTATAACAACTCAGGTACAGTTGGATTTGTTCGTACATTCGCCCCAGGCGAATCCCAATCTGCCCCTACCGGCATTAGTGATGGCATTGCGGTTCCGCCAAATTCGTACATATACTTGAATACTGGCACCAAGATGAACATCATTGGGAATGCAGCGACTCTGGCATGCTATCTAGTTCAAGACGATACGCGACTTAATATCGACGACAACCAAGGTTAATATTCCAATATGGCACCCAAGCAGGCAAAACTCATTAAAGCCGTTTTGGGCGAAGAGGCCTACCAGGCTCTTCGCAAGGCCATTCAAAAACTAAATTCCAAAACAGTAGTAGACATTACTGAAGCCCACGATGCTCTCCAGATGGCCCCAAAGTCTGTCGTTGCATTTCTAATGAAGGAAGTGCGAGACATGAAAGTTGGCGAGCCCAAGGAAATAAAGCTGCCTTTTGATGAAGGCGCCATGATCCTTGTCAATAAACTTGAGGCCGATCAATACAAAGGTCATATCGTTCGAGATGGCAAGATTGTTCACGAGTTTTCTCAGTGCTCAATACCACAATTGTCAGCCCACTTGCTAAGTACTTTTGAGCTTTATGACGAATCGCCCCTATCAGCAGATTCGGAAGAAGCATCAAAAATAGAGCAGCCCAAAGAGCAATCCAAGGTTAAGTCGGATTTGCCAAAAGATTTGCAAGCTCAGATAGATGAACTTAATAAAAAAATCGACCAGCTATTCTTACTGGCTGCCAATAGCAAGCCCCAAGTGATTGTACAAACGGCACCACAACAAGAGCTTAAAAAATCCCACAAATCCAAAGAGAAAAAAACATGGACCCGTACTTCGGCACGAAAACAATCTCTTGTCAGCAAAGATGCAGTGGTCGAATGGGACAAGGCGTCTAAAGACAAAGCGTCTAAAGACAAAGCGTCTAAAGACAAAGGACTTCCTGAAACAGTAAAGAAGGTCCTTAAAAAAGCCGGTCAAATGCCCAAGATGCCGTCTCCTCCTGGAGCGGGAACTAAAGTGGGCGGCAGTCAAGGAATCACAAGAGCCGGAATTCATGGGGATAAAACTGCCCATAGCGATCTCAATAAAAAACCAGTAACGTCAGTAAAAAATCCTTACCTTAAAGTCAGTAAGAGCGAAATGAATGGTTCGTGCTCAGATTGCGGCCATGCAGTGTCGCATTGCTTGTGTTTTAAGGCACTATCAAAACCAAAAGTATCTAAGTCCGAAGACGGAAGCTATCAAATTCATTTTGAATCTGACTGGGACAAGGCTACAATCCTCGCCTTCTACCAGTCACTAAAAAAAGCGAGGGGCCATGAGTAACATTATAGCCCTAATTAGATTTGACGATGGTAAACTTTACCACGACGCCGAAGACCTAAAAGAAGTAGCTAAAGTTCATGAGTCGGCAGCCAGAACTATTCACGCCCTCATCTCACAAGCTGGCGGACAAATTGTCACTACTATTAAGGGCGACGTTGCTGCTGAGCTTCCATACGATAAGGCTGAGGTCTTGCGAGATATATCTGATATCTTAACAGATAAATATAGGCTAATAGCTCATATTGGCGTTGGCGAAGATACGCTAGAGGCTTCCAAAGCTTTATCCGTAGCAGTAGATCAGAAAAAAGCCATAAAAGTGTACACTCCGGATATCCGAACTGGCGAGCAGACCGTAGCAGTTTCAGAAGAAGATGAGATGCTTAAGTCAGAGGACATGAACCTTAGCGCTCAAGAAAAAGCTCAGATTGCGGAAATCCTTTCCTCTATTCAGCAGAACAAAGACGCAATTGAAGAGATTAAAGAAACTTCTCCAGAGGCCTACGCCGGTATAGCTGGGATTATATCTTCTATCGCAGAAATGATCGAAGCTAGCAAGGCCAGCGAAGAAAAAGCGTCCGATAGAGTTGTATCAGATATTAACAAAACTTTAGAAGATCATAAGAAAAAATATATTAATGAAAAAGAAAAAGCCATTTTAAGAGCTATACGGCAAAATAAAGAGGACAGCCATGAAGGAATCCAGTCTGATAATAATGATGTCATTGCTAAATCTAGCTATGACCGGTCTAGTACTGGCAATCCAGATGAGGAAGCTTCAGCTTTGCAAAAAGCTAAAGTGCCTCAGGGATTACAGCAGAAAGCAATAGAGGCGCTGAAGCTTGTTCATATGAACAAGGATAAATTTAAGGACATGCACCTTAAGAATCCCAATGTGGGCCCGGCACTTGCCGCGCTAGTTAAAATACTTTCCGGCATGCTGCAAAAGCAGACTGGCGAAAACGTAGAATCGCATATGGGTCAAGCGGAGATTGAGCACCATCTTCAAAATGAGAAGGTGCATCCAGTAAGAACGCATCAGGATAAGCGCGTCACTCATCCGCTCCCCCACTATGCACCCGGCTCTATCAGGCAGTATGCACCTGGAAAAGCCAGGCAGAAGACCGAAGAAGGCCAATGGCGAACCTTTTCAGGACAACCTAAAGTCCAGGAGTAGGACATCATGAAATCCTATTCCGTTGAAGAAGCTTTAGCAGAAATCGGCCAGGATGTCAAAAAACTGACAGATGAGGCCGTTAAGCGTGCTCGAGAGGGTGTGCAGCTTCTCGCGATTCAAACGCACGCGCTAATACTTCAGAAGGCCCAATCTAAGCTAAACGCCACTCGCAAAAAATACCTTGAAAACCTAAGCGTCGATAAGATATATAGCGGCGAGGACCAAGAAATATGGTCAGTGTCCTTAAAAAAAGACGCAGGCTGGATTGAAGAGGGCTACCCTGCTGGCAGTATGGTAGAACGAATTCTAAACAATGGTAAGCCCCCCAAAAAAGCAAAGGACGGCTCTGAATACAAGACCATTCCATTTGAACATAGCAAGCCCAAGTCAGATATGTCTGCTGTCCAAGTTAGGATTGCAAATTACGCAAAATCTCAAATCAAAAAGCAGGGTCTCGATAAGATTATTACAGACGGAGCTGGAAAACCAAAGCTTGGAAAAGTTGCTACAGTGAAGATAGACGATAAAAACCAGCCTATCAGCAAGTTCAACAAGCCACTATTGGCAGGCTTAACTATATACCAGCGCGAAGTCAAAACGGCATCTGGCAAGACTAAGATTAAGAGGGATATTTTTACATTCAGAACAATCTCTTCCAAGCACAAGGGATCAGGGCTTTGGGAAACCAAGGGCTATGATGGCGCTAAAATTTTCGATGAAGTTTCCGATGAAGTCGATAAAATGTGGTCCGAAATGATTAAGGATATTTTGAAATGATAGCCGCAACAGATACCATCATTTTGACTGCCATTAGAATTGGCCTGGCCGATATTCGCCGCAATCCATATCTTATTGATGATATCATGTGCCAATTTATGGAAGATAGGTACTTAAAAGATAGCTGGGGTAAGCAGCAGATTGATAGATTCAAAGATTTTCTTGCCAAAAAACAAATCAATATAGTAATGGAAACTAGGCTGCCAGATCTCTCGAAGCTTCCCGCTATCGTTATTAAAATTGGCGGAGGCAGCGAGGACCCCCAGAAGCAGGGGCTAGGTGATTCAGACCACTTTGAATCCGTAGATCCAGCTACTTTGGGCGGTGCATATCCTAGCCCTAATATTATTCTGGGTCCAGTGACACCAGAATCTTACGATCCAGCAACGGGCGAACTAGTTTTTCCAGATGACGTATCCCTTGATAAAGTTTTTGAGGGGCAGTTCGTTTACGATGAAGTTAATAAACAGGCATACGAAATTCAAATAGTCCTAAATAAGCATACACTACTAATAGACACGGATCTTAAAGCGGATTTTACTAATATGACTATTAGGCCGACTAGAGACATAGTAAGGCATAATAAAAAATCCATATGGTTTTACGAAGATTACACAATTACATGCATCAGCACTGAACCAAACGAGCTTATGTTCCTTTACTCCCTATGCCTTTATATTTTTGGAAGGTATAAGAAAACCCTATTTGAAGCCAGAAACTTCGAGATCGGGACCTATTCGTATTCTCCAGTATATATTCCGAACCCATCAGACGACACAAACTTATTATTTGCCCGCGACCTAAACGTAAGAGGTCGAGTGCAGCATACATTTATTGAGTCAACTAGCGCGGCAATTGAAGGCATATCCCCAGAACTACTGATCGATGCTAATGTAGATCAATCTGTTACTAGCTCATCCGTAATTGCCGCCACAAAGACTCCGCCCGGAGCTTATTACGATCAGGTAAAAAAGCAGGGCTGGAAGATGGAAGCCGACAAAGAATACGACACTGAAGACGACGAAAATAATGAGTAAAAACAGTACTTTAAGTCGCTAACTTAATATAAGAATGTATGTCTGATCTCAAAACCCAAATCATGGAAAAGCTAAGAAAAGTCAAGGACTTGACGCAGGCCATCCTTTTGGTTAGGCAGATGAACAAGCCGAAGGCAAAAGTTACCAAGGCCGAGCCGCTTGCCCCACAAGAGCAGGACTCTCTTAAGCATGTGGGGCAATACCTCGGGGCGCCGGGCTATATTACTCATGTAATTGGAACTGGCAAAGAAGGGCAGCCTCACTATAAAATGTGTGTTAATATGCAAAGACTGGCCCAAGGCGAACCGCACATCACTGTTGCTGTGCATGGGCACGACGGAAGCCATAAAGGCAAGTCACATAAGCTGTACGCAAATATTAGAGAAGCGGTTCGAGATATTTTGAATCATTTCCATAATGGCGACTGGGAAAAATGAAATTAAAAGACTTTAATAACAAATTAAAGCACTTACTTGAAGCACTCTCTAAGGCCAGAGAGGATGAGGGGCTGTCGCCACAATCAAAAAGGCAGCTGAGATCAGAGCGAGAAAAGTTTTCTCAACCAGATCCCGTCTCGCGAATGGTCAGCACAGTTAGGCCAGGTGTTTCAGACATCGGAATAGAAGCCAGAAGAGCTGACCCCAGCCAGACTGGCGTTATATCACATGGGTATGCCAGAGTACTTGAGCCCAAGCAACATGCTGAGATAGCAAAAGTAAAAGCTAGAAAGGTTTTAGAGGCTCTTAAGAGGCAGAGACCCCTGCCGCTGCCTAAAAGCGAGATGCCGCAGTCAGATGAGATTGTCTTAGTAAAGCACGCAGATGGCACCGCAGATCTTCTGTGGGGATCAGATATATCCAATGACACTATCGAAGAGTTTATTAAAGTTGAAATGGCAGACTTTGAAGAGTCTGACCTTGCAAAAGAAGAAAAGCCATTCCACGGATACAACGAGAATAAGCACTCTAAGTCTGGCGGCCTGAAGGATTCCTATAGAAAAAAATATAATCGCGAAACAGGCTCTAATCTCAAGCGTCCAGTAACTGGCAAAGTAAAACCGGGAAGCAAGGCAGCAAAAAGAAGAAAGAGCTTCTGTGCAAGAATGTCAGGAGTAAAGGGGCCAACTTCAAAAGATGGCAAGCTTACCCCAAAAGGTGCAGCCCTAAAGCGCTGGAAATGCAGTAAGTCAGAGGGACTTAACAAAAGATGCTGGGAGGGTTATGCGCCAGTTCCAGGCAAAAAGCCGTACTCAAAGGGGTCGTGCGCAAAAGTAAGTGCCAGTAAAATTCTAAAATCTCTAGGGTCAAAACCAAGACTTCCTGAATCGGATATTTCTGGCGAAAAGCACAAGCCACTAATGAAGCCTTATTCTTCGGAAGCACAAAGAAGATGGGCAAATACATCTGCCGGGACGAAGGCTTTGGGCGGCAAAAAAGCTGTAGAGCATTGGAACAAAGAGTCTAAGGGCAAGAATTTGCCTGAAAAGATTGAAAAAAACTTAAAAACAAATTTTGAACCATTAGAGAAGGGTAAAAAAGATATTCTTCAAATGATGGGTACTCAGCCAGAACCCCATCATCATGAATTCGCGGATTGGGCTTCAAAAGCCCTACCAAATCAAAACTGGCAGATTTGGGCCGCTAGGCATTATAGAAATAATCCCGGCGATTTTACTAAAGAAGTGAAGCAAGAATTGGAGCACTTTGGGGGTTCTACTCATATCCCAGAGGTGGCTAAAGTCAGATTTGATAAAGAGCATGATTTGAATTCTGGAAGAAAAATCTTTCAAGATGCATACAGCACGTATAACGAAAGGATTAAACAAAATAAAAACCTTGTCAGCCCCTCATCAAAAACCCAAAAAGTGGTTCAAGGCACTAAACCCAACAGACACTGGTTTGGATTAGGTGTTGGTGCTTGCGAGAATGAAGGCAAAGCAATGGGACATTGCGGAAATGTTCCATCTAAGACCAAAGGGGATAAAATCCTATCTTTAAGAACAGAGCACAAGGTTGGGGATAAAATCTACCATGAACCGCATTTGACTTTTATTTCAAATAATGGTTTTTTAGGAGAAATGAAGGGCAGAGGAAACGACAAGCCAGCAAAAGAATATCACCAGGATATCGCCAATCTACTAAAAGATAAAAGGATTAAAGGCGTTATTGGCGGGGGCTACGAATCTGAAAAGAACTTTGATTTTAACGATTTATCGCCAAAATTGCAAAAAGAGGTCAAGCTGGCCAATCCTGGTTTAGTTGTTTTGGACAATGAGGGAATAGAAAAAATCTTGTCTGGAAGCGTTAAATTGCCTGAAAAGCATAAAGATGTTCGTTTAGCTATAGCAAAAAATCCAAACCTAGATCCAAGACATCACGAAAGACTTGTAAATGATGAGGATATGGAAGTTCGTAGAGCTATAGCAGCAAACCCAAACCTAGATCCAAGGCACTACGAAAGACTTGCAAATGATTATGATACGCTCGTTCGTTCAGCTATAGCAGAAAAACCAAACCTAGATCCAAGGCACTACGAAAGACTTGCAAATGATTATGATACGCTCGTTCGTTCAGCTATAGCAGAAAAACCAAATCTAGATCCAAGACATCACGAAAGACTTGTAAATGATGATGTTTCGTACGTCCGTAGAGCTATAGCAAAAAACCCAAATCTAGATCCAAGACATTACGAAAGACTTGTAAATGATGAGGATTGGTACGTCCGTTCAGCTATAGCAAAAAATCCAAATCTAGATCCAAGGCACTACGAAAGACTTGTAAATGATGATAATTCGCTCGTCCGTAGAACCATAGCAGCAAACCCAAACCTAGATCCAAGTCACCACGAAAAACTTGTAAATGATGAGGATGGGGATGTTCGTAGAGCTATAGCAGCAAACCCAAACCTAGATCCAAGGCACTACGAAAGACTTGTAAATGATGAGCATTGGTCCGTCCGTTCAGCGATAGCAGAAAATCCAAATCTAGATCCAAGGCACTACGAAAAACTTGTAAATGATGAGGATAGGGAGGTTCGTAGAGCTATAGCAGAAAACCCAAATCTAGATCTAAGGCACCACGAAAAACTTGTAAATGATGAGGATGGGGATGTTCGTAGAGCTATAGCAAAAAATCCAAATCTAGATCCAAGGCACTACGAAAGACTTGTAAATGATGAGAAGCGGTCCGTTCGTTTCGCTATAGCAAAAAACCCAAATCTAGATCCAAGGCACCACGAAAGACTTGTAAATGATGAGGATTGGTCCGTCCGTTCAGCTATAGCAGAAAATCCAAATCTAGATCCAAGGCACTACGAAAGACTTGTAAATGATGATTATTCGCTCGTTCGTTCAGCTATAGCAGCAAACCCAAGTTATATTAAATATAAACAAGAGCAATCGAAAAAGCTCGCATCAAGCGAGAAGATTGGGGAAAATTTGAAAAAATCTCAAATTTTAAAAAACTTTATAAAAAACAAAACCCTTGCTAAAGTCGTTATTCACGATAGCGGTACGGATTCCTCTGTTCATCACGACCCCTCCTATGACCATTTTGGACACCCTGTCGGTGATGATATTAAAACCAAAGATCCAATTTTAAATTATGATAAAAAAGGCCCAATTGCTATTTCACAAGATCAACAGAAGAAGAGGGCTGCCAAGATCCTTAGTTTTTTAAACAAGAAGACAAAGGCACAAAAAAGTGAAGATCTTAATAAAAATAAATATCTTAAGGAAATGATGCATCAGATGCGAGCTGAGAAGCAGGCTAAAAAGGATGCAGCTCTTAAGGAATTTCATGCCAAGAAGCAATTCGCACCCAAGCCACCAGTATCAACGGCAGCTCCGTCCGGGCCTGTAAGTCCGCAGCCAGGTCAGCAAAAGCTTTTTGACCCAGATCTGAGCGGCAAAATGCAGACCCCTTTTCAGTCCAAACAGTCTGCACCTAAAGTACAGAAAGCGGCTATTGGCCCCAGGATAGTTTCTGGCCCAGTTGAGGTTAATAGAACTACCATTAGTGAGCCAATGAAAATCAGTGGTCCTACTATTTTGAATTCAGATGACTCTAATAAAAAAGTACTAGGCAATCTAATGAGTAAATTAAAGCAGATTAAGAGGGCATAATGAAAAAAATGAGTTTCTATCAAAAAGTTAGTGGCGCAATAGTGGCGCTTAAGAAGAAAGAGCTTTCAGAAAAGATCGATGCGGCGATTGATGTCCTTAAAAAAGCCGATCCCAAGACTAAGCTCCCCGGGACACTGCTAGATAAGGCCCATGATAAGGGGCTGAGTATTGCTCCTGCCGCACCCCCCAAAAGAGCGCCCAAAATTAAGGCACCGGAGGCCCCTAAGTCACCGAACCTTAAATTGTCGGAAGAGATGGGAAAATGCTGGAAATCGGAAACAGGCACTAAGTTTCTTAAATATGTTAAGAGCTGTGCTATGAAGAAATCTTGGGGCCTTAAAAAGGACGACAAGCCTCATAAGCCGGGCACACCTGAGCATGCAGCTCATGAAATAGCCGAGCACGGGGACTCTATTAGAGAGCACGCCCAAAAAATGCCAGCCAAAGAAGCCAAAGAAATGATGGAACACCTAAGAACCCTTAAGGACCCGTCTCAGCGCAGAAGCCCTCATAATAAAAAGTAAGGATAATAATATGAGCAGGAAAAAGAGACGAGATAGTATTCAGATCAGTACCCCACTCGAAAAGGAAGTGATTCCTACGTCTCCTATTGAAGTTCAAAATCGAGCCCCTGTTCAGCAGTGGCCTAATTTTGAAGCTTGCTGGTCTGCGGTAGTAAAAAACGGTCGTGACATTCATCTAATTGCATGCAAAGCGCATTTGCAGGCAAATGGATGGCTGGATCAGCCTGAGATGTGGATTCACGGAATTAAAAATTTTGGCATACCGGTCGAAGATTAATTGAGTGTTTTCAAATAGTTACAGTATTAACTTAATGTTTTTTTAGTTTATAGGAGCGCATAATGGCATCAGTATTCGTTACTTCTTCAGGGACACAGCTTATTATCCCTGACAGCAGTGTTGATATTATTGTTGAAACCAACCCCGCTGGTCTAGCTACTTCTGGTGTAGTGGCTCTGGTCGGTGAGGCTGACGAGGGGCCTTCTTGGAGTCAAGATAAAACAGACGGGAAAAAGCTTTCAGATAACGCATTTTCACCTACTGATATCAACCGCGTAGTAGCAAAATATGGTTCAGGAAGATTGGTAGATGCCTTTAGAGGCCTGTCTGCCCCATCGGCCTCCCCAAGAATTCAGGGATCGGCTCAGCGAGTCATCTTGGTAAAAACCAACAGCTCAGCCAAGGCCGAGAGAGATACAGCAGACGGACACGGTACCTTCATCGCTAAGCGAGGCGGCAAGCTCGGAAACGAGATTCAGCAGGAGATTACAAGCTCACAGGCTGAAGCTGCTCCGACTACTGGAACATTCTCTTACGTGCCATCTGCATCGGCTGCTTCCATGGCTGTGCGCGTAAATGGCGGATCTAAGCAAACGCTTGCCATTTCAGCAGATACCGCCCCATCAGCTTTTGCTTCTGCGGTTGTGGGTCTGTCAAATTTGAATGCTGTTGGCGGAGTTAACCGCAACATTACTGCCGGTCTAACTGTTTCAGACACGTTAGAAGTAGCAGTAGTATCTGGCCAAAACGTAAAGTTTAAGCTTGCTGCCCCAGACGTTTGGGCTAACTCTCCTGCAGTGGGAGATACCATTAGAGTGCCATCTGGCTCAGTAGTAGCTGGCGGCTCTAACGAAAACGTCGGCTGGTACTTGGTTACGGCTGTCTCTAACACAGCCACTCTGGCAGAAATTTCTGCAAAGAAAATTACTTCTGGTGCACCTGCCAACGTAGCCCCTACTGCTTTTTCTGGCACACCAGCTAACGATATTGTAGGCTATTCATCAATCCGAATCGACAATATGTCCGGTACAAACCGTAACGTATTGACCGGCCTAACAGGTATAAACCTAACGGTTACCGTATCTGGCTCACAGCTTACGGCTACTCTTGCTGGCGGCTCGCTTTGGGCTCAGAAGCCAAGAGTTGGCGATATTATGTATATCCCCTCCGGCTCCCCATACCAGGGCGCTGGATCTGCTAACGTCGGCTGGTATTCTATTGTAGAAGTGTCTAACACCACATTGTCTGCTTATGTTAAGGCTGCGCGGCTATCCAATGGAAGCCCAGTGGCAGTGGCCGCAGCGCCTATCGCTGCAGCTACAGACCTTTCTATTTATGATAAACAAATCAAGGGTGCGGGCAAAGCTCTAGAGATTCAGGATAACGCTGGATCAGTTAACATTAACACTCTATTTAAGTCATTAGGAGTAGACAGCGCTGCATCATTTATTGGCGCTTTGCTTACTTCATCTGCGGAGCGACGTATTAAGCTAGTTCTTAAGCGTACCTCTACAGCCCAGGAAGAGACCTTCAATAATGTCGGCGGAAACGTAGTGCTGAGCATTGGGTACAACGGGACTACTGCCTCCATGACAATCCAGAAAGTTTCTGGAGTCAAGCGCCTTCAAACTACTGTAACCGGCGGAGCTGGTGCCAACCAAGACATTAACTTGGATGAAATTGCTTCAATCAGTGACCTGGTCACCAAAATTAACGCTCTACCAGGATATTCTGCAGCAGCGACCAACGCTCTTGAGGCTTCTAGAAGCCCGTCTGTTCTTGATGAAATGACGATTACTATCTGCTCTGATTTGGGTGCACGCCCAGGCCGTGTAAAGCGCGACCTTTGGGATCTTAATGGCGCCAGCGCATCGCCTTCAAAGGCATCTGCACTAGCTGAGTATGAAGAAATCGCTACGGCTGGCCTTCCTGAAGATAATGACTTTGCGTTCTTGTCAGGCGGAGCCAAGGGCACTACCTCTGGGCTTCAGCTTACAGAAGCTATCGATGCTCTTCAGGGCGTCCGCTGCAATTTTGTTGTGCCCCTTATTTCAAGAGACGCAGCTCAAGACATCGCTAGCGGCGACACAGAAGCTGGATCTACTTACACAGTAGATGCCTGTAACGCAGCCGTTAAGGCTCACTGTATTGCAATGTCTACTCCTAAAGTAAAGCGCCATAGAATGGGTTTTGTTTCTAAGCGCGGTACATTTGCAGTAGCCAAGGCTTCTGCAGCCAGCATGGCCAACTTCCGTATTGCTCATTTCTTCCAAGACGTTTCGGATGTCAATTCTCAAGGAGATATTGAGCAGTTCCAGCCTTGGATGGGCGCAGTAAAAGCTGCAGGCATGCAAGCGGCTGGTGCTTACAAAGCAATCTTCAACAAGACGGTTAATATCGTTAAGGCTATTCAGGCTGCTGGAGACTTCGACGATGAAAACATAACAGATTGTGAAGATGCAATTTTGGCAGGATTGATCCCAATCCAGCGCCAAGAAGCTGGCGGGTATGTTTTCCTTACGGACCAAACCACTTACGGCCTGGACAATAACATCGTATACAATAGCATTCAAGCGGTATACGTAGCCGACCTAATGGCCCTAAGCCTGGCTCAAAGCCTTAAGAATGCTTTCGTTGGCGAATCAGTGGCTGACGTGACTGACCAAGTCGCCGTATCATTTGTTAAGTCAAAAATGGCTGAGTTCTTGTCGCTTAAGTTTACTGTAGGCACCAAAGATGCCCCAGGCGGCTGGAAATCTATCAATGTTAACATTAACGGTAACGTGCTAGAAGTTTCAGTTGTGGCCGTACTCGCTAACGCGATCAAGTTTATTCCAATTACTCTCAGCATCGAAGGCATCAAGTCTTCAAGCGCAGCGTAATAGAGATTGATAAGGAGTCATTACAATGGGTGCTACTCAAAAAATTCTTAGTGGTGCAAGAGCCCAGCTAATCGTTAATGGTAAAATTGTGGGCCTCTTCACAAGCTGCAGCTGGGGCGTTGCCTACGATGCAATCCCAAGCTACATCCTTGGCCGGTTCTCACCTGCAGAGATTACTTATGCAGGCCAAGAAGCCATCAGTGTCCAGGCTACTGGATTCCGTATCATAGATAACGGGGCATATGTAGCAGCCGCCTTGCCTAAGCTACAAGACTTGTTGAATCATGAAGATATCAGCTTGTCGATCTTGGATCGTCAAACCAATAAGCAGATCATGACTGTAGTTGGTGTGCGCCCAGTAGGCTACTCAACTGACGTAAGCGCTCGGTCAATATCCGCCTTCCAAGTTTCGTTCCTAGGACTCCGAAGCGAGGATGAATCAGGATCTCAGGGCGAGTCTTCTGGAGCTTCAGATCTGAACAGCGGAACATAATTATTCTAAATACATGATAAACACAAAAACAGGCAGCCTCTGGGCTGCCTTTTTTGTTGCTCAATTAAATATTATATAATACAATATTAGTGTGACTAAAAAATATACACTTGAATCTATCGCAATCGAAGCCAAGAAATATTCTTTTCGCAAAGAGTTTGAAAAGCGTGCTCGGCCATACTATGCCGCTGCGCATAGAAATGGGTGGCTCAATCAAGTGTGCCAGCATATGGATCAGGCGGTCACTAATTGGACAAAAGACCTAGTACTATCCAAGACAGAAGAGTCCGCCAATATATCAGATTTTATACAGAAATACTCAGGCGCCTACAAGCATGCTGTTGCGAACGGATATTTAAAAGAATTAAAATCGGTCTTCCGCTCCAGCCCTAAAATACCACACAATAAAAAGTGGACCAAAGAATCTGTATTAGATATTGCTAGGCAATGTGAGAGCTATACAGCCTTTAGGCAAACATACAGGCAAGCGTATATGTACGCCTCAAAAGCTGGCATGCTGTCTGAAGTTCAAGCGATTATCCCGAAAGCTCCGCGCAAGCCTGTCAACAAAAAATGGACGTTCGATGTCTGTGTAGACAAGATGGCCGAGTGCAAGACTCGAAATGAGTTTAATAAAAAATATTCCGGAGCAGCCAAATATCTTTCAGATCTTGGAATGGTGGACCAGGCATTTAGCGCCGCAAACATTGGATACATGACTGGCACATCAGAGTGTGAGGTAGAGCTATTTGAATGGGTACGCTCTTTGGGCATTAATGCACTAAATCGCAAAAAGTTTGGTCGCGAATTAGAAATTGATATTTATATTCCGGATCTCAATATCGGAATCGAGTATAACGGCCTTTACTGGCATTCGGAAGCTACGGGAAAGGGGCCAAACTATCACATTAATAAGAACAAGCTAGCTAAGGCTAATGGTATTAAGCAGGTTATACACATTTTTGAAGACCAGTGGCGAGACAGAAAAGACCAAGTAAAGGGCTACTTGTCTTCTAAGCTAGGAATAAATAAAAAAATATACGCAAGAGATTGTGATGCACGCGAGATAGTGGCTCCGGAGGCCAAAGCCTTTCTCAACAAGTATCATATTCAGGGTGCCCCGAATTCAATTCAATATGCCGTAGGTCTATTACATAAAGAAGAGATTGTCGGCGTAGTCACCTACGGCAAACACCACAGGGGATCAGGATCGGGCCAAATAGTACTGAATCGCCTCTGCTTTAAATCAGGAATAAGTATTGTTGGCGGTGCCAAGAAATTAATCTCTCATTCGGTGCCAAGTCTGATCCGTATGCGCTACAAGACCATTATAACTTGGTCCGATAACTCTATAAGCGACGGCGCTGTCTACGAGGCTTGCGGCTTCACTATGGAAGAAGACATGAAGCCAGATTATAGCTACATTAAGGGGCCCAATAGATACTCCAAGCAATCTCTTAAAAAGACGGCTCAAGAGCGTACAACAGGAAAGACTGAGCATCAGCTAAGGCTAGAGCAGGGCTATTTTAGAATATGGAATTGCGGCAAGAAGCGTTGGTCTTTGGCACTAACCTAGAATTGAATGCCATTTTTTGACTGACATGCTCCCACGCCTAAAGGCATGGGAGCTGTCAGTAAATAATACCTAAATTTAATGCAAATTACAGGCCCTAAAAAATAAATAGTACAATAAATAACCATATAAAATCTTAATAAAAACAAGCACTTAGCTTAAAAACCTAATTTTTATGAAAATACCAAATGATATAATAGTGGTGTTAATAAGTTTGGTGCAGCATAATATATATGATTAGATCTTATAAATATAGAATATACCCAACTGTAGAGCAAGCCAAAAAACTAGAGCAGTTTTTTGGGGCTGCACGTTTTATTTATAATTGGGGGCTAGAACAAAAAACTAAACAATATCAACAAGATAAAACAAATCTATCTTGTTTTGATTTAATTAAAAAATTAACAAAACTTAAAAAACAAGAAGAATTTGGATGGTTAAATGATGTTTATTCGCAAAGTTTGCAAGCATCTTTAAAAAATCTAGATAAAGCATTTATTAACTTTTTTAGAAAAAATTCAGACTCCCCAAAGTTTAAGGCAAAGAGAAGAAGTAAGGCATCTTGTCATTTTCCACAAGGAGTTAAAGTAGATTTTGAAGAGTACCAAGTATTCATCCCAAAATTGAAATATGTTAAGTTTGCTAAAGATCGCAAGTTTCAAGGCGCCATTAAAACCTGTACAGTTTCTAAATCAAAAACTAATAAATGCTATATTTCAATTTTAGTTGAAGATGGCTTAGAATTGCCTAACAAACAAAAAATCAATGAAAACAATACTTTAGGTATTGATTTAGGAATTAAAGATTTCTTAGTTTTATCTAACGGTACAAAAATTCCTAACCCTAAGTTTTTAGAAAAAGCAGAAAAGAAAATTGTCAAAAGGCATAAGGAATTATCAAAAAAACAAAAAGGATCTCAAAACAGAGAAAAAGCAAGAATTAAGTTAGCAAAAACATATGAAAAAATAACCAACCAGAGAGATGATTTTCTTCATAAATTATCGCATAAATTGGTGACAGAGAACCAAATTGCCGCTTTATGCTTTGAAGATTTAAACATCTCTGGGATGATGAAAAATAGCCGTTTAGCCAAGTCAATTAGCTCGGTTAGTTGGTCAAAATTCGTCAGTATGGTTAAGTATAAGGCCGATTGGTATGGCAAAAATGTCATACAGATTGGTAGGTTTGATGCTAGTTCAAAAACCTGTACTTGCGGAGCTAAGAATGATAGTTTAGCCCTGAAAGACAGGTTTTGGACATGCTCGTCATGTGGTACTACCCATGATAGGGATATATTAGCAGCAAAAAATATAAAACGTTTCGCATTAATGCGAACACTTGGAGGAGAGGTCAGCCCTCCAAGCATAAATAAAGCCTGTGGAGCGATCAACGGTAGTTGGAGCTATGAAGCAGGAACCCCATGACTTTAGTCGTGGGAGCTGTCAGTCGTCATACTCTTGTATTGTTTGATATATTAAATCTATGCAGCGCTGCACTGGATATGGCAGTACTTCAAATTGAATATATTCTAAAATAGATTTACTGACTTTCGTGTTACCGTATATGACATATCTCTTAAGTTTAGTGGCGTTTGTATTTTTAGAAAAGCCGGAGCTTGCAAAAAGAGATTCTCCGTAACTAGTACGTACCTCAGTGAGATTTAGGATATCCCTTATCTGCTTACGTTTATTCATGATACTTAATCGCTGTATGCGTCACAAAAGTTTTTGATGATTTCTAATCTCACTATGCCTTCTATTCGTCTTGTCGGTGCCAGTCAGTTATGGCGGCTTTTTTTCTTTTGAAGTCTAGCGGCCTAATAATCGTCTCTCTTGGATTCCCGTAGTCTTTAAAAACATAGTACCCGCAATAATCGCAAGTCTCGCCATCCTTGCTCTTAGTTACGACCATAGTCGTTCTTCTGTACTTGTCGCCCGATAGGTTTCCTGCAGCGGCAAATGCTTTTTTGCAATCGCACATTAACTTGTAGCTCAATTGTGGCTCCTTTTTGTAATTGGCATTATTTTAGCGTCAGTTTTGTCCTCTAATACAATGCAATATATCTCGGCGTGCTGCATAGAGTTTAGCAGGTTGGCCCGCCTCTGAAGAAAATCTATTGCGGTTTGTCGCGTTGGGTAAATTTGCCCAGCCAATAGCGCCTCGTCGAACTCTTGGTCCAAATATACAACAAGATATCCGGTCTTCACGCGTTGGCCTCTGCTTCTATCCATTTAATCACGTATAGCTTTCTGACAGCTCCCACGACTAAAGGCATGGGGTTCCTGCTTCATAGCTCCAACTACCGTTGATCGCTCCACAGGCTTTATTTATCCTTGGAGGGCTGCCCTCTCCTCCAAGTTGCTGTTTTAATACAACATTCTTCATTATATTGAAGACTTTTGTCTTCAATGCATAAATTAGTGATTTGGTTCTCTGTCACTATTTTATGCATCACTTTGAAGAAACTTATTATATATTACCTTGTTTCAAAATTCATCCCACGACTAAAGTCATGGGTTTTCTTTTGACCTTATAATAAATTCTAACCCGACATAGGTTTAAAAGTCAATCGGGATCGCTAGATTGTGCTCCCTTGAGGATACTGTTGTGAAGTTTGTGTTGCGCACTAAATGATTAAAATTCTCCCCCTCACTAAGAATCGTCAGACAAGTATTGAAGTGGTCTATTCTTCTTCGGCTATTCATGATTAAACTTAAGTATTGTCTTCTTATTAAAGTGATGCCTCAGAACACCACTGCCGTCATCGTACACTACGATTTCACCGCGCACTAATCCAGCTCGAGAGCTTTGGCGTCCAAATATGCCAACCAGCTCAATCAGCTCTGATTTCGGTAAACCAGTAATTTGCTGGCCGCGCTCAAGCCCCTCATCGCTTGAAAGATAGAAGGAATCAATAATAATACGTTTTTTCATGTGTCCCATTAAATTCAAAAGCGGCACCCCTTAGAGAGCCGCTTTTAAATCTACCAAGCAACAATTTTAATCCAAGGTTTCCAGCAGGCTCCCTGTAACTAGTGAGGCCGCCGTGCCTGGCAATACTGCACTTGCTCCAAAATTATCAACTGATCTACGAATTCTAGTTTCGCGGTCAAATGAAACCCCAGCCTTAACAAGTAGCGCACGAGCGACAACAGATGGAGTCTGTCCCCCGCCTTCAATAATCTGAAGCGCCAGGCCCACATCAGTACCCGGAGCAAATACTGTGCTTCCGCTAGCTGCCGATACAACTCTAACTAAATTTGTAGATGGGTTGTATTCCGCATAGACCGGACCGCTTGATGAGTCCACCGTTTTTGTATACTTAATGCCTGTCTCAGTGTTAGTCGAAAATTTTACTCTCTTCATTTTATCTCCTCCTATTTTTATTTTTGTTCAATTCCAAAAGCGCTCCAGATGGACACAATCGGAGCCATTAATGACCCGCCCCTTTCCGTGCTGCTTATAATTCCGACTACAGTTCCATCTTTCAAGTCAATTACGGGCCCGCCACTCATTCCTGGGTATACTGGCCTATCAACTTGCACCATGAAATAAATATTTGGACCTACTAATTGAGGTATGCATAGCTCTTTGTCGCCCATAGGAAATCCGCATGCAGCAAAGACGGAGCTTTCTCGCCCTAAAAAGCCCTTAGGGGGGCTATCAAGAGAGAGCTTTTTAAAGCCAGAGAAGTCTCCCATTACCAAACCCATATCCATTCTATTAACGAGACCGACCGCCTCTACCTCAATTCCTGTATCTTTTCTTTCGATATCAAAAACCTTAAACTTTTTTCTAGTCAAGATCCCACTCGCTTCGTCTAAGCAATGTGCAGCTGTAATGGCATATCTGTTGCTGACTACGAAAGCGGAGCAAATGTGCTGACCTTTGGAGTTCGTAAGCCTAATCAGCGCTTCGCGCCCCGCTTGAGGACCTTGTGCGTCTGATGACTCAAAAGCCGGTAGATTGTCGCGGTATTGCAGATCGCTAACAGAAAAAAATGTTTGGTTTATCCATAATACAACTTGAATTGACGCCGCGATAGCCATGGTCAAAGCTGTTACTGCGAGAAACAGCGAGATTGGGCGCGAAACAAGCTTAAGCGCATTTACTAAAAAATTTAAAATCATGACATTGCCTTCCCGCGAGCTAAAAAGCTGGCATATTCTAAAATCATTGAGCGAACTTCTTCCGCCGTTTTATTCGCATCAATAATTGATACATCAATATTTCCCATTTCCTGACGTAAGTACTTTTTAAAACTTTTCCCAACCATCGTTTGGAATTGGACGCCCTTAATCTCAATCGCATCCGGCACTTCTCCTCGTCTCATGCGGCGCCTAAGGGCTACTTCCGGATCTACTGATAAATATAAAACGTGATCCGGCTTTGCAGGCAGGTACTTGTTTAGTAGAGTTAGATAAAAATCTTTTGTAAAATCTTCGTTTACGTTATGATCCGTATATGCCAGGTGAGACAAGTATCCCCTGTCTGACACAATAAAATCATAATCCTCGGAAACTCTACGGTACTCTTTTTGGCTTTCAATGCGCATTGCCGCAAACAAAAGCTCCATTGTAGTTCCATCCAGCTTATTGGCTGGGTCCAAAACTATTTCTCTCAGCTTGGAAGCAAAAGGAACATGTTGCGATCCAACTTCACGAGTCTCAAGTACCCTAAAGCCCATCTCTAGCAATGCAGAACACAAGGTTTTGATCGCAGTAGTTTTGCCAGATCCATCTAGCCCCTCAATATCCACAAGAGTCGCCGCCATTAAAATCCCCCCAGTGCTTTGAATACAGAATGCCCCAAAGTAGTTATCATAAATACTAAAATAACACCATAAACCGCGATTTTAAACAATTCACCCGCAGCCCGGACTGCCATAATAAAAAGCATAAATAATGACAACATTATAGTAGCAGCAACCCCAGCAAAAAAGTACCCTATCAGCTCGATCATCATTTTTATGTATCCTTCTTAAACATATCCCACAAAGACTTCTTCATGCGCGATTGTGGCGTAATCCCAAGAACGGCAAGCTTGGCCTCAGTTTCTTTAAGTAGACCCCATGCCTCTTCGGGGCTGTTGAATGTTACATCTTTTCGGGCCTCTATCTCAATAAAGCGGGCCTTTTCTTTTTTGTCCTTATCATACACAATGTAATACACTAAATCTACTTTTTGTAGCCAGTAAATAGTGCAATCTTTGTATATCCTAAAGTTCTCCTCAAAGCCAATCATATTTGCAAATTTGGCCACAATACGACTGGACATGCTATTGTGAATTTTAAGGTCAAGCTCAAACCTATCTTGGTTGTTCTTCTCGCTGTTCCTTATTTTTATAGTAAGCTCAGGCACGTCTCCCTTGCGATGGCGAATGAAGTCAAATGGGAGGCCGTATTTGTTCCCTGCGTAATATACGTCCCACGAGGATACTTCCAGCTTGCGCTCTGGGGCCATAGTTTCCATTAGACTGATGAAGTCGGTAAGGCTAATATCGTCAGCGCGATATTTTAGCTCAAGTTCGTTTAGTTCTATGTCAAATGCCTTTTCCAACATATACCTGTAATAGTAACACAAATAATAATATTAGCAACAAAATAATACGTTTATTTTTGGGATGTTTATTGTTTTTCATTTTTATTAGGATACCCATAACCCAATCTAATCCCCCCATAAAGTGTTGCCAGGGCCGACTCAGTTACCTTGCATTTCATCTGCATTATTTGCGACCTAATATTGGGCGGGAGCCGCTGCCATTGAGCTGAAAAATACCGTATGCCAAGCCCATTTAATATATTGGCTTTTCTTAATATTTTCTTAGGGGCCACGGCTTGTCTCAATAAAAGCTCGCATAAATCGAAATTCTAGGAATTTTCCATCCCTATAAATTAGCAGATGAATCTCAGATGGAGAACTACTGGTAACCCAGTCATCACCATTATCAAGTCTTCCGCCATCGGCTTCCAGAATAATATCTCCCTTTTTCAAACCGTTTTGTTCAGCGGGGTATCCTGGCACGACATCCCAAATTTTATTGCCCATACTATATGATCCATATTTTTCAGATACGAATGGGCCATGCGAATACATGACATATACGCCAATTCCATAATATCCGGTAGACGACTTGTTTTTATTATTTTTATTTTCGGTAACCGTTACATCGCTTTTATTATTCTTTGCCACATCTTTATTATTGCTTTTTGCGCCACTTGGCGGCAAAATCCGAACCTCTACAGCATTAGAATTGCCCTTGCCCTCTTGAGACCCCTGCTTGCTGTTCCCGCCTTGCTTACTAGATTCATGCTGCATATTTTGTGGAGCGGGCATAATTGACGGCATAATAAAGATCGAACATGCATGAATAACAATGCTAGCCAATAAAGACAGTAGCCCCAGCTTAGTTATTATTTTTCTTAGGCTTGTGCTTTGGTTTTTTTGCAAGGGCCTTCTCCTGAGCCTCCAGACGGGCTATTTGATCCACAAAAAGAGGTTTTGTTTGGTTATTAATATATTTATTCGTCTGCTTTATTAAAAGCCGGATATACTTAATGTCTCTTGCCATTAGAGTCTCCTAATAATTAATAATATCACTAATTTTATTACGAAGCATCTTTTTTAATTGAGTGTTTTCATAAAAAACGCTCTTAGACCATATAAGCGTTTTAACGTCAATAGGTATTTTTAGATTCATCATATACTGCCAAAGCAGATCATGGCATACCTCTAAATGAGGTTTATGAGATTGTTTACTCCTCTTCGCTATGGCCACGAATTGCTTTTTCCTATTGCTTCATAAATATTGCCATTTAATATATAATAAGAAAAATTATAAACGGCACGGACTTCCCAATTTTTAATAAAACCTATTAAATAATACTGCGCCCAAGAAATTAATTAATATTCTACGCTTCTTCATAATAATGCTTCATGCCTTTATAAAGCTGCTCCCCCAACTGATACCCCAACTGATCCCCCAACTGATCCCCCAACTGATACCCCAACTGATACTCCAACTGATACGCCAACTGAGACTGCAACTTATCCTCCAACTGAGACCGCAACTTATCCCACAACTGCTTACGCTTCTTCATAAACAATCCCCCTATTCTGTCCTAATACTTACATATTGGAGCGCTGATCCAAATCAAACTCAAGTACGTATAATACATCTTCGCCGCTAAAACCAGATCCCTTTAAAATATTAAACCAAGTCACTACTTCCTTAATGTTATTCCGGCAATTATAATGCATCTTTGACGCTCTATTGACTAATTTATGATAGAACCAAAAGAAAGTCCACGACTTTAGTAGTGGGATGAATTTTTAAAAACTTAATAATATGTTAGTGGCGTTAATAAGTTTGGTGTAGTATAATATATAATATATAATATATAATATATAATATATAATGTGGTACTACCCATGATAGGGATATACTAGCAGCAAATAATATAAAACAATTCGCATTAACGCGAACACTTGGAGGAGAGGGCAGCCCTCCAAGGATAAATAAAGCCTGTGGAGCGATCAACGGTAGTTGGAGCTATGAAGCAGGAACCCCATGCCTTTAGTCGTGGGAGCTGTCAGTAAATAGTACCTAAATTTAATGCAAATTACAAGCTCTAAAAATAAATAGTATCATAAATAACCATATAAAATCTTAATAAAAACAAGCACTTAGCTTAAAAACCTAATTTTTATGATAAAGCCAAAAGAACCCCATGCCTTTAGGCGTGGGAGCTGTCAGTCAATCTAATGGCGGATCTTGCTGGCACGGGCCAGTAAGTAGGTATACAGGTTAGGACATTTTGCTATGGCTATCGAAAAATCATTCGATGCGGTATCTCAGCTTTTTACGGCTAACGGTACAGTTCAGGGAATTATCACCGTAGCCGACGCTTCTGGATTTTACGCAAAGCAAAAGGTCACTTTAACTTCAAATACCCAGCCCGCACTTCAGCTCGAGGTCCGCAGAGTTACTCCTACAACAATTCAAGTAGGACGCCCAGGAACGCCGTTCAACGGCCCATATGAGGATGTGTCTGCATACACAGTCGCAGATGCGGCCAAAATAACTGCATCCGAGCAAGTAAAGCCCGTATTAAAGCCTGACGAAATAATACAGGCCGTTTATGCCAGAGACCCGGCAGTGGCCTTGAGAACCTTACAAGTTAATAAGTTTGGCCAGGCCATTGACACTGTAACGGGCAATGACGGCAAGACCAGGCTTGCGGTTGACGCAGCGGTATCCGTTTCGGGACTTTCTGTTGATCTGGACGCGCTGCTGCCGGCTAACCAAGCAAACCCCGACAACGTACTTACCGCAGGCTCAGAGGACGGTACACGCAATGGGCCAAAGTTTGCCTTTGTAAATAACAGGCGCCTGCAGATACTTGCTGGAAAAGATCGAACGGCTAATATAACATACGCTGATTTTGGCACTAAAGATCAGAGAGTTACGCAGATAGATTATACTTCGCCAAGCGTTGGTTCTGGGCCAGGATATACGGCAAGGCTTACCCTATCATATACTTTAGTTGGAAATAGATATAGAAGAGATTCTCTTACTTGGAGCATCATTTAAGGAGCTAACATGCCAAAGGCATATTCGGCAAAATTATTGGATACCGTATCAGGTACATACAACCAGAACCATACCACAATTTTGGGTAGAGCTCACGTAAAGACTCTATTAAATGGCAAGGATGCAATCGGGCCATACTTGCCAAAATTTGTTGACGTTTTTACTGATACGAGCGGCGCAGTGTCCTTTAGCGCTTCAGCGCCACTTACTTTTTGTTCACCAAACGGTAGACTGTATTTTGTAAATATTGCTGGAGCGGGCCTCGTTAACATCGTGCTGTACAATTTCAACCTCAATACTGGGGCCACAACTTATGTGGGGCGGCTGCAGGCCTCAATATCTGCAGTAGGGACCAATACATTAAGGTCATTAGAAGCCCTTAACGACGCGGGGACCACAAACTTTAAAATTTCAATTGGCATCGTCAACTCTTCAAACGTAACTTTTGGCGGATTATATTTGGTGACTTGCGATTTGGCCGACTTTCAGCCTTCCGGAGGTCGGGTAGTTCCCTTTGCGGCAGGACCGAATCAGAATTTTGCAGTGCAACATATAGTTGAGACCAGAAACTCCTCCCTGCATACCCTTACTACAAATTTTGGATCTTTTGTTGATGGTAATAAATTGTGGGGCATGACAGTTCCCACTGCAACAACAACCAGATGGTACCGCTTTGATTATACTAATACCCAGACACAAGATCCCATTTTAATAACTAACTGGCAGAATCGCGGAGCTACCGGATATATTGTTAATGCTACTGCACACGGATGGCTAGTTAACGACCACGTAACTGCACTTCCTCCCAGAATAACCAGCATAGCAACGGGAACCACCACAACCTTTACAACGGCAAATGCTCATGGTTTTCAAGCAGACGAGCGGGTCCAGGTGTTCCATACAGCTGGAGCGGCCATACTGCCCACTGGAGTGGCAGTGGCAACAAACTATTATGTCAGGTCGTCTGGCTTAACTTCGACTACTTTTGAGCTGTCAACTACAGTTGGAGGACCCTCTATCTCTACATCAGGATCTTTTACAGGGCAGGCCTTTGTGGGGCTATTCCCAGTAGGGCACACAGCCGCATCAAACCAGTTCTTCGTCTCAAATGCCAACTTAGCCGCGAACACCTTTCAGTATGCGTCAGCACTGTCTTCCCCAGGTATATCTGCGGTAAATAATACTGTTACGACTATTTCTGGCACTACAATTACGTGTAGCGCAGTAACAACGGCATTAGTTGTTGGATCAAGAGTAAGATTCTGGTCAACTGGCACATTCCCATCTGGCATATCGGCAGACACAGATTATTGGGTCGTTGCACAGTCTGGGTCAACCGTTCAGGTTTCTGCCACTCCGAATGGAACAGCTATATCGCCTGGCTCGTTTACTGGAACTCTGACAATTGGATTGACTGCGACCGGGAACTTTTATGCCTATAACGCCCTAGGCCAAACAGCTGAGCTATTTGACTACAGTACCAACGCTATTTCTGGATTCACCGGAGCAACAATAGCCAATGCTGCAGATTTTGCTACCCCTAATCATACTTCCAATGCCGGCTTCCCTTGCGTGTATTTCTGCTCGTCCACATCACATTTCTTGGGCAGGATCAGTGAATTGACATCAGGTGCTTCGACTTGGCCCAGCCTTCTAGTTCAAAATAATCTTCCAAACACGGCCAACAATACTGTTGCTCCTGTAACATTATTTGCAAACTGGTCACAATACTTAGACAGAGTGGTATCCACAACAACAGTAGCATCTGGTCCATCTAGGTTTATTATTAAAAGAGTGGTTAATACTGAGGCCGATTTCGTTTTTGGCGTAGCAAATAACCGCGCCCTAGAGGCGGGAGTAGCCGCAAGCCCACTAGACGGACAAGAAGTGGGCGGCGTAGCGACTTCTAATCCAGAAGTTCGTAACGGCTGGCTTATCTTGCCACTTACTAGTATTAACCAAAGAGGCGCGCTGGTAGCAGACCTCAAAGCTGATGCATTTTTTGATGCCATCGATACCGCGTCTACACCATCTGACGGTTTTATTACTAGAGTAATCAACGTGCCTGCGGGATCGTTTATAGCGGCACATGTTCAGCGCCAGCTTCCTGGAGAAACATGTAGACCTAAAATACAGTACCGGACTTCCGGATTTGCCACTCCCACAGGCGGCTGGACAGATTTGCCGACCGATAATGACATGAGTTCTGTGCCTTCCGCCACGCAAATACAATTTAAGTGCCTGTTCCCTCTTTTTGAGTCATCACACGCACGCGGCGCGCAGGTATCAGAAATAAGGGTTATTGTTCAGCCAGACAATGAAAATGTGGACAATTGGGAAATTTCTGATGAGTGGTCAGATAATAACACTCCGTCCAGAGTGGCCTTCAGATTAAAAGAGGCATACCCAACAGTTGTGCCCCAATTGTTTTTTAGGGCAAGAGACCTGTCCAACGTGCTTTTAGTGAATCACAATACTACAGCCAATGCGTCTAATTTCCAGTATTCAACAGATAATGGAACCACATGGCTACCACTTGGAACCATACCGAACACTGTTGGAACGCTAGTTAGATATACATTTACAAGCCCTCCTGGGGTAGACATTAGACCGTCTATTAGAAATGACTAGCGCATGAGAAAAAGTAGGCGATATTGCACCTTGTCCAGATGCCTAGAAGAAGCGCCTAGGCACTGGACAAAAATAATGTTTTATGTTGGAGATTAAATGCCAGACATTTTTATAGCCGATAATTTTTATATGCCCACTTCAGACGCATGCGTTGCCGATCTGACGCCGCCAACTTTTGCGGGCATCAACTTTCTAGATGTAGAATCTAGGGGTCAAATTCGGGCCGGATGGCCAGCCGCTTCGGACCCAAACACTCCAATAAGGTATGAGGTCTATATTAAGGCCACTACTCCAACCAACCTATTTAATACGGCTAATATAATTGCTATTACAGATAAGCTACAGTATGACATATTCACATTGCCAGACGGCTCTTTCCTGGTAAATGGTACCACTTATTATGTGGGAGTACGAGCTGTTGATGCATTAAGCAATAGGGATACCAATACCGTATCCCTAAACGTGATCTCTACCGGTGTTCTAACTTCTATTGATGTATATGAGTCAAAATGCGCCTTCTCAATAAGCTCCAATAATCTTTTTCATATCACTATGTGGGCTGACAAAAACGAGAGTCTTGCTATTGCGCCAGGTGCAGTTATGGGAACTGCAAGCTTTCAGGTATTCGACAAGGCAGGACTCCCTGTCACTGGAATGTCTGGGTCGGTGGCGACTCCCAATACTCAGGGGCTCTATATCGCTACTCCTATAGCCAATACAATAGATCCTGACCGTATTAACGATCACTATACCGTCCGGGTCACCATTGACGTTGACGGCGAAGACAGAGTCAATTTTATACCACTAAATGATGAAGTTGAAAATATTAAAATCAACGGAGTCTTCAGCCTCAATAATTCTAATAATATAATCGGAAGCCTTTGGGCAGAAAAGAACGAGAAAATATTAACTACAAACCTCGGCACTGCCTCCTATCAGTTTTACAACGCAGACGGTTCTATTATAGCTGGTGTAACTGAATCTGGCATATCGGCAGACTCCAATGGATATTTTATAATCACCCCGTTTGCTCTTCCTCAATCGATAGATCTGTCCAAGAATTTTATTATTCGAGCCAATATTACAGTAAACGGAATTCTCAGATCAAAAAATATTATTCTTAATGGTGATTTGGCCGAGTATACCTGCAGGGCTGTATTCTCGATTAACGCTAGTAACCAGCTTAAAGCTACCTTCTGGGCTACTAAGAACGACCAGATCGCGCCCACTTCAATACTCGGTACTGCTAGCTATACCGTATATGATAAAGACGGCGTAGCTGTGGCTGGACTCACACAATCGGGAATAGCCGCCGATGCAAACGGCTTGTTCCACACAACCCCAGTTAGCGCGATCCTGTTGACTGACCTGACCCATTATACCGTAACAGTAACTATATCAGTGGCAGGAAAAAATATCGTAGCCGTTAAGGGCTTTACACTTTTAGGTAATTAATGCCAGTAAGAAGATTAGTCGCACAAGATGATAATGACGATAACCAGTGGCTGAAGGTAGACCACTCTTCTCGTTATATTGTTAACGACATGGAGGACTGGCAGTTTCTGTTTGGGCCCAATTCTGCCCTAACAAACAGTGCCCAGGTATTAAAAATAGCAGCACAGCTCGATACGTCAACCTTAGATAAGATCAGAATAATAGGCTATTTGTATAATTCATCCAGTGGATCTATTGATAGCGCCTCATCAATAAACTTTAAAGTATACAAAGTAGCCGATATAACTAGCCCCAAGTGGGATGACCAGTTAATAACGACACTAACTGGAGTTTTGCAGCCGAATGGCTATTATTTTGTTGATATAAGCGTAAGTCTATTGACTGGCACTAATCTTGACGGCGACACTACCCTAATGATTGAGGCCACTGCTATAAGATCTAGCACGACATATCGTGATAGAATTTACGTTAATCATTTGGGTGTTTACGACAGTATTATTAGATTAAGAAACGATGTGGAATTCCTTGATATAACAAAACAGGATATATAATATGAGCGCAAGGTTACACGCTGCCCTAGTGGGCGATGAAGTAGTCGCAGTAATGACTCTGACTGAAGAACAGTACCAGAATAAAATAAGAGATTATACTCTAATTCTGAACGTAGAAGATCTTTTAATAAAACCTCAAGTAGGATGGAAGCTTAAAAATAATATGCTCCAGCCTCCTCCTGGCCAGACGGTTAGCCTAGAGTCAATAATTAGAGCTAAAATTCAACATTATCAAGAAATGGCCCCAGCCCTTCTTAGGGACCTGTATACCCAAAACACTCTGCTCGGAATTACGGCTCAACAGTCAGATGAGATGTTTTCTGAATACCAAGATGTTTTAATTAGAATTAGAGAAGGTGCGTGGCCAACCGCACTATACAGGCTTTCGCAGAAAACTCCTAGCGGTTTTGTCACTCAGTCCATGATTGATTCATGGTATCAGCTTATTCATAGCAAGCTAATTTAATATGGAATCAAAGTTTTTAATAGGTTTTTCTACGCCGATTAAATTTAATATAGCGGCATATGCTATCAGAGAGTGGCAGAACAGGCCGTATTCTCATGTCTATATTAAATTTGAAAGCCAAAATATAATCACTAGCATCTACCATGCAGCAGGCGGCACTGTTCATTTTATGTCTGAGGAAAACTTTCTAAAAAAGAACAAGGTCTTGATAGAGTACGAAATACCAATAGACCGGGCCACTCGACTAAAAATGATAAACAGATGCATGTCGCTATCTAATGTAAGATATGATTACCTGAATCTACTAAAAATATTATTGTGCGACATAGCTGAGAGGTGGGGCGCTAATGTCCCCAAAACGCATGACGGTCCAGGATACGTATGCTCAGAACTTGTCGCTGAGTTTTTGGAAGAAGACCTAGGAATTAAAATAGACAAGCCAAGACATTTAATAAAACCAAGCGACATCGAGGATGGACTGCTGGAGCTCTTCCATAAAAGAGAGAGGATCGGATGAATCTAAGAGAAATAACAGCAAAGTGGCGGAACTTAGTTTCCGAATGCAATCGTCTAGGAATTCCGATTCCCGTGCTGAAAGACCCTGAATCACAAAAGGGCTCCGTATCTCTTACTCTTGTTTTTATTTCATTCAATCTTTGTGTGGCTGGAATCATTGGGAAATGGTCTGGATCTTTGGGTGGCGTTGATGTGAACAGCGCATTCAATCTTTTTATCGCGTGTGCAGGTCTCTATTGGGGCCGCCGTATTGGCAGAAATGCTAACGGTCAATCAGAACTCGACGAGAAGGTTGACTCAAAGAAAGAGTCTTGATATCGTCTTCCTAAGCGATACCTGGCTAAAAACCAGACCGGAGTCCTAAACATTCCAGCAAAAAGTCTGTGGCTTCTACAGACTTTAAATAATAAGAAGCGGGGGAGTCACATGCCCCATCGATTAGCGCGATTGATTAGTATGTCACTTCAGGGGAGCACTGCCGCTAACAGCCCTCTGGTGCTAAGCCTAAAGTCAAATACTCGTACATACTGAGTGGTAATTTTGACGAAGTTGTGAGCTGGCCCGCGTTGGCCGCCTTATTGATTTGATATCAATATCTGAGATACAATGCAATTCCCAATTCGAGATAAAGCCAAAGGGGTTACGGCTGGGAATGCGCAGTGGGCGTGGGCCTTTATGATAATACCAAAAGAAAGTCCCTGACTTTAGTATTTTTAGTATTTTGAGTGCGTCCGAATTTTAATAGACTCTTGAATTGTGCCCTTAATGCCATATACAAAACTCATCTCTTTGCTTAATATAAAATCCACACTAGCAAGCATGGTCTTTTTGCTAAGGGCATCATGTGTTATATCAATTAAACGTGTCCATAAAATAGTAGGTTTAATTCGCTTTTTGGGCACTGCTAATATTCTGGTCCTGTAGTTGTCTGCATCAACAGAATCGCAGCCACTTCGCAAGCTCATGGCTGCTCCTGCTTTATTCTTAAAATATTCGAGTAGTTTATTGCGTTTTTTTTCATCATTATTTAATATTATTTTTTTCTTTTTAGTGATTTTTCCATTATTTTTTTGATCGCAGTTAGTATGATTCTTACGTCGTCAATTTCTGATTTTGAATATTCGTACTTCTGCCCAATTGATTTTACATTTTTTAACCAATAATCAATATTATGCTCTAAACATCCTATTTTAACTATAATCTCTTTTTTGTCTTTTATCCATGCAAATCCAAAGTATTTGCTAATATAAAATGCTTTTATTATTGTAAATGCTAAATTTGCACCCCTAAGATTTGCGCCCTCAAGATTTGCGCCCCTAAGAATTGCTCTTTCGCCGTTTGCACCATTAGTCTCTAGCCACAACTTATGAGCATCTAAAACAGTTTTTTAATCCATAAATCCTCCGGTCCTTTTAAGACTACCATAAAAGCTCAAAAATACCTAGAAACTTTTTGAACATACTCGTGACATCAACCTCACAAATCTTCATCAGGAAAAGCTTTTACAAACTCAGCCCATTGGCGCTTAGTTAGCTCATTCATTGGCTCGTTATCAACCGCTGGGTCTACTAGCAACAATAACCGCTTTAACTTTGTCAGCTTTTCTCTTAATAATACTTCTCTTTTAATAGCATTCTTAACGTCTTCAAACGCAGGACTCCAAAACTCCGAATCTTTGCTAATGTCCATTATGGCTAAAGCTTCCCTGGTGTTGGCATAGCTTAATGAAGATATAGCAGATAGTCTTGCATTCTCTTCATAGCTAAGGCTCTGTTTTTGTTCAACTTGTTCCGGTTTATCTTTAGGTCTACTCATTTTTGTTCCCTCCATTCTATTAATAAATTATTAGGGAGCTTATATTGGCGCCCTATTATCTTATTTAATATTATTAAATGCTAGCATATTATTAATAAATAACTTAACTTTATATATGTGATTAAGCGCAATAAGCTCAATAAGCTCAATAAGCTCACGCCTAACCTGAAACCGTGTCTTAATTCTTGTATGGCGAGTTATCTGCGACTGTATAATGCGACATAAACTCATAGTAAAGTCTTTATAGTGATTCATGCTTAGCTTCCGTCTTATTCGCATTGCAATATGGCCCGCTTTATTAGAAGTCTTACTCCCACATATTGTGGAGTATTCTTTAGTACACTAGCTGTAATTAACGCGGGTTTAGTATCAAGGCTCCAGTATGTGAATATTCTGGTTCTATAGCCGTCTGCATCAACAGAATCGCTCCCGCTTTGCAAGCTCATGGCGACCCCCGCTCTATTCTCAAAGTATTCGAGTAGATTATTTCGTTTCTTCATGCATCGATTTAGATAGTGTTTCAATGACCATGGACCTAGGGTCTGGCTTTAGCGCAAGAGATTCCCAAATATAATTAATCAATTGCCTGTGCTTAAGATTGGACTTATAAAAATGGCGATACAGCACATTTCTAGCCCAATTATCGTGCGGCGCCGGCCACGCTTCATGTAATTGTGGATAGAATTTTGAGGATAGGCTACGTCTCTTCTTCAAAATGCCACCTCAAATAATAGCTTACTGACATCCCTACTGGCTTCAATTGCAAAATGCTTCCCAACTCTGGCCACCCCAGTTTGTCCGGAAGCCAGCATGGCTGCCGGTAAGGTATAGACCAGCACCTGCATTGTATTTGGGCCCAAACGCTTTTCCGCTCGCCTCCCCATATCCTGTACAAATTCCTGAAGCGGCTTATTCTGGGCATAGTATGCCTGGCTCACAGTCGTACACGCTATCCCATTTAGGCACATTCCTATAACAATCGCCTCTAACAAGCAGGCCCCCTGACCCTATTATGAATATCAATCAATCTGACAGCTCCCACGACTAAAGTCATGGGGTTCCTGCTTCATTGCTCCAACTACCGTTGATCGCTCCACAGGCTTTATTTATACTTGATAGGCTGCCCTCTCCACCAAGTTGTTGTTTTAATACAACATTCTTCATTATATTGAAGACTTTTGTCTTCAATGCATAAATTAGTGATTTGTTTCTCTGTCACTAATTTATGCATCACTTTGAAGAAACTTATTATATATTACCTTGTTTCAAAATCCATCCCACGCCTAAAGGCATGAGTTTTCTTTTGACCTTATAATAATACCATCTATTTTTATTGTTTGCCAACTATTATTTTTATTAAAATAAAACATATAAAATATTAATAAAATCAAATAGTTAAGCCTAAAACTTAATATAAATATACCCCCACACTTCCTTGGCCCTGAGCCCCTCTATAAAACCCTTAAAATTGAGGAGAAAATGATAGGTAAAATTCCTGACACAATAATGTCCATTGTATTGGATGTTATTGGTGAAAAAACTAAATCTAGGTTTATGGGGACCTTTAGGATTAAGGCGGTGCTTACTCACGCAGACGTGATTGCTATTGAGCGAATGTACTCCCAACTTCTCCCAAGAACTACAAGTGACACATCTGAAGATGCCAAGCTCAGGGCCTCTACGATTGCAGAGCTTTCTGTTCGTATTGTTGATGGCCCAGAGTGGTGGAATGGCACAAGATACGGTCAGCTCCTTATCGACCGTGAACCTCTCTATCAGCTATTAATTAAATGTAACGAGGCCGAGCAGGACTGGTCAAAAAGGCTAGAAGAACAGGCAAATCAGGTAGACGCAGAAAATGTTGTTGAAGGACCTTCAAAATCTTAAAAAAATAGCTCTACATAATGTAAAGAGCGAAACCGTTGCCAGGTTCATTGAGACCTGCTATCGCTACTACTCAAGGACCTACCATACTCCTCTAAAAAAAGTTTATGAAGAGTTGACGCCGCAAGAGGTGGCCCTTTATTATTTTGAAGACATGATGGAAGGGCTATCGCCTGAGCAGTTACAGGAGCACCAAGAAGAGCTTTATAATAAATGGCTGCCCGTACTTTCAGGAGACATTAAAAAGCTTAAGTCGGAGCAGGAAGCACTTGACGATGAGTCATGGATAGCTATGCAGAACGAAATGCTTAGGAAGCAGGAAGCCGCTAAGAAGGCTAAAGCGGAGGCAGAGCTAGTCGCCAAAACTGATGAGTTTGTAAAGAACTTCAGTGATAAGCTTAATAAGATCGGCGAAATAATAAATCAGGAAGATAAGAAGAGCGAAGAATGACCGACGATATAGTAAAGAATATATTAATTAGGCTTAAAGTTGACGATAAAGACGTTAAGAGGATGCAGGACGCTTTAACCAAAAAAACTGGTGGAGTCGCTACCGGCAGTAGCGGTTCAGGTGCTTCTTCGCCAAATGCACCAGGCGGCATCAATGATACAGTCAAAAAGATCCTTGAAATGTCGCGAGAGCTTGACCGAATAGGCGTTAAAACATCTAAGTCTTGGGATAAAGTCAGTCAGGCCGCCAAGAACATTGCTAAAGATTATCTAAAAGAGTCAGAGAAGCAGCTAGATGCTATCTCAAGAAAAGTCGAGCTTAAAATTCGCGCCCTAGATCGCCTAAAAAGAATGGGTGCTTCAGAGGACGTAATCAAAAAGCAAGAGTCTCGCATCAGCCAAGCAGTTGGCATGGGACAGGAGAAACTGTCTGAAGTGCGCGGCCTATCGCAGCTGGTAGGATCAGGCGGAGGCGGAGGCATTTCATCGGCCCTGGGCGGGCCTATGGGCATAGCTCAGTTAGTAGCTGCAGTTGCCGGAGGAGGATCTGCTGTCGTTAGGGCATTTCAGCAAGCGCAGGCCACTAACGCACAGTATACGGGATCAGCGGGCTCCCTGCTAGTTGGCCGTAAAATAGAAGCACGCGAGGGGAACTTACTTACTTCAATAATGAATGTAAAAAATCGCCAGGACGAAAAGGCGATGTCCTATGCAAAATCTCAACTTGCAAAAGAGGACGCAGCAAGGGCACTTACCGGAGTAGCTGGACTGGCCGGAGGAGTTGCAGCAATGCTTGGAGCAGGCGCTACTGGAGCAAAGGTAGGTGCAGCTATAGGATCAGTTTTTCCCGGATTAGGAACACTAGCCGGTGGAATAGTAGGCAGTGCCATAGGCATTGGTGGAGCGGCGCTGGCCGGAAGCTCTGCACTTAATACAGCAAAATATTTCCTTAACCCTGGAGACAGGGAATCCTTTAGATTAGCAAAATTTCAAGAGGGCGTTCAGATTGCGCAAGCCCAGTCGATCGACCCGTATATTTATAATCAGTTTAGGGCTCAGCAGGGGCAAACATATCAAACTAATCGCTTGCTGCAAATGGGAGATTCTTCAGGATTTGCCATGCGCATGTCTGCGATTAACAATATGATGGACCCTCAGCAGATTCAGCAGATGGCACTCGGTTTTAGAGGCCGATTCGGAAATATGGCCGCAGCCGACATGGCCACACAGTCTTCCTTTGCGGCTATTCAGCTAGGACTTTCTCAACAGGGGGCCCAGCAGGCTATCGGACGCTTGGGCTTTGCAGGCCAAGGCGGCACCCAGCAAGCGCGTGATAATCTAGAAAAAATTATGTCAGCCGGCCTAGCTAAGGGGATTGAAGACTCAGGACTTCTTGAGCGCGTAACTGAGCTTGTAACCGCCTACCAAGAAAGCCAGAGCGTTGCCACCCAATCCGGCAGAATAGCACAGGAAATGTTGTCGGGAGTAGGACCTGACGTTAACGCCAGAACTATAGAAGCAGCAGCAAGCGCACAGCAGGCATTGTCCAATATGTTTAATCAGGGCGGCTACAGAGGCTTTGAGAAAATGCGCGGCATTCAAGGCTTCATGGCGAAACAGGGTATCAATAGCACAGACTTTTTGCTTGCTGCTAGTGGAATGTCGAGAGAAGAGCTGCTATCTGAGCAGGGCATGCAAGTATTGGGCATTACCGATCCCGGCGCCCAGGAGCAATTTCGCTCCATGCTTGAGGAGACAGGCAAGAGCATAACGGTCACCTCAAGAGAGGGGCGCGGGAAAATAGAGGCGCTCCGCAAGAAAAAGCAGAGAGGGCAGCCTATAACAGAGCAGGATATTATGGGCGTTGCCATGACCATGGTAGCTCAAGATAAAATGAGCCCAGATCAAGCAGCATCAGCTGCCAGAATGGCTCTAACTAGAGAAGGTATACTGGATCAGCCAACAGGAGCCGATTTAGATGCGTTCAAGTCTCAACAGGAAGCTGCAGCAAGAGGCGGTACGGCAGAGGCAAAGGCAGAGTCTGCAAGATTCCGTGGCATGGGGGCAACAGAAAAAGATATCCAGGGCCTTAGGACTAACATGGATTCCTATATTGAGGAATTTAATAAACAAATGGAAGCTACGAAAGATTTTGGACAAGCCGTTGATCTTACAGTTGACGGGGTCAAAAAGCTATCAGACGCTCTTGATAAATTAACTAAGAAAATTGAACAAATCAATGCACAGCCTATCGGACCAAGAGGCGCGTTCGGAGCCAGAGCTTCTGCCACTTTACCGGCAACAAATGAGTAATAATAATATATGATATTTAAGAATGAGCAGCGACAATTGATTGGGCAGAGTCATCAGGATAGTCATCAATCCCAGCCAAATGCTATTGTTAAATTCATAGTTTATAGGGACCAGGATACTAAATACGGTAGTGACACCATAGATTCAAAGACTAATGCCAAGAGATCAGTGTCCAAGACTGCCTCCGTAGAATATGTCGTGACTAATGATATATTAAATATTACCGTAGCGTCCTCAAAGACATCCCCGATTATATCCGCAGAAATGACCTTGGCATCCGGAGATCTTAATTATATGTCTATTCTTTCGCCAGGCGATCACTGCCTGATTTGGCTACTGAATGACAGACAAAAGATGAATGATTTAAGCATCAGGATAAGAGAAAATAAAAAAGCCAACGAGTACGACTCAGGCCTTAAGTTTGTCGGAAGGGTCAATTCTGTTAGAGCAGTTTATGGAATGATGCCAAGTGGCGTTAAGACGATTAGATTTCTAATCACACTTAAGGGCTTTTCTGAATTTCAGTCTCAGATATACTACAACCCGCTACTTTATCAGCCCAACGAAAGGGGCGGTGCAGCAGACGGAGCGAATGCACCAAGTTCGGAATTGCAAAAACAAATATCTGGCTTGGCGTTTATAGCTAGGATTTCTAACGCATGGAAATCTCTTATACCGAGTAAGGGCGAACTCATCCTGAGCCCCCAAAAACTGGTGCCCTTTTTTGTGAACCTTTTCCTCGGCTTCGGTCCAGGCAAATCCAGTCCACAAGAAAGCCCATCTGAGGCTTTCATAATTCCTGCATCTGTAGCCAAGATGCTCGGGTTGTCCGTAACCAGAGCTACTGTTCAATATGCACAAATTTTAAGGCGCATTATAGGTATTCAGAAATACCAAAATTCGTATCTCCCCTCCAATGCCACTTTTGCTGTAAATCAGGGGGAATCACTTTGTAAGGCACCTATAAAGGGCGCATACTTGGCGCTTCCAGAAAGCTTTAGCGGTCAGAGTATATGGCAAATTATACAATCACATTTGAACAGCTATCTTAACGAAATGTATGTGGCCATCAAGCCTAATGCAAACGGCGATTTGTTTCCGACGCTAGTCGCCAGACAGATTCCGTTTACAAGCCAGCAGCTTATTAAAAAGTTTAAAAATAAAATTAAGCAGCACACCGCCTTTGCCGAGCTTCCAAGATGGGTACTTGCAGAGGACTATCCGATTAGCTCATTTAACATAGGAACATCAGATTCCTTGAGATTCAACTTTGTACAGGTATACGGAGCACTTCTGGAATATCCTGGCGCTGATCCGGCTAGAAGCATGCAAGCACAAATAGCTAATGGGAATTATTCGGACGACAGAATAGATATCGCACGTCATGGCGTAAAAATGCAAGTTCTAAATACTAATTTGGACCTCGTTAAGGGGAGCACTCTTCTCTCCATAAGGGACTGGACCGCATTAATAGGGGACTTCTACCATAACGGCCACCTTAAACTTAATGGGTCCATTACAACCCCAGGCATACAGCTTCCGATCTGTATCGGCGATAATCTAGAATTTGACGGCAGGCTTTTTCATATCGAAGGCGTTTCCCATGTGTATAATGTAGAAGAAAATACTGGCCAAAAGGGCTTCTATACTACTATACAGCTCTCAAATGGAGTACTTGCAGACGGAAAAGACAGCTACAATATAACGCAGCCCAATAGACGAGATGATATGCCGGACCAGATAGCTCCAGGATTTACAGATACAGCCGTTCTTGAAAATGGCCAACCTTTAGTATCTAAAAACAAAGCAACAGACAATTCAGGTAATAAATAATGTTTAATCCAAACGAATTAGATGACGGAACAATGGTGCCCTCCAACTTAAAAGTTGGAGGTGGAATAGACATAACTAACCTTAGGCAATCAAACTACGCCCTTAGGATTGGTCATGTTATCGGAATTACGTATCCAGACGAACCTGGGTCAGTCACTAAAACTCAGATCGAGTACGATGTGCTTGTTGCCCACGGAGATCAGAAAGTCGGCATTAATATTTCTGTCTATAAAAGCTGTAAAGCGCATAATCTTTTTGGCTCTCAAAATAATTCGCTTACTGTAACTATGGCCCCAGGAGTTCCGGCTGAGGACGCTAAGGGCACTTACGTAAAGGGCTCCCAAGTACTACTGCTTTGTATAGATGGGAAGCCAGATGCAGGAAACGCCGTAATTGTTGGAGGACTTACTAGTCCACAATTTAAGAAAAAATACTCAAAAGACGATGGCCAGTTTTACGACTTTAACTTTAATGGAATAAATATTAATATTAATAAAGACGGCGAATATACTTTAGAGTTTAATAGCCTACTCGATGCAGACGGCAATAAAACTAATTCCGCAGCCGCCGGTACTAAAATTAAAATTGATAAGGACGGCGGGATTAAAATTTCAGACAATGAAAACCAAAGCTGGGAAATCAGCCGAAAAGATAAGAAGTCGGTGTGGACTAACGGCGCAGAATCTATTACAATAGATAAGGCTGCCAAAAGTATCAGCATGAATTCCTCTGGGAACATCAAAGAATCCTCAGCTAAGGACACTGCTATCGATGCTGGCGGCAAGGGGTCCTTTAAGTCTAAGTCCGACTTAGAGCTTTCATCACAGGCCAACTTAAAACAAGAGTCTACTGGTAACATGAATGTTAAGTCAGGCGGTAATTGGAACGTACAGATTCAAGGAAACGCCATGATTAAGGCTGGCACTAATGCAATTATTGAGTCAAACGGAATAGCGCAGCTTAAGGGCAATCTTAATCTTATAGGAAACGGCGCACTTCCAGTGGCCGTGGCTGGAGTCAGTATTTGTATAGGCGTTGGTAATCTCGGCGCTCCAGTAGTCTCTAATATTGTAACAGGCTCATCCACTGTTTTGGTAGGTACATAGAAAATGCCGATAGCATTCTCTGATGAAGATAAAAAGACCATTACTCGTAGGCAAGTCAATATTGCCACGGAAAACGAGGCTTTTACAAAGTCAGAGGATTCTTTTAACGAGCAGAAGCAGAAGCTTCAGAAGGTTGACAATTCTAATAATATTTTCTATACCTTCTATTCAACCCAAGTAAATAAGTACGAATCTGAAGCTAGGCAGATGGACGGGCAAGTGGCCGACACCTACACTAATACAGATGTCACAGCCGCTGCTCAAACTCCAACCTCGCATTTCTTTTTCCCTACTAGCCCCACGCCCGCTTATTTATATAATATTCCACTCATTCAAAGCGGTCCTTTTACTAATAACCGAGTAAGGGGCAGATTTCATCCAACATCAACCGACTCACGCAGAGAGCTTAATATTCTGAATAATACCGTAGTGTCTGAAGGATTGCAGCAGATGGAGTTTAGGCTATCTAACGGCATTACCGGCGGAACTCCCGCTCTAATTACAACAACGGGAACCCTTCCTGCTGGGCCCACTACTGGAACCGTACTCCCAGCTGCTACTACTACTGGATTGGCTGTGGGCGAATTGGTCTATGCCTATGCCGGAGCCGCAAGCGGCCTATATCAAGTTACCGCTATCGTGCCATCCGTCTCAGTCACCGTGGCAAGCGTCATCCCTTCGGCTTTGGGTATATCCTCACCGACCCTAGATAACACGGTCGCAGCCTTTACTACCACTGAGCGAGAAAACTTAACTTCTTCATTATTTCAAGAGCTGCTAACCACTATAACAAATACTATCAACTCTCTGGTAACTGAGTGGGAGGGCAAAATAGATGCCCAAATAACCGCTTTGACTGGACATGAAGAAGAGAGAACTTTGTTTAAAAACCAGAACGCTACGGCACTGCTCGGTGTACAGAACGCCAAGGCAATAATAGACACATGGCAGGCCCTTCCCAATACTGGCGTTGGAGCTAAATATACCCCTACAGGCATGGCTCCTCTAATGGCAGAGGTATCAGCTAGACTTGCTTTTATTCCTACAAGAATTACCCAGATCGAAGCGGCTCTCGGCACTAGCTCAGGAGCCTCACTGTCCCAGACTGGAAATGAATTCACGGCTACAGATCAAACAAACAGGTACTACTTAAGGTATAAATGGCTAAATTTTAGAATTAACCGCGCAACAGGTAGCCTTAGAAGATATTATGCTGCAGAACAGTCAAGCGGTGCACTTTCGGAATTAAAAAATAGTAATACTGCGCTTTCTGGTGAATATGACCAATATTTTTTAACAAGACAGATAACGGCGGTTGATGATACTCCAATACTTCAACTTAAGTCAAACACTGGCCTATTAGCTGGTGACCAAGTATTTATTGTGTCAGAAACACAGCCGATCATTAAAAGAGTTATTATTCAAATTATGGGTACCAATCAGGTAAAACTGGATAGCCCTATTCCCAATACTTACCAAGTTGGCGACTTGGCAAGACTTTACAAGGAACTGTAAGAGGTCAACATGCCTTTTGGAAATATTAATAGTAAGCAAATTTTTAGTACTGAGCAACTCCCCAGACAGCTGAGGGATCTCGCCAGCGGAGTCGGTATCGGCAACAAATTGGAAGGAGATGATCTCTCTCAAATAAGGAAAATACAGTCTCTTGAGGGGCAGCAGACTTTCATATCTTCAAGCCTTATGGGCCGGGCCATTAATATAGAAAAGTTTAACGAAACATCTAGATTAGATTGGAATCAAAATTTTCCTTATGTGCTCCATGTCCTGCAGGTTATTGGCAGTGGCTATGCATCCGTAGCAAGCTTTAGGCTTCCAATCAATCCACAGGATTTAGTTATTAATTCACAGTTCGCTTCCAAGGTAACAGTAACTAGCCTTGGGATTCTTGAAGAGCACAATGGAATCCCTCTTAAGCAGATCAATATTAACGCCACTACTGGAATTTTTCTTGGAAGATTGCAAAATGATGCCAAAAACCCTAATACTAGCATCATCGGGACTCTTTTTGCTGGCACTATTTCTGCAGCACAGTCATTCGTAAGCAGCGTTAAAAATACGGTTTCCGCATTTGGGCAAATAGGTTCAGGAAGTCAGGGCAGAAACAGTGTAGACCCTGCGCAATCAGGAGACCTGAGACAAACTGGTTACTTCCAATATCATATGCTCAGAATGTTTTTGGAAAGCTATGCCGAACTCAAAAAGAGTCCTGCAGGCAAGGCCTACAGGCTGGCATTTGAAATGGTGAAAGATAAGCAGACTTATCTTGTTACTCCCCAAGCATTTACAACCAGAAAAAGCGCTAGTAGCCCCATGGAGTACCAGTACAGCCTCAACATGATCGCATGGTCAGCGGTCGATATATCAGGAAGATCCGGGGTTTCGCCGGTAGATCCGGGCGTCGGCGCCATCAGATCAGATATCGGAGCGACTAGAAGACTTTTCAATGCACTTAGAAGCTTCAGGAAAACCGCGTCTAAATTTAAAAATATTATCTCAAATGCGCGTGCGGATGTCGAATCCAATATTTACGGTCCCATAAATAATATTATAATTGGAACAAAGGAAGTCCTTTCTATTCCAAAAACAATAGCCGATTTCCCTAAAAGCCTTAGAGATTCTTTCCAGACCTCTGTGGCCGCTAACTGGGACTCCCTGTCCAGAACAAATGAAGAGCTAAGGAAACTATTTGATGGCAAAATGCGGGCCATTGCCCTATCAGTTAACGGATCTGGTTCAGCTCTGCCTTTTGCAGGTACAGGCACGCAGCAGCTTTTGAAGTCTTCTTCGCTAGACAGCATAGATCTTACTGATGCAATAGAAATAGATTCACTCCCTCTCACCGATTCTCAAATTAATGCTTTGCAGGAAGCTATCGAATCGGCCCTCCTCCTCGATGAGAGCGACTATATCGCCTTGGCGGAAGAGCTTCAAGCCCTGTCTAACTCCTTGTCAATCGACATATCTCTTAAGGCCGCGACCGATGAAGAGTGGGACATTCTTTATGCCATTCAGGACGCGATTGCAGAATTACTGGCATCTATTGCAGACGGCAGTAAGAGAAACAGCTTGTCATCAAACGAAAATGCCAATGGCAATCCATCTAGGGCCCTCAACGCCCTAGACTATTGGGAAGGGAGCACGCAGGCAGCAGGCATAGATTTTACTAAGCCAGTTAGCAAGTTTGCTGTGCCCTTCCCCTTCAGGTCAACGCTAGAGGAGCTTTCCGCAGCCTATCTCGGTACACCATTAAGATGGCAAGAAATCGCCGCCTTAAACGGCCTGCAATATCCTTATGTTGATGAAGACGGATTTACTTACAACTTTATCGCTAACGGATCGAATAATTCTTTTAATATCGCAACAAATGCCAATCTACAGATCAATCAAACTATTTTTCTATTGAGCGATACTCAAAAATCGTCTCGTAGAAAAATTCAAGCTATTAATAAAATTACGGCCACTAATTATCAGATTGTAGTTGACGGCGAACCTGATCTGGCAAACTGGACAACCGCCGATAATGCAAAAATACGAGCATATTTGCCAAATACTATAAATAGCATGCGGCAAGTATACATACCAGCGGATGGCTCCCCAGACGCAAGCAATCTGGAAACGCGGCCCATTACATTTATTGACGATGATCCAGAAATGGTAAAGTTCTCAAAAATCGACCTACTACTAGACTCAAATTTTGATCTTGCCATTACATCAGACGGCTTTGCTAATTTGGCATTTGGCAAAACAAACCTGCTGCAAGCCGCTAAACTTAAGATGGCAACAATAGCCGGAACAAATCTGCTTCATCCAGAATACGGCGGCGGCGTCGAAGTAGGATCAAGCATGGCCGAGCTAGATATTGACGGGATCATTAACAGAATAAACACATCCTTTGCGTCAGACCCCAGATTTAACGCCCCATCTGCTATTGACATTGTGCCTAACGGGGATTCTGTTGTCATGACCATTGCGGCTTCTGTGCGAAGAGGGAACGGGATATTGCCAATCACGATACCGCTCACAGAATAATTTATGAATAAAAACAATAACTTAGAGTGGAAACTTAATATTTTGAGTACACCCCTCTTTTGTCTTAAAAAACCCCATAAAACTTAATATTATCGAAGGTTTAGACAGTGCCTAATACGCCACAGCCTAAAAGCTATCAAGAAATAGAAAAAGGTATGATTCAGACGTTTGTCGCAAAGACAGGCGTCAACGATCTGACCCCAGGTTCCGTTATCCGATCTATTCTGGAATCTGCAGCCCTTGTAGATTTTAAGAATCAGGCTAATATAATCGCCGCCCTTAATTCAATTGATATTGATAGGGCCGAAGGGGCCGATCTGGATAATATTGGTATTGCAAAGGGCGTAACCCGACCTCAGGCCCTGGCCGCGACTGGTTTTGTAACTATCAAAAGATTAAACACAACTAAAGTAGCCACTAAGATTTATGCTGGTGCTGCAGCTCCGCCAATCGGATCTTTAACTATCAACATCTCGGCTAAAGACGGCTTCCCGAACTCTGGGGCCGTATACATTGGTCGCGGCTCTAATAACGTCGAAGGGCCTATTAACTATTCTGCGATCACTCCAGTTGGAAGCTATTTCCAAATGACCCTTACTGCTCCAACTACAAAAAATCACAACTTGAATGAGTCAGTAGTGCTGGCGCAGGGTGGCGATCAGGTCGTATCTGCAGGGACTATTGTTCAAACAAAGCAAAATGCTACCTCCCCTTCAGTCACCTTCCTAGTAGTTAATACTGTGACCTTGCCTGATGGCGAAGATTCACTATCTGATATTGCCGTTTCGTGCACAGAGATCGGAACAATAGGAAACGTCGCAGCCGGTGCCATATCAGAATTTGCAACAGACCCATTCCCAGGTGCTGGCGTCACTAACCCGACTGCCTACGTAACCGGTCGCGACAAGATGTCCGACATCGACTATCGCCTACTAATTAAGAACTTTGAGCAGAATAAGACCAAGGGTACTGATCTTGCTATTAGGTCCGCAGCGGTTGGAACACAGTCTACTGATGATAATAAGTCAGTGGCCTCAGCTCAGCTCAGAAAACCAGCTCAGCGCAATGAGCCCGCCATTCTCTTCATCGACGATGGAACCGCGTACCAGCCCATTTTCAGTGGCCGTGGTTTTGAGCAAGTAATCGAAAATGCAAATGGCGGCGAAAAATTTCTCCAGCTTCAGCGTGAAGACATTACCAAGGCCCTTGTGGAGACATCGTTCACGGCACCATTTGCCATTACTGGCAGCTATGTACTGGCAGTAGAGGTTGGCGGAGTACGGTCCGAGCACACGTTCCAGAATTCAGATTTTGCTACTCAAAATGCAGCAGATACATTTGAAGTCGTTAATTCTATTAACTCCAATACCTCACTACTTTTCAGCGCCAGAGCATCTAAGAACAGCAAGAATATTATTCTGTTCGCCAAGTCATTTGAAAATGAAGACATAAAAGTCGTAAGCCCTGCAAATAGTAATGCCATTAACGCGAACGACTATATGGGCTTTGCAGAAAATCTCACGTACTCCCTTAGGCTGTACAAAAATGACGTACTTCTTCTTAAAGACGGGGAAGTGCCCACGATCTTTACAAAACCACAAAGCTTGTGGAGCATTATATCTGGCTCTAAAACGCTTATCGTGCAATTAGACCAACAGTCTAGCCCAGTCACTTACACATTCCAAGACGCCGATTTCGTCCCCTTTGGATATGCAGTAATGTCGGAAACTGTCCCGCTTTCAGTTTGGGCAAACGTGTTCAATGCTATTATTCCTGGCATAACCGCGACTGTCCAGGGCAATCAGATTAAGCTTGTTTCCAATAAGGGGGCCTCCAATAATGCAAAAATTTCTATTCAGGGCGGCACACTTCGTACTTTAATATTCCCCGGCACCGGAACCATAGAAGACCTCGGCAGAGCATCAGATTACTCCCTTAACAGGTCTACTGGCCAGATACAGCTAGCAACTCCACTGTCCGCAGGCGACAATATTACGGCAGGCTCTAAGAACACAAAAGCTTTTGTTACTTCAGCAGAAATATCTGCAGGCTCAATTACTTTGCCAGCCGGATCGGGAACTACAGTAGCTCCCAAAATGTGGGTAATTCTTGACGATACAGAAGCAGAATATATCCCCAATGGAGCAACGGTAGGCAGTACGATCACAATAACGTCCCCATCTACTAACATCTGGAGATTTACTTCATCAAATACCAGTGCTTTTGTAGACGTTTTGCCAGGCGACTGGGTGGTAATAGCCGACAACGCAATCAGAACACACGATATCGATTTCATCGGCCACTTTAGAGTAATTAATAAATCGAATTCTTGGTTCGAGATCAGGATTACTGATTCTCTTGTATCGGCATCAGGCGCCCTTACGCTATTGGGAACTGAGAAGATTACATTTGTGAGATCAACTGGAACTATTCAGCCAATCAATCTTTTGACTGGACTAAATACCTTAACTGCCATAACAAATAATATAAATACTCAGCTTCAGGGCGGCAGCGCATCAGTCTCTAATGGGAAATTTATAAACATATCCTCTAATACATATGGCCTGAACGGCTCTATAATGATAGCCGGAGTCTCTGCAAACGCAGATGGACTTGGCTTCTTGCCTGGCGATAAAGATGATGCAACAATAACTCACACGGCCTTCTCCGAATCTGGAAGATCAGAGCTGACTACTCCCTCCTTCATACACGACGCCATTGCTACTGGCACAACTGCAATTCCGCCCCTTAACTTCACTTCTGGCATCAACCTATTGACAAATGGCGCAAGCAGAAATGCTCTTGTGTCCTTCCTAGACAGATACGGAGATGAGTCTAATAATAAAAATGTCGAAGCTCAGATTGCTAATATCTCAGGCACTAACGTAACTCTTAGGGCAGAAAGTCGCCTTAAGGAACTTCTGGCGGGCGATAGATATTTTGTAGCAGAGCCCTTTAATTTTGCGGCACTAGATAGCCTTGTTGCTATTATAGATAGGGACGGCGTCAATAAGGCGTTTAATATCCCAATGGGTCGCAAGGGCCAAGTCTCCGTTGCGGTCTCTGCGAATCAGTTTAATGCCTACGATGCAGATGCAGGTCCGACCGCCAACTTCCCAGATCAGTTCGGCGACAACTTTGACTTTAATGATTTTAAGGTACATTTGCGTGCACGACAGATTGTGGACCCGACGGGCCCTAACAATAAAATGCTCATCCGGGCCGCTAAGTACGGCCCCATCGGAGAAAAGATCCGATTTGGTATCGACTACCCAGCATCCCCATCTGCCGCTCTGACCCACACTGTTCAAGTTAAAAAACATACGGACATCAAAGTCTTCCTGTCCTCAGGCGCAGAACGGCTGGGAGGAGCCTGGGACAATACTACTCAGTTTGACGTAACAAATCCAATAGCCAATACCTATCGTTATACTTGGAATGGCACTGGCACAGCCCCTAACTTTACGGGTGCTGGCATCTTAGTTGGAGATATCGTTAATATTTCTGTCTCCTCTGACTTCAACCAAGACAACACGGGACTCTATAAAGTTACTGCTGTTACGGCCAACTGGTTTGAAATCTCGAATTTTGATGGAGTATTAGAAAATAATATTCAACTAAATTCTGCATCAGAGCTAAGATTCTATCCTCTTGTTGCCGCAGCTAATACTGCGAATTTAATAGGAACTTATGTCAATAATAATCTCGCTGATTATATTAGCGTGCAGCAGCTTCAGTCGGGCGCCGGAGTTGTTGAGACATCTACTTGGGACGACACTAGCGGGGCGAACTCTTTCTACCAGCTTGATGACGGCGAAAACTGGGTATTAACTTCTAATATCGGCACCACATCAGTACCAGTTAACAGCTTCACTTTGAAAGAAAACCTCGCACTTCCAGAGTCAGATCCAGATTATACATTAGTTGGCGAATATTTTTATTTAATCCCAGTGCGCTCCGGCGCAATCGTGCGCTTCCTTAATAAGTTTGCCGTTACTGGGCTTTCGTCTTTGGCTAACATCAACGCCTCTACTGATGCAGGCAAAATCCAGATATACAGTAACCTATTCGGTACCTCTGGTGCAGTACAGGTATCTGGCGGAGCCGCTAACGAAGCCTCAGGTGCGGTTACCACTGCTGGATCGGCTACGGGTCAAGCCAATATTGAAGATCAGCCCAACGGCATAAGCAGGACCGGATCAACCGTAACTGTAACATGCACAGACAGGCATGACCTTGCTGTAGGCGACACTGTCATTATTAGCGGATGCGAGAATTCAAATTTTGACGGAAGATTTGTCATAACCTCCATTACAGCTAAGACCTTCCAGTACTCCGAAACGTATACATACGCTTCCATTGCAGCTTCTCCATCTGGAGCTACGAGGTCTGCCGGTGTCATTACGTTTAATACAACAACGCCACATAAATTAATAGTTGGAGATAGAGTTACTGTCGGAAGTATCGCTAACAGCAGCTTTAACGGAAACTATTTAGTTGTTTCAACTCCGACTTCAACTCAGTTTACAGTAAATACATCAATTGGAAATCCAGTTATATCTGCGTCACCAATTGGTGCGTCCAGGTCATCCGGTGTGGCTACGATCACAACTACTGCGGCACATAATATTGTTGTGGGAGATCAAGTAGTAGTCTCTGGCGTGGCTGACACAAGCTTCAACGGCACGTTTACCGTAACTGCCGCTACTGCTACTACCTTTGACTACTCCAATGCAGGCCCCAACGCTACTTCTGGCGGCGGCACCGTCACTTCAGTTTCTACTGGGTCTGGCTCGATCACCTCAATCTTCTCTGGTGGCGGAACTGTCGCGATTCCTTTTGCGAAGATCAACATTGCTAAGGCTAACCAGTCGGGCTTCCAGACTGGTCAGTATATTGAATTATCAAATACAGCGGTACAGGCAAAAGATCTGGATTTCGATGGAACTACTCAGATTCAGCTTTCTAACCCAGGTGCGTTTGGTCGCGTCACAAGATCAGTTAGCGGAACATTCCAAACTGCAAGGACACATTCTGGCAACAACACGACTCAGATTAAAATCTCAAAACAGGGCCAATATGTTTGCCTGTCGCACACAGGAACTGGCACGGCTCCTAACTTTACCGGTGGAGGGGTTCAAGAGGGCGATTGGTTAAGGATTACAGGCGCTTTCAGTGTAGCTAATCAGGGCATATTCCAGGTACTAAGAGTATTCGGATCAAATAGTCTGTATATAGAGAATGCTTCCGCTATAGAAGAGGAAGTGGTTCTATCGGCAAACTCCAATATCGCACTTTATAGCTATGATTCCGTGATGCCTGGCGATAAATTTATTATCGCCTCCGATGTTCTGGGCGCCCTAAATATTGGCACTTATACGGTTAAAGACACCCCATTCCCGACTGCAACGCAGTTCGACGTAACTGTGAATTTCCCTGCAGTCGCAGGTCCTGTGGCACTAGGAACTAATTTTAATAATGTTACTGTGTCAGAGAAATCTACATTTAAAAGCGTTCGCAAGATTATTAATATGGCACAAGATCCTACGGATGCAAATGCTGTAACACTGATTCTGGACACTGACAGAGTCGCAAACAAGGTCGCGCCTTCAGTAGGAGGCTCCGTATCTGCCATAAGCAAGCTTGCGTTCAAAACTACAGTTCAAACTGGCGAAGATTCCTACAAATATTACGGAGGACTAATCAGCGCAGTAGGGAAGAAGATTCGCGGCCAAGCAGAAGACCCAGTTGGGTTCCCAGGCGTTGCGGCAGCAGGATCTTACATCGAGATCACATCACCGCTTCCACGCGAAATTACTATGTCCATCGTAGTAAAGAACCTGTCAGGCATCCCCTTCTCTACAATTAAATCAAGAGTTCAGTCTGCGGTAGCTGCCTATATTAACAGCCTGGGTACCGGGGAAGCAGTTATTTTCTCTAGAGTAATCTCTGTCGTACAGGAACTTAACGGGGTCCAGGCAATGGCGATCTCAGCACCTGTTTACGACCAGACTAACCTTCAAATAGTCATTAACGAGGACGAGAAGGCAGTGGTTACTAATATCAATAATATTACAGTATCATTGTCAACATAATATGTCAGATCAGGGCTCTTTTAAAGATTTAAGAAAGTTTCTAAATAGCAGAATCAAGGGGCTGTACACAAACGGCCTGCTTGAGGCGATTGCTGTTGGGGACGATATTAATCGCAATAATATTATTGCAGTTAAAGAGCAGCTATTTCTGGCGACTGCCTCAGGAGTTTTTCTAGATAAGCTACTGGCTGGCATAGGCATTACTCGGCCCCCTGGAGTCGGCATTGACGACGCACTGCTTAGAGAAATTGCCATTAAGCAGACGAATTCCAAGCTTGTTAATAATATCTTCCTAGATGTACTTGAAATTTTCTATGGCGAAGATGCCACCAGAGCGAATGTCCTTTCTGGAAAACCTGAAAAGTACATTCTCGATGATGGCATGACTTTAGTTATTAAAGTAGATACTAACGATAGGCCACTTACTGTTACTTTTAAAGAATCAGATTTCTCTAATATAGGTCTTGCCACTGCTGAAGAAGTCGCCAATGCAATATCTAATGCAGCATTTAATCAGGGATATACGCTCACCGCTTCGGTCGCTCTAGACAACGATACCGGCGAAAAATATGTTCAGCTATTGTCTGGAACAAAAGGCCCAAAATCCTCCATTACTGTAATAGGCGGCGAGGCCCAGAATTCTCTAAGATTCCCCGCCGATAAGCAGGCTTCGCCTAAAATCAATACTCAATTTACAACTAGTTTCAATGGGCCGTATGTAAGATTTACCTGGACTTCGGGGCCAGATCCGGGACTTAATTTTGTCGATGTTGGCGATTATGTCAATATATACGGATCTGCGTATCTTGACGCAAACCGTGGATATTTTACCATTGAAAATGTTCAGGGCGGCTCAGTCGGTGCAGCTTTTTTTGAGATAATAAATCCGCTCTTTAAGCCGCAGGCTCCAGTAACTTTATCTGGCGCCAGTGCAAATTCAGGGTTAGGCACAGTAAGGCGCTCAATAACCATGGCCGATGCACCTACCGGGGCAGTTCGGGCGTCAAATATTGTAACAATTACAACTACTGTAGCCCATGGCCTTAGCGTTGGTCAAAAAATCAGAATAGTAGATGTGGCCAATGCCTCGTTTAATGGCACCTTCACTGTGGCTACTGCAGGACCAACCACTTTTACATATGCACAGGCAGGTCCCAATGCGTCATCTGGAGGTGGCACTGTACTTCATGAGGCGACGATAGCTGCTCCATCGTCAGGAGCTGTCCGCTCTTCGGGTACATCCACCATTACCACTACTGCTAATCATGGGTACACTACCGGACAGGTTGTTAATATTTTTGGTGTCGAGGACTCAAGCTTCAACGGCCAATTTACTATTACTGGCACGACAGCTAATACGTTTACATACACACAAGATTTTTCAAACGATGTTGTCTTTTATAAGCCGCAGAGAACCGATCTACTAAAGCTCAACAGATATGCTACTGTATACGAAGTTAATCCATATGAAATCGTGGTGTTTCTGCCGGCAACAACTAAAATTGTGAAGCGGGAACTTATCGGAAGCTGGCACATTCACGAAACAAATACTAATAGCCAGTATTTGGGGTCATACCTGTTTAATCCAACAAGCGGGCTCCCCATTGCTAAAACTTCCACTACGCTTCAAGAAACTATCGGTGCTGGCGAGCTTAAAACTGTAATGGTAGGCGCCGACACTTCAAAATTCCCTGACAAAGAGGGGTTTTTAATTATTGGATTCGGGACTAGTTCAGAAGAGGGGCCAATACGCTACTACGGCAGACCATCAAGCAACAGCCTGCTTATAGACCCGTCTTATAAATTTAAAAAGTCTCACGTGCCTGGAGAAGACATAGCCCTACTTACTAATATAAAAGCGTACAAGCCTAAGCAGGACGGCACAGACTATGGAGCTTATTTAACCGGAACTATTGCCGGAAGGATTGAGGCACAGAAATTAATAGAGAAGCTTGTAGCATCAGGCATTTTCTTGTCTGTTATCGTCACGTATCCAAGTAATCCTGGTCTGCACGATATTTCAGGATACGTATACGCAGGAGATCCAGAATAATGGCACAGCAACAGCTACAGCCAGGAGCTGGCGTAATACTTAGAATAAACGGATCTGTGGTAGGATTCGCTACCGCACTGTCATTCGCAAGAAGCCAAAATATAAAAGTTATTCATGAGATAGATAATCCGTTTGCAAGGGAACTTGCCCCGACCACTTACAGTGTATCAGGAAGCCTCGGAGGCCTTAGAGTAAGGGACCAGGGCGGACTTGATGGCCCTGGCATCATGGATATATCTACTATACAATCATTTTTTTATCAGAAGTATGCAGTAATAGAAGTAGTGGATAGACTCAGCAATAAAGTTATGTATACTATTCAGAAAGTTCTATTTGAAAATGATAGCTGGACCGTCCAAGCCAGAGGCATAATTACGTTCTCGGCTAATTTTAGAGGAATTTTCATATCAAATGAGGTTGGGGATGGGTCATAAACATGAATGATATCAAGAGTTTAAGTCAAAAACTTAATATTCGGTATTATTCCCGGAATGCCCTCCTAAAATCCCCAAAAATGGTGATTAGATGTCGTTAAAAGAGTCAAGAAATTGGCTGCAGCAGCAGCGCGTGGACCAGCCCGATCTTAAGGCATTGGACTCGTCTATTATCTACGACTTCCAAATGCTCGTAAGGGGCTTTGTAAACAATGAGCCTTATATTCTTAGGGGCTTCAATATCCCAGTGACCGGAATCAACGGCCCAGCTACTGCCCTTCAAGTAGTCGTAGATTCGGCGGTTGTGTGGGTGCCAGCAAATAAAGACGGCTCCTTTCTGAGAGTAGATCCAGGCACTGCCAACGAGACTCTGTCTACTAGCAATTCCAAGGTTGTTGGAGCGTTTGCGCCAAACCAAGCGAATTATTTGGGCGTTCGATTCAAGAGAGCTTCTGATCCCAATACATCTGACCTAGTCAGCTTCTGGGATGTTGACGCACAGGTGGAGTTCACTAAAACTGTTCCCCGTGGCTTGGTACTTAATTATGAATTTGTAATATCTACCACAGACTTCGGCGACACGGCTCCAATTGCCGTTATTCAGACTAATTTATCTAATAACGTAACGAGCATTAAAAACGCTAAACGCGGACTTTTTAGGCTTGGATCGGGCGGAGCAAGTCCTTCCCCATCTAATGAATTGAATGTCACACCTGCCACTGAAAATAATCTAACGGCTACATCACCGTCCGACCCAGATCCATTTGCTGGTGGCGACTGGGAACTTGATACCTTCAAGGACTGGATGGATTTTGTCATGAGCCAGATTAAGAGGATTACCGGATCTTCCTTCTGGTATTCAAACGGCTCAAGCTCCCTGACCGGAGTCAACCTTACAGACACCTGGAACGATGCGCTAGGATCTCTATTAACTGGATCGGGAATATTTAAACACAGTGCCACAACACCAGGTCTTTTAGATTGGACTACCGATCTATACATTAGATCAATAGTTGGCCCGCGAGCCTATACCATCAAGCAGGGCTCTACGACTCTAGCCAATGGAGAAGTACTTTACCTAAACCTTCAAAGGAATTTAGATTTTCAACCGGCCAATACATTTACTTTTACTTCAGGCTCAACCACTGTAACTGCTGCTCTTACAATTACTGGTATTCAGGCTGGCGACTGGATTAAATCCGAGACCCATAGTGATACTGCATGGCGCAGAGTAGCCACAGTATCTGGAACAACCATTACTCTTTCAACCGCATATCCTACAACTTCCGCATCCGCTAAGGCGTCGAAGTGTGTAGGCGTCTATTCCTTGACTCCGGGCCCTGGCGAAGGTACAATTGCAAAGGCCGCTCCAGAGAGCGTGCCTTCTAACGCAGACGTTTATTGGATAGCAAAACGTGACGACAACGCACTTGCCTCGGCTACCGTAACTAATATTCAAAGAACCTCCGATCTAGTTACAATCACAACTTCTGCCCCACACAGTTTTTCTGTAGGCCAGACGATCAGCTTGTCTGGTCTGACAACAACTATCCTAAACGGCACCTTTGAGAT